AAAAAGAAATCTACTAAAAAGAAATCTACTAAAAAGAAATCTACTAAAAAGAAATCTACTACTAAAAAAGCCGCGGCTGAAAATAAAGTAGTTAAAAAGAAAACCCCTAAAATGAATTTTTAATAGTTTTAGTAAATCTTTATTTTAAATGCGGTGTAATAACCGCATTTTTTTGTTTAAAAATTAAAGTTATATAAATAATTTTATGAGTGAAGCATCTGATACCGCTAAAAAGAATGCTAATTATATTAGTTTTGGTACTATTACATTTTTGATTGGTATATTAGTAGCATCTCTTACGATGTATACTTTTATGGAAGGACGAATCGCAAAAGAAGTTCAAGAGTCAATGAGACTAGCTCAGCTTGAGCAACAAGTTAAATCTGAGAATGAAGCCTCCGCTGAAAGAAATAAAGCTCTGAAAGATCAAATCTGGGTAAGCGATCAAAATGTTAAAAGCCAACTATTGGATTTTTCAAATAGAATATCAACCTTAGAAGCAAGAGTTTCATCATTCCCACAAGGAGCATTAGGATCTCCAATGCTTAAAAGCTTTAATGTTAAAGAAACTACTGACAAATGAAATCATTTTTAATACTAATTTCTATACTATGTTTCGGTTTCATATTAACAGATACAGTACATGGTTATTACAATACTTTTAATAGTAATGGTCAAAATGTAAATATAAAGCTAGTTGGGTATGACCCAGTTTGTAGATGTCCGATATATATTAAGTGGACCTTAGTCGGATATGACTATTATGGAAGACCTCTTTTTGCATGGCGCACGATGCCAATTATACATAAATGCCGTCGTCGGTAAGTATAATATTCTGCTAAATATGCACAGATGCGTATTTTAGCCTAAAAATCTCTGTTTTTGGAGAGTTTGAAACCCTATATTCTACGGGGGTTCCAGAACAAAATGTGCATTTTGTGAATTATTTTATTTACAAATGCGCTATTTTATGGTATAATATATCTACAAGGAAGGCACGAAACAAGCCAACCGCCACTACATTATGATAAATCCAACTATTACATTTACCGCAACCGACTTCAAATTTGCTGAACAGCACGGTCTTACTCTCGATGATTTGGCCGCCTTTAAAGCGGAAATGCTGATTGAAGATGAACTGGAGCGCGAATTTATTTTGAAAAAGGAACGTGAAAAAATGGAAGAAAGCTTTTCGACAATGGCCGTTTATCCCGCTTGGTAATTACTAAAAATTTTAAAACTATTATATTATGAAAAACGAAGACATTAATAAAGGTGACGCAGTTCGCCACATCGAGACAGGTATGATTTATAAAGCTGAGTACTTCATTGCCGAAGTAAAGATATGGGTTGGGCACGAAGACAACGAATACGAAGCAGACGTGTTTTTCGAAGCTGCAGACGTTGAGCGCGTAAGTCACAATTTGAATGTAAGTGATAAAGTTCATTATGAAATTCCTGAAGAAGTTATGGATATTGTTGAAGGCCATATCATTACAAATAAGCAATTGAAATGCCAACATAATCGCGAAATCCTTGATGAGATTATTGAAGACCTAATTCAATATAGGCTGACTCTGCCGACCGTTAATGATTTGGAAAGTGTAAATGTTCTCTAAATTAACTAAACTAATATATTATGAAAGTACTAATTGAAACGCAATACAAAGAATGGTATGGTTGTGAAGACCATGTAGGTGTCGAAGGCCATGGCCGATATAAGAATAAAGGTGGCATGGATTTTGTTGCCGAAGTAGACGAGCATGTTTTTTATTATGCCGATGAGTCTATTAGAGAAGCATTTCACGCTAAGTATAATAAAGAAGGCAGTTGGAATCTTTGCGAGATTATTGATATCGTCCCTTTTTATCGCGAACCTGAGTTTATTACTCTTGATATTAAATCAAAAATTACAAACTAAATTATGACAATGGATATAAGTGAGCTGGTTAGCTTTAAAATTGATGTGGAAAAAATCAATATCGAAGAAGTAATGAAACATCGGTATAAGATTCTAAAAGCACGAAAGCTCACGCATGAGAAAATCGATTTAGAAGATTGGGATGATAAAGAAATGTGGGATGCCTTTAAAAAGAATCAGGCAAATAGTATATTACAAATTGAACTTTAAATTATTATGGGATTAGATCAAACAGGATACACAAAGGATAAAGACGGCAATGAAATTGAATTGCAATATTGGCGAAAGCATAATGCTCTTGAAGGCTGGATGGCTTCAATCTATGTTAATCATAAAGGTGGTAAGGAAAGTTTTAATTGTGTGGAAATTGAACTTATTGAAGATGAGATTGATATGCTGGAAGAAGCCGTTCTACTAAAGGAACTACCAGTCACCGCAGGTTTCTTTTTTGGATCCGATACATCACGAGATGAATATAATTTTAGACAGGATTTAGAATTTATAGATAAAGCTCGTAAAGAGTTTAAAAAAGGTAATAAAATATACTATTCATCAAGCTGGTAAAAATTTCGAACGTAAAGGCTACTACGTTACTGTAGTCTGTGGCTGGCTCCGGCTAAGAGTGATAGCGTAAGCAATGATTCACAGGGCAAACCTTTTAAATAAAACACTATGACAACTTTACAAATTTTAATAACTTTAGGTTCTTGCCTAGTTTCTATATGGATTATCAGCTTAATTTGGTTTTTTATCGCTTTAGCATATGATATGTTAAAGGCTCAAGACGAAGATTATATTGATAAACCTTAACGTATGAATCATATAGAAATAAATGGATCATCAAAAGATCGCAGAGAAATTGCTCAAAAGACGGTGGATTGGTTTTTAAAGAAATATTTACCTCGTTATAAAACGTTAGATATTACTGTTGATATTATTGATTGCTATAAAACATCAAAAGCTTATGGCTATTGTGTAGCGATGGATGACAAACATCGGGAATTTAATATTGAGGTTGATAAAAGATTGCGTTTGTTTGATTTTGTGACTTCTCTTTGTCATGAATTGGTACATCTTAAACAATACGCTAAATTTGAAATTAAAGATGTTTCTTTAAATAAAATTAAATGGAAAAAAACCATATTTAAAGATACAGTTAAATATGATGATATGCCTTGGGAAAAAGAAGCATATAAACTCGAAACCCAATTAGCCATTCAATGCTTTGAAGATTGTTTATAAATAGTTTTATATAAATAGTTTTATATTCGTTATGTTACGACGGATATAAAACTAATAATAAACAATAATATATAAGCATAATGAGCATATTAGAAAATCAAAGAAGTCCTGTTTTATCAAATGGGGAACGTTCTGCAAGGCAAGTTAAACGCGCCACTTCGCAGATGGCGTATCAATTAATTAGATCTTGGCATCACGGTTGGGACCTCGTTTGGTCTGCTGAAGATCCAGCGGCAGTTTTAGCCGAGATTGGAACTGACGCCGCCGAAATTTTTGAACTCAATGAAGAGCTGATTACATTTTTTGGTACCGCATTAGCCGGTCGTCGTCAAGAAGACCTTGATGAGATTATGGCTAAAGTTGCATTAAAGCCGGCTACAGAAACCGCCGAAGATGGTTCTGTAACTATCGTAGAATAAATATTATTTGATAATGGGCAGTATTATATACTATCCCATTATCATGCTTTAATATGCTTGATCAAATTTACCACTATAAGGCACACGTTGTTTATGTGTATGACGGAGATTCTGTTACCGTTGATATTGACTTAGGGTTTAATACATGGATGAGAAATCAGAAGATTCGATTTTATGGAATTGACACGCCTGAACTTCGTGGTGAAGAAAGACAAGATGGTTTAATAGCGCGCGATCGTTTGCGAGATTTAATTGATGATAAGGAAATTATTATTAAATCTTATAAAGATAAATCTGGAAAATATGGACGTTGGTTAGCAACAATATTCATTCAAAACGAAAACGGAGATTATACTAATATAAATGATCTACTATTAAATGAGGGCTTAGCTACAGTATATAAATAAATATATAAATAATAATTAATATGGCAACACAAACAGTTACAGGTACAGGCGCAGATATTGAATCTGATGTTTATGGATATAGATCAGCAGAGTCAACTTTTGCTTTTTATGGAGATTTTGGTGGAGGCACTTTAACGGTAGAAGCTTCTTTTAATGGTACAGACACAATTCCGGTTTATATCACATTGAAAAAAGGTGATGGTACTATTTTAGAAATTACTGAAGATGAAATTCACACGCTTTCTTTGGGTAAATGCTTAATACGATATAGAGTAACTGGAGCAACGGCGGCAGTTGCCGTTAATATAGTAATAAAAGATTAATAATTATGGTTAATAAACCAACAGTTTCTAGTGCTGTATCTGTATCTGCAGTAAAAGCCGTGGTAACATCGGTTGTAGATCATCTTCCAGCAGTATCACCAGTATTAATAAACGATGAATATCGTTCGCCAACTGGCTTTAAATATTTACAACCCGATGGAATTTCCATATACAAACAACCTTAACAAATAAAATATCATGGCAAATGTAACCGTAACCACAGACATAGACAACCTTTTAAAGAGTGCTGACAATGCAGCAGCAAGGACAAACCTAGGAATTATTGACCCGACTCTCGAATCAGTCACAACAAACGGAGCAACCACGCTAAACGATATTACTGTTGGCAAAATTGCCACAGCGCATCCAACTAATCCAGCAAACACCAATATCGCCTCTGGTAGTAGCAGTGCGTCTATTGGAGGCACAGGTAACGTAGCAGCGGGAAATAGATCTGGAACTTTTGGGGGTAGAATAAACCAAGCAAATGGAGTCGAATCTTCAGCCTTTGGAGGGACAAATCAAATTGTCCGAGGAAACGAGTCAGAAGGATTTGGAGGAACAAATATTACCCTAAACACAAAGTTCACTAACACAGTAGGGGGAGCTAATCATGTGGTAGGTCTTGCATCCTCACTTGCTACTGACTCAGTAGCAAAGCACAGCCTTACATTAGGTGGGGAATCCTCAATAATTGAAAACGCAACCCATTCAGCTATTGTGGGGGGACAGTCAAATACAATTCAGACAGGGCATGATCGCTCTGTGATTTTAGGAGGCACGGGCATCACAACCGATGCAGCGGATACGGCATACGTTTCCAAATTAAATATCAAGACAGAATTCAAATTGCCAACAGGAGCAACCGATGATTACGTCCTCACATCAGATGCAACTGGTGTAGGCACATGGCAATCAAAAACGAAAATTCAAGGTGTACAAACAACATCGGGCGTTCTTTCTTTTGACTATACAGCGGGAGAGATCGTAAAGACGATATTGACTGAAAGCGTAACTTCTATTGCAATCACAAATGCAGCAGAGGGAGATTCGGGGATGATAATTTTTTCGACTGACGGATCGGCTACTTATTCCATGACAGTCGGCTCTCCTAACATAGTTATAAGTGGAGACCCTATTGACTTTGACAGCCTCACAGTCGGTGACGTCATAACTATGAAGTATTATTACACTGGCACAGCTTTGTTACTTTATATTAGCGGTGACCAAGACCTTTCTGGACTGCAAGTGAAACCCGCTGAGGGAGCATTTGTTGATGGCGACAAAACAGCACTTGACTCAGCTTTACAACCAGCAGACCCGACTCTTGATTCCGTTACAACTAACGGAGCGACCACGCTAAACAATATTAGTGTAGGCAGGATTGTAACTTTGCACCCTACTAATCCAGTCAACAACAACGTTGCCACGGGCAATCAAGCTTGCTCTATTGGAGGAGTTGTAAACGTAGTAAGCGGCAATCGCTCGGTAAATTATGGAGGGCGTGAAAATCAAGTCACTGGCAACGATAGCTCTGCGATTGGAGGCTTCGGTCAAATTGTGATTGGGCAAGAATCTGAAGGACTTGGGTCTACAGCCACAACTCTTAACACGAAATATACGAGTGCTGTTGGAACAATCAACAGCGTTGTAGGATTAGCCGGAGCGGGAACGGCATCAACAGCAACAGCGCATTCATCGGTTCTTGGAGGCAATACAAACATAATCGAAAGCGCAACTGGAGCGGTCATAATTGGGGGAACTACAAACACAATTCAGACTGGGCATGATCGCTCTGTAATATTAGGAGGCACGGGCACCGTAACCGATGCAGCGGATACAGCTTTTGCTCCAAGTCTGGATGTTCAGGGAACTGTATACATAAAACAACGTGCAGCAGCAGACGTTAATAAGGCAGGAAAGTGCCAGTTATGGGTAGAAAATACCACCGGCGATTTATACCTAACACTACCTGACGGCACTAGTAAACAAATCGCGTTTGTTGTATAACGTTATTCAAGAGTGTTGCAATTCAATGTTGAATTGCTGATAGCGGTTCGAATTTAGTTCCAGTATATGGGATGTTTATATTATGAACTATAATTAAGCAGATATATAATATATCGGTTATGGAAACGGTAAATGTTTATTTAGATTGGAGTTGCGGAGGATGCGACGACTATTTAGATGAAATTCAAAAGGGTTGTAAAGCTTTTCAATATGAATATACATTAACAACTTGTGATGTTGATCCTATCTTAGTTTTTAAAGAAGTTAGAAGACTAAGAGAAAAAGGAAACAATATTGAGCATTTACCAATCTTAGTAACAAAAAACAAATATGAAATGGAAAATGTATACGTTGGTATACTAGATATAACATCAATACAAAACATACTAAAAGAATTATGAGTGAAGAAATAGTAAATAATTTTGCTACATTTGAAGATTTTGGTTTTACTGCGGTAAACGAAGAAGAATTGGATATTGTGACAAAAGCAACAACTGAAGCCAGCAGTGCACAGGAGCGTTTAGATAAAATGTTTGCTGCAATTAAACCTTTATTAGAAAATCTAGAAAAAGATAGCAGTAAGGATTACATTTATTGGCCAAACCGAATTGAAAAAATTAATCAATTCCAAGCATTCCTTGATAATATTTACAACGGAACATCTCAGTAATTATGAGATTCCATTTATTGGGTATACCACATACGGTTACCAATGATGAATATACGGCCTGTGCATATACCGCCAAAGTATTAAAATTTGGTAAAATGTTTACCGGGCAACCCGGTGTTGAAGTATTTCATTATGGCCATGAAGATAGTAATGTTTGTTGTGATGAACATATTACTGTTACAACCAATGATGATTTACAAAAAGCATATGGCTCTCATGATTGGAGAAAAGAATTTTTTAAGTTTAATAATAATGATCATGCTTATACAACCTTCTATGAAAATACTCTTCGTGAATTAAATAAAAGATTAAAAAAGAATGACTTTGTTTTAGCTTTTTGGGGATCTGGAGTTAGATCTGTTTGTGGTTTAATTGAAAAAGAAAAGAAAGCTATTGTTGTAGAACCTGGGATTGGTTATGGTGAAGGCCATTTCGCTAAATGGAAGGTGTGGGAGTCTTATGCTATAATGCACGCCTGTGGCGGTAATAAAATGGTTTTAAATTGTAACCCTAATTGGTATGATGTTGTCATACCAAATTATTTTGATGAAACACAATTTGAATATAAAGAAAAAAAGGAAGATTACTTTCTTTATCTTGGTAGAGTATATGATGGCAAGGGTGTAAAAATTGCAATTGAAGCAAGCAAAAGAGCTGGAGTAAAATTAGTAATAGCAGGCCAAAAAGAAAAAGGATATAAACTACCAGATGACGTTGAGTATATTGGGTATGCTGGAGTTGATAAAAGAAAAGAATTAATGGCAAATGCAAAAGGTTCTTTTTTACCATCAATGTATTATGAACCATTTGGTGGAGTACAAATTGAAAACTTATTTAGTGGCACTCCAACAATAACTACAGATTGGGGAGCTTTTTCTGAAAACAATTTACATGGAGTAACTGGTTATAGATGTAGAACAATGAGCGATTTTGTTGAAGCGGTTCATAATGTTAATGATGGCAAAATTAAAAGCGGCGATTGTAGAAAATGGGCAAATAATTTTAGTATAGATAATATACGGCCAAGGTACAAAAAATACTTTGACGATGTTCTTAATGTATATACTGGAAAAGGATGGTATGAAAACAAATCCAAAGAAAGTATTTCAATTGAACAATTAAAGATGGAATATCCATAGTAATTCACCCTTCAGAGAAAACGTAAACATATAAATAAAAATACTATGAAAACAACTTCATATAAAGTCTTATTAAGACTAATGATCGTCAGTTCATTAACACTGATAATGACGTCTTGTGCTCTTTTTAAACAAACAGAACAAGGCGACCCTGGAAAAGGCGGAGCAATAGATATTGGTGGAGCAACAGAGAGCTTAGGTGCTGCAACTGGTTTTTCCTTCACTGCTCAACAAGCCGTCACCACCGCACAGGCAGAAATAGTGAAAGCAAAGATACATGCTAAAGAGATTGAATCTTTGGTTGAAGTAATGAGACGTAAGAAGTCTGAATTTGCTGAAAACATTGAAAACTTAAGGCAGATATATGTTCAGCATATTGTTGTACTTGATAGAGAATTAACCATAACTGGTATTGCACTAAGGAAACAGTTAGTTGCTCTTAAGAATACAGAAGCAGAACTTATTAAAGCAAAAGCTCAGATAGCAGCACAAGAACAACATAAAGCTGCCATGCTTGCTCATAACAAATCTTTACAAAAAAAGTTAAAAGAAGCTGAAGGCTATAAAGACAAGTATCATAAGCTAACCAAGTATAAGTGGATTGTTTGGGGATTGGGCGGATGGATATTAGTTAAGTTCTTAGGCGGACTTGGTATGTGGTCTCCTCAAGGAAGAATCGCTAAAGCTCTTATTGGATAATTTTTATATCTCAATCATTTAATATGGTTGATGATATTAGGGCCGAGTGGCTCATTTAAACAAACAAACAAATATGAATACATTACTAAAATTAATTAGTCCGTTATTAACCGGATTTTGGAATAAAACAAAATCGGTTGTTCAGTTACTATGGAGTAAAGGCGTCGCCATTATTCTACTGGTTATGCTGATTTTAAAGTACACAGGCCTGAGCGATGCACCTTTTGCTGAACTCATTTATGCCGGTGTTCTTACGAGTGCAGTTATCGTTATTGCGCCGATTATTCGTTTCCTCGTTTTCAATGAGGCGGCGGCTCTCGCCGAGAGTGGAAAAGTTAAAGAGTTACTGAAATTAAAAACAGCAACGCCTGAGCTTTTACATTATTGGTTTGCAACATTCGTATCTTACGCTGTTACACTACTATGCGTTTCTTCATTACTTTAATTGTACTGACTTTACTAACTGGGTCCCTTCCTGCTTTCGAGCAGGGAGCGGACTTGCGTGTACAGCGTTTTCTTAATGCAGAAGTTAAGAAGCAATATATACCACAAGTTGATAAAGTTGTTAGACGCATTTTATTAAATCAAAAACTATATAAGTGTGTTGATAGTAGAACAGATGTTCCTTGGTATGTTATTGCCAGCCTTCATAATATGGAAAGTGGTGGATCATTTAAACACCATTTACATGAAGGGTCTCCATTATATGGTAGAACTCGTTGGGTACCAAAAGGTAGACCTAAAACCAGCGCTCCGCCATTTACGTGGGTAGAAAGTGCGCAGGACGCATTAAGCTATGATAAGATGGGTCAAAAACGTTGGGCATACTTATTTGATACTCTTTGGGCAGTTGAAGGTTATAATGGAACTGGCTATTGGAGGTACCATAGATCTACACCTTCGCCATATCTTTATGCTAAGACTTCTATTGAAAAGCCTGGGAAATATGTCTCAGATGGAAAGTGGAGCAGCACAGCTCGTTCTAAACAAATTGGAGTTGCCGCGATTTGGAAAAGAATGGAAGATAAAAAGATTTTAAACTTTAAGTATTTAAAATAATTACATTTTTTTATTTACATAATTCTATTCTTAGTGTATAATATAACTATGAGTTATTAAAGAAACCATAAAGGTTTAAAAACTAAACCCCGAAGGTTCCCGAAGGGATCTTAAATAACAATAAATATATCATTATGAAAACATCATTAAAAGATTTAAGGATAGATCTAGAAGACCATAAAAAACGATTAAAAGAATTAAGTAATAAAAAGACTGCGAAAGAATTAGATGAAAAGTTTGGAGTAAAGGCTCTTTATTTAATTCCTACTTATAAAAAGATTATTGGTAGTATAGAAAAAGAAATTATAGAGCGTACTAAATAAAGTTATGAACAAACCTAGACGTAAATTTTTAAAGTTATTTGGTTTAACAAGTTCAAGTTTATTTATTAGTAATTTACCAGTAGGTAGTGCTTTTATTCGTCATGAAGATTACAATAAAAAAGTAAAAGGAATTCCTGATGAATGGTTTATTTTAAATAATGATGTTTATAGATATGCGAATTATATTTTAAAATTAAACTTAAAAAATATAACTCCAAGAATGGTAATTGCTCCACACTTTAAAACGCGCGGTAGAGTTAGAAATTCTATACCACCAAAGAAGTTATGGAAGAAGGTTGGCCCAACACTTAAGGTTATTGATAAGTTATGTAATGAGGTTGGATTACCGGTTAAAGAGATAGTCTCAGCATATAGAAGTCCCGAATATAACAAAGCAGTTCATGGTAATATAGGATCATACCATATGACGAATCAAGCCGTTGATGTTGTATTTAATAAAAGCTCTTGGCGAGTTGCTAAAGCCGCTAGAGTACTAAGAGATAACAAAACGTTTAAAGGCGGCATAGGAACTTATCGAGGGTTTGTACATATAGACACTCGTGGAAAAAACGCAGATTGGTAATGGAAATCTCAATTGATAAACTAAGCGTTATAATGACGAGCGAGGAATATCCCTATTCGATTATTTCATATTTTCCTAGAGATTGTTCTAGTTTTGAATCATATGACTTTTGGGAATGTAAAAGAAAAATTAATTCAATAAAGGAAAAACTAAAAGAGGTCATTGTTAATCAATATCTATTATCTTTTTCTGAGAATCCAAAGACTGGAGATATTATTGAAATCGAATGTGATGGAGATACCGATAACGTTATTAGTTGGTTACGATGGAAAGACAATTGGTATATTTCCGATATTAAAAACGAGCCTGTCAAAGTGTAGAACTACATTATGTTTATTATTAATTAACATTTTTAATTAGTTATACTTATAATTGAATTTATCTATTACCCATTTTTCTTTCTCTGCAACCATGTCTATTAACTCTTGAGTGTAATATTCAGTATGTGGTTTTTTATATGAGCTTTTATTAGAGTGTTTAAGTTTTGGGATTGAAGTTATACCAACCGCATCACAGAATTTATAAAAATGATTATTATAATCTTCAAGGTTGCCAAGAAAATCTATAGCGATCTCATCGTTACTATCTAAAACATAATTGTCTTGACTTGGGTTTGTTTTTATGATAAACTTTAAAAACTCTACTTCATTTCTATTGAAGTTATCAAATACTCTGCCACATTCTTTACCCTGAAGTCTTTTTAGAGGTTTCCAATTTTTAAGCTCTTCTTCCGTGGCGTTTTTATATTCATTGCCTTTGTTTATTTTATACATAAGGAAAGATACATATCTTTCCCAAGGATTTCTTAGAGTCGAAAAGGTGGTATATTGATTAAAATCCCAACCGCGTTTTTTAAATCCTCTTTCACAAGCATTCACTGTGCTATGCTGATAAAAATCATCAAGATAATCGCCAGGATTACCAATAACATCAATAGGAATAACAGGTAAAAATGTCTCCCTTAGAGTTTTGGTTCCTGTCTTGGGTATGTCAATTGTTATGAATTTGTGTTTATGTGATATGAGCATCTCTTAAATAAAATAGATTTGTAAAGTCTTGGAGTTCCATCAAACATTGGTTTGACTATTGTAACTTTTTCCATTTGAAATCCAATATCAAACATTATTTTTTCAATATCTTCTTGACATAGCATCCACCATGTTTTTCCGTTGTGGTTTTTGTATATAGTCGGTTTCTCATTTTGAAATGGATTTATTAGGATAGCATGATCCTTAACTCTAAGAAGTATATTCATTAAGGTTAAAATTGGATCTCGTACATGAGAAAGCATGGTTCCAAAAACGGCCACATCAAAATAACCAATCTCATCAGGGAGCTGTTCGTAAATATTGGCTCTAAATATTTTGTTTTTAGATGAAAGTTTTTCATGAATATATTCATAACTATTAAAAAGACTTTCTGATGGTTTTGATTTAGGTTTATTATAGCCTGGATATATTAAGTGATCCCAATAACTACCATCTGGCATATCGAAAGAAACAACATCAGCGCCTTTCTTCTCCATTTCAAAAGATAAGTAACCCGAAGCAGATCCAATATCAATTACGCGCTTTCCTTTAAAATCAAAATTACTAAGGTAATCGTCTATACAGTTTGTAAGATCCCATTTCGCATTGATTTTGTCTTTACCATCAAAGTTAAATGTATGGTAAAATCGACAATCATTTATGTCTATATTTTTTTTAGGTGTTATGTACATTGTTTTATATTTTTTTATATTTGTTAAATAATAATTGATCCCACTTTGTTTGGTTGTTGAAGTTGTCTTTAGTTTCCTCGCTCAAACAATTAAAATCATACGTAATCTTTTCCTTTGTTTTATTTGAAAAAGGTTTTATAACATTTTGTAATCGTTGGGGTAAGCTGCAATCCTTAACGTTTAAACATGTATATAACACTTTGGAAATAAGTTTATCTACACCTGTGATATCATCAATTAAAAACCCGTCTAGTATTTCGCAGGTTTTTTCGAAATCGTTACTAGTTATCGGTATTTTATTAGGTATATGTAGTAAAGTCCTAATAAGCCAAGAACCCTCTAAATAAGGAGAGTTTAAATATTCAACAAATGTCATGTCGCCAAAAATACCGTGCTTGGATTCGTGGGAGGATTGTGAGGATTTTAAATAACTAAATAGCGACAAAACCCTTTCATATGGATCTCTTAAAACCAAGAACTCATAAAATTTTGTATTTTTGTCTAGTTTTTTGTATATGTCTTCTTTGTATATACCAAAACTAAGATCGCATACCACTATAAAATAAACAGTTAAATCATTAAAATCTAGATCTTCATAGTCAACACTTTTATCAATCCAACAACCTGCGTCTTTATATTTGTCATTCAGCTCTTTTTTTGCAGAGCAAACTATACGGTATACAGTTTTGCCTTCTCTTTTGACTGCTAAGTTGTATGTTGTTAGATCTTTTGTGTTTAATAATCTAATCACATGAAAGGCTTTATTATATACATACGTTCCTGCGTTCTTAGGTATGTGAAAAAACACTGGAATTTTTTCTATAGTATTTTTTTTAATCATGTAACTTTAAATATATAGTATATATAACGGTAGTTAATTTTATTTACATCTATGTATAAATAATATATAATAATACTATGAAGTTAGATACATTATATTCCAGAGCAACAACTGGAGCTCTTCGCGAATGGACTGTTGAATATGAAGAAGGAAAATTCCGAACTCATTCTGGTCAAATTGGCGGTAAGATTACAACATCAAAATGGTATTCTGTAACTGCAATGAATGTTGGTAGATCAAATGAGAGAGGCTTACTTGAACAATCTAAATTCCAAGCAGAAGCTAAATGGAAAAAGAAAGTTGATGGCGGTTATACTCCAGATTTAAAATCTGTTGATGTTAGTACTCTTTTTATTAAAGCAATGCTAGCAAAGAAGTGGGAAGATCGAAAAGATAAAATTGAATATCCAGTTTATACTCAACCAAAACTCGATGGTATGAGAGCTATTATTACAAAGGATGGAGCAAAGTCTCGTAATGGAAAACCATGGGTTACTATTCCACATATTTTAAAATCATTAGAACCAATATTTAAAGTTTACCCAAATCTTGTATTGGATGGCGAACTATATAATCATGAGTATAAAGAAGACTTTAATACAATCAGTTCATTAGCTAAAAAGACAAAACCAACTGAACAAGATCTAAAAGATTCTGCTGATAAACTTCAGTTCTGGTGGTATGATATTATTCCAGTTGACGGATTTTGTGAAGAAGATACTATCTTTTCTGATAGGTTTAAAGAAATGGTAAATCTTAGTAATGAATATAAACTAAGTGGTATTATATTAGTTCCAACTTATTATCACGATTCTGAAGAAGACCTTAATAACAATTACAAAGACTTTATTGAACTTGGATATGAAGGAGGCATGGTTCGCCTTAATTCAAAATATGATCGTAAGCGAAGTAACTCTCTTTTAAAGCGCAAAGACTTTACTGATTCAGAATATAAGATTGTTTCTATTGAAGAAGGGAAAGGCAATAAAACAAATATGGCAGGATTTATGGTTCTTGAGAAAAGTGATGGAACTCAATTTCATTCAAACATTAAAGGTAATCATGAGTTTCTAAAAAACCTGCTAGTTGAAAAGGAAACTTATATTGGATCATATGCGACTTGTACTTATTTTAACTTAACTCCAGATGGAATTCCAAGATTTCCTTATGTCACTCGTCTGCGAGATGGCGAAGGTGTTGACAATTAAATTTTATAAATAACTATTAATATGGCTATTAATTTTCCACCCCCAACAACTATTGGGGAAATATATACAGATCCCGCAAGTTCCAGAACATGGAAATGGAACGGTAAAGCATGGGAAGGCCTTACTAGTTCTCTGGCGAAATCAGTGGCTTACACAGCAGCAGGCACGGGAGCGGTAGACAGGGACGTAGAAACCAAGCTACGTGAGACTTTTAGCGTAACAGATTACGGTACTGTGGGTGACGGTGTTGCGGATGATCGTGCTGCAATACAGGACGCTATTGACGCCGCTGAATTACTACTTCCTGGTCCTACAGCCGGTACTATCGTCACTCGCCGCGCATGCGCTGTAGTCGACCTTGCTGGTGGTTTGTATCGTATAACTGACACATTGTTAATAAGCAGACCAATCATCTTCCAGAACGGAACGCTAATAGCTACAACGGCAATGGCTGGCGATACCACTCCGGGAGCCGGGGCAACCTATATGTTGTATTGCAATGCAAACGCAGATCATGTGACAGTCAGAAACATCAATATTGATGGAGGAACTGACGGAGATGAGGCAACAGCTACGGCTAACCTTAACGACTTAATTTTATCATTGGCAATGGGTGCTACTTACGACAACGTTAACTTTTCTCACTATAACGATATTGGCATATACATTGGGAACGGAGCTGGTCAGATTGTCAAGGACTGCACTTTTCAGAAATGGGATTTGGTGAATACTACTGCAATCGGTGATGATTTATATTGGGCAGGCGTCGCAGTTAAAATTCAAATTGCAAGATCCCGAGTTGAGTCATGTCTCTTCCGTAGCTGTGCAACTTGCGTAGAAACAAATAGTAAAACTTGTTTGATTTCAAATTGCATGTTTAATGCTAACCAATACGGTACGCCAATTAATGGCAGCGGGGCTCCGAGATTAGGAGTAAACATAACCGCGTCTGCTACTTCCTCAATCACAAACAATATATTTTCTGGCTGTATAGCGTCCCTGTTCACCCATAATCATTCAATAATAGGTAATAACTTCGTTGCTTATGACTCAAGTCTTTCTGGTGGTGCTATACGTATGACCACGGGAACAGTAGGAGAAAAACTTGAGACTATTGTAGCAAATAATAAGTTCGCCACTTCTTATACTGACATCATAGACTTCCAGACAACTGGTAGTGGATCTTATGTCGATGACCTCGACCTAGAAATACAGTGGGCAGGAAACTTAAAAGAGGACGGTTCAACCGCTTGGTATGATGCTAAGTTCGGTGCTGGTAATATAATTAGCAATGGTAAGTTTGTAGAACCATCAGTCACAGGCACAGCAACCTTTACCAACTCAACCAACACGATAGCACTAAATGGTGTCGGTCTACTAGAAGGACTGGCTGTCGGTGATGTCATTGAGGTGACGGGATCAACCTCTGGCAATAACGACAAGGCGTTTACCGTAACCAACATTGTCAGTGGCGCTCTTGTCGAAGTTAATGACGCTCACGCTAACAAGACATGGACTGCTGCAAACAAGACTCTTGAAGAGCAGCCTAATGTCAGTGGTGTCACAGTAACACTAGCCTGTAAGGCTAGAAACGCTCCACTAGGATACGGGCAGGGGTGGGTGGATGTTCTTTCTGCTCGCAGTCCCTTTACCAATTATAATAACTTTACTGGGCGAACCATTGTAGCAGCCATCAGAGGCACTGCGAGCGCACAATTTGGCGCTTTAGATCTACGCTTTGATGGGCTGATAATAGACAATTCAGTGGCTTCATCAATTAGCGAAATCATTAGCGTTCAAGCTGTAATACCTACCACTCCTGCACTGGTCTACTACAGGAGCGAAGCTGCGAATATAATATTTGGCACTTTAGGGACTTGGCACGAACTAAGATAGAAACATAATGAAAACTACCGTAACCATGATTCCCAAAATATACATAGATCCTCAAGGAGAAAGATTCGCAGTTGATGATTCTCGCCCAGAACTCATCCAAAATGACTGGTCGCTATGCGTTCGTAAAGACGATGGCACGTATGCCGACAACTATAACGTAGATGGCACACCAGCGCCAGATGATCCAATAGATCCAAGTGCAGTTAAGAGTGAAGCGGGTCGTAGAATAGTAGCCATCTGCCCAGAATGGAAACAGCGGAACCATATCGCAACCGATTTAACTTACACTAAGATTATTCAAAGCGGGGGAACACTTACTACTGAACAAGAATCTGATAGAGCAGAGATGGAAGCAGTATGGACAACAATTCAAGGTATTCGTACTAAGTCTGATGAGATTGAAGCTATGTCTCCTATTCCTGCAGATTATAAAGATGACTCTTATTGGGTTTAATAAATAAATAAATGAGTATATGAAACATTTAATTAACGCGGCAGCTAAAATGCTATTTGAAAAAACATTAGGATCTGAAGAGAACGATTTTTATGATATTGAAGTTGATCAAAAGACTGGTAATATTATTAGTGTAGTTCCAAAGGAGTCTAATACAAATCCCGAAGCAAAAAAGATTGCTGCTGAAATTTTAAAAGGATTGGCAAAACAAAAAACTCAAAGAGAAGATATTCAAGAACAAGTGCGCGTTAAAGCAAAAACCAAAACGGTTCAACGTATAATGGATCAATATATCGGTATTTCTGATGCTGAAGTAATTGAAGATCTACTTTCAACTCTTGCAAAGTATCAAGAAGAGACCGCAAAGGAAATCGCAGATCAATCTGGTAAAGAGTTTGCAACCGCATTCTTTAAATCCGCTCAGGCATTAAAACTTGCTGCTAAAGAATTATCAAAAAGACAAGGAAACTAATATGAAAAACGGAAAAATTAAAGTAGGGTCAATTGTAAAAGCATTGGCGGGGCCGCACAAAGGAGAAGATCATACGGTGATTGCGATGACAGGAAATGGCGTTTATAATATTACACCAGTTAATAGAAAAAATGTAAAGTATCGTCTTGGAGCTGCAGGTGCAAAGGAAAAAGATTTAGAACTTGTAAAAGAAGAGTCTGACTATATACCAGAAGAAACTTTAAACGAATCAACCGAGGTTTATAATAAAAAGGGTGTTGTTATTACTCGATGGAATATGGGATTTGATTCTCCTTTAAAGGGCAGAAACACGGCCTTTCAAATCGGTGCAGGAACTCTTGGAAAAAGAAGTGTGAGAGATAACTATGTTCACTTGACTGCTGATCAAATGACACAACTTAGTAAAGACATCAAGAGTATAAAGCTTAATGAAGATACAGATATATCAGAAGCAAGTAAAATCAATTATCCATTTGCATATGGTTATCTTGATTCTGTCATGAAAGATTTTATACCTCTTGCTAAAAGAGAAAAACTTAATCTTGATCCAGCACAATTAAAAGAAGTTCAAAAATTTATTGATAAACTTCGTAAAGAAGCTTATGTTAAAGCAGAAAAAGCATATAAAGATTTTAAGAGGAATGAAGAGGTTGAAGTTGGCGAAGACGCTGAATTGAATGAAGGCTTACGTCATATAAAGACTGCTAACTTTAAAAAAGGAACTAAACTTTTTAATGATATCATGGGTCATTTTAAACTTGGAGGTCGTTTAAATAAAGAACTTGACGATGCTTCAGATGGAGAACTTAATAAAAAGTACGATGAAATGTATAAGCATCTTCGTATGGCCGGTGAAATTTTTGATGATCTTGAAGCAGATACTAAAATGATTGAGAGCGTTGATCTTGTAGAATTGGATTTATCAATTGATAAGTTTGTTGCTGTCGCTAAAGGAACTAAAACAAAAAATAAGTTCTTTGTATTTAATAATAAAGGACAAGTTTATCATACGGCTCCAACTCTTGATAAAGCTAAAAAACTCAGCGCTGAATATAAAAAGAACCCAGAAGAAATGGGAACGGCCACTATACTTGATTTAACTAAAGGAAAGATTGTTGAGAGCGTTGAGCTTGAAGAGAATGCTGAAGTTGCTCGTATTACTAAACTTGCTCTAAGTATGAAGGTTGGTGATAAAACTAACTTTGGAGTAATTAAGAAAATGGGTAAAGATTATATTACAGTAAAAGCAAAGGATACTCCTGAAACTAAACTCAAGTTTAATCAACGTAAGAGCGGAGGTCGATATGTTCTTTCATTGCTTTCTCTAATGGAAGACATCATTGTAAATGAAAACGTGCCGCATATAAAATATCGTAATGATTCTTTGGTTAATGCTGCTAATAAGATTTTAAATCAAAAAAATGATAAATGATTTTATCGTTTAAAGAATATATTATTGAAAATAAATTAAGCAAGGCTTATGGTAAAGGCCTTGCTAAATCTACTCAAGATAAGCAAAAAGCTTAGTTTAAAAAACAAATGAAACGTGTTGCTGGACACGAATTTGGAGGATAAAAATATGAGTGAAGAAACAAAAGAAGAAATAAAAGAGCCAACAACTGTTGTTGTATGTAAGCATAGTTTTTTTAATGATGACGTTATGGTAAGGCTAAAACAAGAAAGTACATGGCGTGGTCTTATTACTGTTGCTACTTTATTAGGGTGGCGCCTTGCTCCAGACCAAGCAGAAGCTATTATTACAGCAGGAGCATCTTTAGTAGGTACTATTAATATCCTGAAAAAGGATTAAATATTAGTTATTTTTTGATTTACTTTATACCAAATTTGTGGTATAATAAATCTAATGAAAATAATTGGTATCTCAGGTAACGCTACTGTTGGTAAAGATTCTTTTTGTAACGCTCTAATAGAACTTCTAAAAGAGCGCAACATTAAAGCAAAACGCTTCGCTTTTGCTGATGAATTAAAATATGAAACCGACGAGTTTCTTAAATCATCTCTAGGCATTAGTGCCTTTACAACTGATAAAGAAGAAAAGAAATTAATTCGCCCATTCTTAGTTTGGTGGGGAACTGACTTTAGAAGAGTCATCGACGATTCGCATTGGATTAATAAAGTTAGCGATAAGTTATCAAACGAAGATATTGTTTATATTATTACTGATGTAAGATATCAAAATGAGTTTGAATGGTTAAAGAATAATGATGGTTTATCGTTATTTTTGGATCGTGCTATTAGCGGAGTTGGCTTTGATGGGCTGCCTAATATTGTTCAGCCTTGCAATGATTATGAAAGGGAAAACAACAAGTGGTTAAAAGCAGAAGCCGATATTAATACAACTTGGCAAACTATTAAAGATCCTGCATATAGAGAAAGGTTTATTTTAAGAAACGTATTTCCTGAAATATTATCATATATAGAAGGAGAAGAATCTGATGCTTAATCTTGAAAATTGTATTGTTGGAATGTGTATGCTTGGGTATGTAATAGTAGGAATATCTTACATACTAAAAGGCGATTATCCATGGGCTTTAATATGGATGAGTTATGGAACCGCCAATATTGGCTTAATATGGGCCGCAAGTTCATAGTAAAATATATTCATTTTTTTATTTACAAATAGCCTTTTTTGTGATAGAATAGATACAGATGGTTGGAAAAGGAATACATTTTTCTTTACAGTATCTAAACACAAATTGATTAAATATGAATATACAAAACTATATGACAATGGAAACACTCCTATCATTTTTGGTAGTAGGTGCAATGGCGCTAATTTACATTAGCTTTAGACTAACTGGTCGTTTACATAATAATAATTCACACTCTGAATTTATTGAAGAAGCACCAGTTTTAACTCGTCCTAATTCAGGGCAGTTGTGGTATACTAGGACAGGCCAATGGCAACCTTTTATTAATGAAGCAGAAGAGCCTGTAAAAATTCTTGAGTATAGAGCAAATGAATTTGATGAATGGGTTCGATATGAACAGGGCGATATTATTAAAATTGAATCAATGAATGATTTTTTCGCGGCCTATATGCCAGATGAATTTTCAGATCTTGTAAAACCATCTGAAGAAACCTTTGCTGACAGTAAAGAGGAATTACTTGATCTTGTTATTGAATTTGAAGAAGAAGCTCCTCAGCCATCAATACCAAGCAAAAATATCATTAATATTGACGGTAAGGATTATATACTAGCTCCTGTGTAATATCTCAATCGCCCTTTATATGATGAATCTTAAAAATTAAATGAGCAAATATAACCATAAACTATGTTTTGTCGATCTTGAAACAACAGGTCTTGATCGCAATAAATGTGATATATTCCAATTGGCTACAATTATTACTGACCCAACAGGTGAACATATTTTGGATGAAATGACTCTATCATTCAGGCCCTTTCAGACACAAACTTTTGAACAAGGCGCATTGGATAAAACTGGAGCATCTCTTGAATATTTAAATTCATTAGAACTTGGATCTTTGGAAGCTCGTCAACTGTTTATAGACCTTTGTAAAACTCACGTAGACGCATATAATAAAAAAGATAAGATGCACTTCATTGCGTATAACGCGCAGTTTGATTCTGAGTTTATGAGGGAGTGGTGGAAAAAAGCGGATGATCCTTACTTTGGTTCTCTCTTTTGGAATCCCCCGATTTGTGTAATGCAAGCTGCTGCATGGTTTGTTCAACGAGTTCGAGGAGCTTTGCCTAATTTCCAACTTGGTACTGTTTGCGAAAGCGCTGGAGTTGGTTGGGACGAATCAAAAGCTCACAATGCGGAATATGATATTCAGAAAACGCATGAACTTTATAAGTATCTATCTAGGAATGTACCAACACTATGAAAATTTACTTAGCAATACTAACACTACTTTTTACATCTTGTTCAGCTGGATCTGATAACAGCGCTCCTGCCGGTTTCTTTATTGGATTCTTACAAGGTTTTATAGTTTTTATTGCTTGGTTAATCTCTTTGTTTAATGATAACATTTTAATTTATGAGCCGTATAATAATGGAGGATGGTATGACTTTGGATTCATACTTGGATTAGCGACTTTAGTATCAAATCTTAAAAAAGAAAAAGTAATATTAATACCAGTACAAAACAAATGAAAACAATAAAATACGCGCTACTACCTTTGATTTGTATAACTATATGTAGTTGTGTTACATCATACGATAGATATGGCCGCCCTATTCAAACCGTTGATCCTGTAGTAGCTACTGTTGGAGCAGTTGCTGTTGGAGCATTAGCGTATAATGCAGGGCAGAATAATAGTTACTATAATAATCGTTATTATGGTTCCAATAGATATAATGGAAGATGCGATCGACCAGCATCCTTTTATACAACTGGGCACAGATTCTATCACGCTCCCAATGTTTATAGAGTAAGAGGAAATCATCATATCTATAATAGTACAAGACCAAGTTGTGGTGTATCACCATATCGACGTTATTGAAAATAATTGTATTATTTTATTTACATTTCTTATTATACGTGATATAATATATACATGATAAAAAATTATAATGAAACACAACGTGATACCCTATTGGAAAAAGAATGTTTTAGACTTGCGGAAGAGCATGCATTACTATTAGATTTTATTCACTTGGCGGTAGCATCTAAAAAGACGAACGGAACATTTAGTAATTCGAGAGAAAGTCTGCATCAAAAAGCCAGAGTTGTATTGGACAAAATAAATCGTTAAAATAATAATATGAGCGAAGATAAAAAAATACCAAGTCCAGGTTCAGATGAAGCGATTGCGCTTGGGTGTAGTTGTCCTGTAATGGATAACGAATATGGGAAAGGCTATATGGGAATGGAAAACACTTTTATATATAGTACAGCCTGCCCACTACATGGAGGATCACTCCCTAAAGAAAATGACGATTGAACAACATTTATATAATTGGAAAGGGAACGAAAAACTTCAAGGGATTGATAAAACTTTAGATGTTTTATTCCAAGAATATTTTAATACAAATACTTTCTTTGAGCATATCTTAATTAAAGTATGCACGCTAAACAGTTTATATAGTACTCAAATTTTTGATACTTATTCCGTTGCTAAACATATTTACGAATTAGAAGTTGATGAAGATTTATTAACTGGTGATTTAAGTTTAGTTAATAGAATAGCAAAATGTGAGATTAGCGGTAAATCTAAAAACTTTTATTCTTTCGCTAGTAAATATTGCGCGCACCATAAACCAGAGACATATTCAATATATGATTCATTTGTTGAGAAAGCGCTGTTTACCTTTAATGAGAATGACCCATTTGATACCTTTAAGAAACCAGAACTAAGAGATTATCCAACATTCATGAGAGTGATGGATAATTTTATACAAAAGAATCATTTACACGAATATTCTTTAGCAGAAGTTGATAAGTATTTGTGGTTAGCTGGTAAAGAATTTAAATCAAAGGGAAATGAAAAAAGAATTAGAACTAAAGCTCGTTGAGAAATATCCTCGGCTTCTAAAGGATTACGGTGGTGATCCTAGAGTTACATGTTTAGCATGGGGAATGGAGTGCGGAGATGGTTGGTATGATGTTATTGATGAAGCATTACATATGATTAATCAGGTGTGTATTAAATTTGGTTATGAGGATATTGTTGTCGCTCAAATTAAAGAGAAGTTCGGTCAATTGAGAATCTATATGACCTATGGCGAATGCGACACTGTTGTTTTAAAAATCATTGAATGTATAACTGAGGCAGCATTACAAAAATCACGTAGTTGTTGTGAGCTTACAGGTAACTACGGTGTGTTGTGCAAGCGCGGATCGTGGGTTAAAACATTATCTTTCGAAGCCGTTCAAGATGCAAGCCACGAGTATGAGCCTGTTAACGAGTATGATAAGGACGCGTGGGAGCAAAGGAAGAAAAAATTACAAGTATGAAAATAAAATTACTATTCAACAGCCACTACTGGTGGGACCTACAGTATAAGATCAAATGCTTCTTCCACCCAAAGCAAGAGTGGTTGACTAATGTTATACCTGATACATATTGTGATAAGGTTGAACTTATTCCGCGGATGTTATTTAAGTGCCTTGAGCATCATGTAGAGGTTGAACGCAAAGTTAACTGGGTACACGACATTGGTTATGATTGGGCTGAAGAAGTTAAGCTTAAGTTTGTAAGTCAGTCCTATGCTGATGAGCAGATGAAGGTTGACAAAGAGCTAATGAAGGCCTATAACTGGATTAAGACTGGTCGTAGTGATATAGATGAGCAGATAGATGCTGCATACCCACCACGAGAGCCACTTGAGACACTATTCAGCAAGAGTGAAACCGTTGATGGACATTATGAGATAACCGTTTCACCTGAGCAAACAGCGTGTTATAAAGAGGTAGGCAGACTTGAAGCTATAAAACTTAAGAAGGATAAGGATTGTATGAGAGCCATTATTAAGCACCATCATAGACTATGGACATGAATATAAACTTACGAGATATAACCCGTGATTGGGTCAATGGCGTCAGAGAGTATTATAAAGATACTGACAATCTAACACAGGTGTTTGCGCGAGGTTATTTCGCAGGAATGTCAGAGAGGGAGGTTAAGGAATTCGCGGATAAGCTATATGAGACTAATAGGCTTTGTGAGATGAGAGAATCCAGAGAGCAGCATAAGCTAACCACATTTGAAGAGGCAAAGAAACAGGCAGCAGAGTTTGATAAAGTGCAACCAGAGGAACATTGATATAATTAGTAAAACAAGATGAACGATAAACCAACAATAGCACTAGTAAGGAAAGCACCACAAATACGACTAAGAAAAGAGACAGTGCGAGTAAATGTAACCCCAGCTGTAGATATAGTACAAACAACAAACAAGCATATAACACTATCGTCACTACTACTAGCATCAGCCGTACTATTACTAACAGTAAACGTTATAATGGTTACAATGTGGGCAAAGGATGTTGAGGGTATGATAAACGTAGAACTTAAGCACTAATGAATAAACCAGGATACACTCTAATTGAGCTACTCATCGTCATTAGCATTATGGCAACGTTGATGACAATTGGATCGTTCGGCATTTCAAACTTCAGTAAGGCTAGAGGAGTGTCAACAGGAGTAACGTTAGCACAGCAATATACACAGGCCGCAAAAGAAACGGCACTGACAAGACCATCGCGATCACGGCTGCTTATTCATGGTACTAATGATCCAACCAACACTCTTCATAGAGAGCGCTATCTAAGGTATATGGTTATACAAGTACTAAACGCAGGGCCAGATGAGCAATTGAACACAGACGATGACTTTTGGGAAATAGCACAGAAGGGAAAGTATCTACCAAATAGAGCATGGTTCATTCCAAGCTTAAGCAATCAAACAGACTTAATTATACCAACAGTCGATGCAAGGCTCCCAGGACAACCGGCGGGAGAAACGTCCACATGCTTCTATTACGAGTTCAATACACAAGGCCTATTAACAGATCCAAAGCCAGGAGTACTGGCACCGCGCTTTATTATTAGCGGAGGATCATTACCACCAGGAACCGTAGAACCAATAAGAAGCGATGATGATAGAAACGTTGGAGGCTTTGTAATATGGAAGAAAGGTACTACATCGCGCATTAAACATCCAGATCAAATAGGATTATGAAAACGGCAGTATTAAATAAGACAAGAACATACCTGATTGGTCCAATGCAATATGCAGAAGGACGATATTGGAGAGAGGATTTTTCAGAATTTCTAAATGAAATTAACGTAACGATCTTTGATCCTTATAAGAAACCATTTATTAATGCTCCTGAAGAAGATGAGAAAACTCATGAATGGATGGAGAGCTTAATGAAAAAGGGCGAGACACATCTTGATTATTGGAGTAAAGACACTGGGTATGATACTGTTGCTAAACATATGAAGAAGGTTCGTAACTTTGATCTTTCAATGGTTGACGCTGCAGACTTTATCATTTGTTATCTTAACGCAGAGGTACCAACGTTTGGAACTATGGAAGAACTTAGTTGGGCCGCTAGGTGTAAGAAGCCAACCTTTATTATTATGGAAGGCGGTAAAGAAAAGACTCCGTTCTGGGTAATGGGTATGTTCCCTCACAAATACATTTACAATTCATTTGATGAAGTTAAGGAAATCATTACCAAGATTAATGATGGAACTGTTAAAGCTGACTCTGATCGATGGAGATTATTTAAACAAGAATTAAGGTAATTTGTTATTTACAAATCAACATTTTAATATATAATTAATAATGTAACAAACAAACAATATGGCAAAGAATACACAAACCGGACCAAGCACGAAAAGAATTAAACGTAAAGGCATTCATGCTAAGACGCAAGCTTCAAAACTGAAACAGAGTAAAAACTATTTGAAGCGTTATAGAGGGCAGGGTAAATAATGAAAATTATATTAGCTTATATTTTATTCTGGCTCGGTGATATTATTAGTTATACTTTACACTGTAATTTCTTGGTTAAACCATTTTATCCTGTTTACCAAAAGCTAATGTTATGGAGTAGTAACTTGGATGTTCACGGTAAGATTTGGAAAGATGTTGGTAAATAAATAATTAAACATGCGGGAGTGGTGAAATTGGTAAACACGCCTGATTTAAGCTCAGGTGGATGGTAACGTCCTTGCGGGTTCGATTCCCGCCTTCCGTACTTTAAAAATGATTACACTTATGAAATCAAAAGAACCAACCAACCGAAAAGAATTATTAAAAGCTGATATTTTAAATGAATTAAATAAGGTATCCGATAAACATTTTAAAACTTTGCGAGGACTGCTTGCAAAACGTGAGCATTTTTCGAACTTAACCTTTGACAAATTTACTCAAGAAGACCATACAGAATCATCTGAAACTAATAGTAAAATTATGGAAGTTGAAAAATTAATCGAGGATTTAAAAATCACAATTGATGTTGTAGAAAACCTTTGGCAATCTTAAAGAACTAATATGGAACATTATGCAATAAAAGGAATTATTAGTAGGCATAACGATGATGCTTACACGATTCCTAATACACCTCGTTTTTCTAATGTAGAATCCGCAGTTGATTTTTATAATAGAAATAAAGAATGTGAATCATCATACAACTGGTTAAAGTTTAGAAAGATTGGCGTATATAAAATAACTGTTTCTGAAGAAATATGTAAATATCTGTAAAACGATAAGCATTTTACGCGTATTTCTCAATATTTTAATGAGCCTCAACCCTATATTCTACGGGGGTTGTAGAGCAAAATGCACATTTCGTGAATTATTTTATTTACAAATGTGCATTTTTATGGTATAATATAATCATAATAAGGGAACGGCAAAACAAACCTAAGAGTTCCTAAGATCCCCGTAAGGCGGGGATCACCACCACAACCAACTATATTATGAAATCAGAATTCGCCACACCAGAGCCCGCAACTAAATGGGTAATTTATACTCTTGAAGATATCATTGAACTTGCTGAAGACGATGATGTAATTATAACGACTGAGCCCGAGGCATTAAATTACCTTAAAAATCGCAAAGACAATTATATTAAGGTTATTGGGCATGGTATATATGATATCCTTTTTGCATAATTAAAACTCTAATATAATATGAAAAAAGAAAACAAACCATATATGGACATTCTCGTTGATAAGCATCTGAAAAAGATTCAAGAAATACTTGTTATTAATAACACCGCCGTTGGTCATTCTGAAGATGGCGATATGCCAGTGAAATATGTCGGAAACGGTGAAGATTGGATTAACCCACATTATAAAAATCAGCCAGGCCAATTTAAGACTTTTGCCACTAAGCTCTGGATTCAATTTGGATAAACTATATAATTTTATTATGAAAAACAAAAAAACTGAATATACCGACGAAGGTAAGAATGGAAACACTGCTCCTTATTGGGTAGAACAAGGTTACATTCATGGGCGTGATGAAGCTCCTGATGGTAAGAAATGGATTCAAAACATTATGTCAGAATATTGGATTCTTGAAGAGGAAGAAACTCCATTTACACAATCCGTAGCAAGTGAAACTTATTGGTGCAGTTAATTAAAAACTTTATTATATTATGAATAATAGATTTTCAGATCGTGATATTGTTGATTGGCGTAATTATGAACGCATTAGATTAACTGGTAAATTTAATATGTTTGATCCTCGTGCTCGTGAAATGGTCGGGTTATCAAAAGAAAGATATATCTTTATCTTAGAACATTATAGTAATATTCAAGACCAAATAGCAGAAAGCAAAATCGCTGCAAACATCAATAATATGTATGAGTGATGAAAGAAAAATGGTTGCTTTGAGTATAATGTCATCACCTGATCTATTTAAGATTTGCGAAGGTTGTGATTCCATTTTGCAATACCACGTTAATATATGTAGGAATTGTAAAAGCTATAGGTTTAACACGTCCACAGATGATATTATAGAACACGCTAAAACTCTTGGCAACAGAGAACAAACAACAGTAACAGAAGACGATTTATTTTAAACATATGAAAAAACAAAAGAAAAAAATAGTTGGCAACCTATTTAATGAAGGCGTGCTAATAGCATGTGATTCAGAAGAAGTATGTGGTTTATATATTAAAGAAGTTGATAATAACAACCTTATTTCCAAAATGATTATGTCATGGTTACTATCTATTTCCGAAGATAATGAACTTGGTATTAATTCTTTAGAAGAAGCTAGTAAGTTTGTAATTGAAAAGTTTACAACTGAAGATGATCATACTTATGCTTATAAAAATCTAAAAGCAACAATTAACTATATTTAATATGTTAGATTTAATAATTGCGCTATCATTACATGTAGGATTAAAAGAAGACTATAATGAAGTACATCCACATATAAGATATACACACGATGATATTATTACTGGAGTATATTATAATAGCGAAAAAGAAATTAGCGCATATGTCGGACAACGATGGGAAAAATATAACTGTGGCATTGAAGTTGGCATAGTATCTGGATATTCAATTGCGCCTGTTGTTCCATTTGTAAGAGCAACTTATCATGACTTTTTTGTTATGCCGGCGTTTGAAGAAGAAGATAATACTATTGGAGCAGTCTTCGGATACGAATTTAAATTTTAAATAGAAACACGTTATGGTAATTAAAGCAACACAGGAACTAAATATAAATTTAGATAATGAGCAACAGAAAGAAGTTACTCGGGATTATCTATATAAGCAGACCGATTGGAAACCAACATACTTTGTTAATGAAGAAGATGGATGGGTATATGAAGAGAAAACCTGCCACACAACTCATTCTTTTGAAGTGACAGATAAGGTTAGACTTGCAAACTCAGAAGATATCTTAATTGATAAGATTCTCAAAACCCACATGTTTAACTTATGATAGCGACAATAATTGAATGGAATACGGTAATACCTTTGATTAGTGGTATTGCTATTGGAATGGTTCTTATTAAAATTATATCAAACTTTGAAAATAAATGAGAGACGAAAAAGTAAAAAACGCCGAAACACTTTTAGTTGCTTTTGCCTTTTTGGTGATATTCATTACATCAGTAGTAAATGCGGTTAAGATTAATAATTCAAATGAACGAATAAACACCCTTGAAGAAAAATTAGAAAACAAATAAATATGATAAAGATAGTAAAGTTTATAGATAAAAGCCTCGCGATTGGTAACAATGATGATAAGTTTCAGGATTACATTAACAGCGTATTGCCTCTTCGTGGAGATTTTGCCGAGCAATTCCTTGTATGTAAGGAGGAAGTTGACGTGTATATTAAGAGCTTAATGAAAAATGAAGAAACCAAACTCCGCCGCGCTATCAATCAGTTTGCTGCCTCATTCAAAAAATAAAACACAGCAAACAAAATATAATGAAAACCGCTCTTGAAGCAGCTAAAGATTTAAAAGCCAAATATCTTGAGCAAATAGAAAACATTGATAAACTAATTTTGTCACTTGGCATTAAAGAACTTATTCCAGATTTTTACGAAAACGATAAATACGAAAATATATCCATTGGCCTGCACGTTACAAAAAATCTAGAATTTTCAAAGAGGATTGCTTTTATGCCAAAGAAGGTTTTAGAAAAAAGAAGAAGCCAACATACGGTTATTATAAACAAACAAAAATTTCCAGCTAATAAAGTCCCAGATGTAATTTGGGAACATGCAATTGAAAACACAAAAAAACAATACACAACAAATAAAATATAATGAAAATGCAACTAAAGTTTAAAAATAAAAAAGCGTATGATGCCTGCCACACCTATGTCGATGGCCACAGCTTCTACTTTCGTAACCACGCTAAAGACAGAATCCTTCAATTCTGTTATGAGTATACACTACTAGATGTTGCAGAAGCATGTGATTCATTGTTAAGTTTAGAAGGTAAATACGAAATTATTACTGAATAATATTATGAAACTCATATTAAGATCTGCTGTGGTATTAAGTGTAATTTGTTTATTACTACCCATAGCATATATGCTTTATATGAATACACTTAATCTATTTCTTTCTCTATTGGCTGTCTTAGCATTTTGTAATTTAACGTTTACAGTTATATTACTATTATCGATTCATATTGAAGAAAGTACGAGACACCTTAAATTAGTAAAAGGCAAGCGTGGTAATAAGTGGATTCACTGAAACAAATAAAGGTATAATTCCCGAGTAGCTCAGCGGTAGTAGCGGGTGACTGTTAATCACTAGGTCGTAGGTTCGAATCCTACCTCGGGAGCCATTTTAAGTTAATAATTATTGGGTAGGTGGCCGAGTGGTTAAAGGCGGCAGACTGTAAATCTGCTCTCGTATGAGTACGCTGGTTCGAATCCAGCCCTGCCCACCTTTTTTTTATTATAAATTATATTAATGGCAAGGCCCTTTTACAACATAACCGATAACGTTATTATTAATGTATCATTATTAGAGGAAATTATATATGAAGATGATAATACAATAACATTAAAATTTAATAGTGGCTTTAAATCATCATATGATTTAAACGAGGTTTCATTACATTTTAAAAATTTCTTATTTAGTTTACAAACCTAAATAAATATAATTAAATAAAGCCCTTACGCCATGATTTTAAACCTTCTTTTCATATCAGTTTTTCTTTTCATATCATCTCTCATTTTTGATTTGAGTAATAATATAAAGATTCTACTCATGCTAATTCCTCAGATTATACTAGGAATTATGTTTATTAAATCATACATTATTAGCCGAGAAATGCACAAACATCACAAACCGCATCGAAAAAGAAAGAAAAGAGACCCATTTAGCTAGTGGGAAAACCCTATATTCTACGGGGGTTGTAGAGTGAAATGTGCATTTTGTGAATTATTTTATTTACAAATGTGCCTTTTTATGGTATAATATAACTACAGAGAGGGACACCAACCAACTCAATCCACCACCACCTTATATCATGAAAACACTAATTACGCTAACCACCATCGTTGGAGGAAGTATTTTTACAACCTTTAACGCCGAAGATACCGCTTCACACGTGCCAAACGAAATTTTTACTCCAATTGAAATTTCCAAGCCGATCTTAGTAAAGCCAAAACGAATTTATGCAGTTCTGGTTAAACCGACAATCAAACGATATACCATCGAGGATTTTGAAAGAGATGAAGCCGAACGTAATGAAAACGAAGCTTGGGATAAGATGGTTGAGGGCGTAAAGTTCTTTGAAGGATTTAAACCTAAAGCTTATAAATGTGCTGCTGGAGTAACTACCATTGGATATGGGCATACTGGTAAATATGCCAAAGTTAAGAAAATCGTATCTGAAATGGAAGCCGAGGAAATGCTAATGGATGAACTTATGGAAGCACGAAGCCATGTAGAACGTATTGTAAAGGTACCTTTAACGAAAGCTCAAATGGCAGCCCTCACTTCCTTCACATTTAATGCAGGGCAAGGCAATCTGCGAATGCTAGTAAATCAACCTGGACGCTTAAACTCAGGAAATTATGAAAGCGTAGAAAAGATGCTACCTAAGTATAATAAAGGCGGAGGTAGAACTCTCAAAGGATTAACTAAAAGAAGAAACTGGGAAACTTCACTTTGGGTAAGTAACTAATATACTAATATGGAAGAATGGATAATTGATACGACAATCGCGTTTAGTATTATAATTGTAATATACACATTATTAATAACAATATCAGAAATATTTTAATATGAATAAAGACGAAATAATAATAGAAAAATGGGAATCCTTTACAGAATTCCGTGGGCAACTTTTAAAAGTTAATTTGAAAAAAATGGCTGAAGATTATGAACGCCCCGATATCTTAGAAATGGATGAAGAAGACTTAAATGAATTTATATCCGACTCTGATCTTATCTGCGACTGCAAAGATACTGATTATTTTGAAACTTATCTTGCCGTTGTAAATCAAAGTGATCCTGATTTAGAAACCAATATATTTACAAATAATAAAGAAGCTCTTGATGGAATTTCATGGCGAGGTTTTTATAGAGGAGATCCTGATGATTGGCAAGAAATGGATTGGAATGAGAAATCAAAAAGAATAGAAGCTCTTGAAAAAGAACTAAAAGAATTAAAGGGCGAGTAATATTATGATGCCAACAGATATAGACCTAATTGAAAATGAAAAGATTGGTGCCTTTTGGAATATGCTGCAAGATGTTTTATCAGAATGCAGTAATGACGAAAGCATCGATCCATTCACGCAGATGGATACACTCCCAGAAGAAGCTTATATGCTAGCATGTATGCCTTTAAACGAAGTGGTAAGATTTCTAGTAGAAAGAAACTTTGAGATTAATATCTCATATAATAAAACAAAACAAAACAAATAAATTATGAACAACGAAACAAGTGAATCCTTATTGGAGGAATATGATGGGTGTAAAGAACTAATGGAATCTCGTGAAACTACTGTTATAGTAGAAAGAACAGAAACCGCTCACCTTTGCACAACATGGAGAACTGAAATTAACCTTGATGATGTTAGAACTAACAACGGAATTTCATATGAAGATATGAGTAATGTTGAACTTGCCGAAGCAATTAAAGATTGCCCTGGCGATTATATTGAAGAGCTCTGGGATGGCGATATTGTTTATGACAAAAGAAAAGAGTTTGGTACTGATGATGACGTCACATTTGAATCAGATCTTGATTGGCTTAGCGAAAACGGATTAGACTAATATGAAACTACAACTACTAATAAACTTTGTTTTTCTTGTGTGCTTGGTTACATCTATTGCTATATGTTTGGATTTGAAAAGAACTCAAATTCGAATGATTTACGCTTTGGATAACACCTTAAAAATACACAACAATTATTCAGATAAGAAAGCCGAAGTCTTAAAAAGGATTGAAGACCTTGTTATTGAAGAAGAAAATGTCAATATATCATTTTAAGGTTATTTTATCCTTTACATATACTTCATTTTAGATTATAATTATATTATACAAAATAACATTATGGCAAAAACATCACAACGACTATTTAATAAACGCGGCCGAATAATTGCACTAGATACAAAGTATACTGGTGACGAACCCGAATGGGGCGATGCATCTGAAATTGACCTTAAAGAATATAATAAACGGCTCGATCGTGGGTTAAGGTTTTATGGTTATTATTGTGATTCTAAAACAATGAAGCCGTGGGTTCTTGATTGGATGCCATCTAATGGTTTTACCAAAGAGCAAGTTGATATTATTAAAGTGGCTCCGCCGTCCTATGTCAATGGTACGGTTGGTAAACTCATTCGTATGTTGAATATGGGAATGCCTAATAAGAGAAACATTAAGAGCTGGATTAAATCAGAGTTAAATGATTCGCTTTATGAAATTAATCGAATGATGAACGATCCAAAGCGAATCTTTGATGAAGAAGCAAAGGTAGATATTCCTAAAGTAAAACCGATATCACCTCTAAAGCGTGTAGAGAATAAAATAAATGAAGATATTATTGTTCCTCTTGAGATGCTTTTAGATGATATCATTAGTATCAAACCAGATACTGCTCCTGCAAAAATTCCAAATATGGATATTGGTAGATTACTTCGTAGTAATAATGCTGCTGGTAATGGAATTAAATATGTTGTTGAATGGATTAATAAACATCTCGATGAGTTTAACGAAGCGTATAACAAAACCGATGAATATGTTGTTGAAGGTTATTCTTGGTTACGTCGTCCTCAACTAAATAGGATTATAAAGAACTTTGAAAAAATGCTGGATGATACTAAGATTTATTCACGAAGCAAAGTTAAGACTCGTAAACCTCGAGTTAAAAAACCAAAGGCTGTTGATAAACAAATTACTAGACTTAAGTATGCTGCTGCATCAAGCGAATATCAACTAACAAGCGTTGATCCAACGAGCTTACCATTTTCACAGAGAGCTTACTTCTTTAATACTAAGAATCGCCAACTGTCAATTTATTATGCTAGTGGTAATGCTGGGTTTGAAGTAAAAGGAACTTCTCTAAAAGGTTTTGATGAAGAACGAAGCATTATAACAACTCTTAGAAAGCCTATGGAATTTCTACCGATATTATTATCAGCCACTCCTAAAAAGATCGATAAGGTCTTAGAAACACTTAAAACAAAACCCCGTAAAGGGAATGGCAGAATAAACGCAAACATGATTATACTACGAACACTTGATACTAAATGAAAAAAACCGACATTAAAAAAACAATAGGATTAGCAATAACAAAGGAAGAATTAATTTTAAAAACAGAAAGGCTAGTATTAAAAGATAAGATCGAATATGCTCACGCCGTGTGCCAGATTTGTTTAGAACTAGAACTTGACCCAGAAGATGTTGCAAAATTAATTGAAGGCCCATTGAAAACGAAACTAAAAGTTGAAGCTCAGAAAAATAATGTTTTACCTAGATCTAATACAGCCACACTTGAATAATGAAAGACTGCACAATTGAAGTAAAATATATTAATCTTGATTTAATAGAATACGTTAGTATTAAAAGTAATAATATTAAATGGTCTATGGATCAATATCAAAGGAACCGTGAGCCACTTAAATGGGCGGTAATTAAAGAAGAACCATTAAATGATTAACTTAAGTATAGATACTAGCACTTCACCGATGGATGCGTGGAGTACAGTGACTGCAATGTCGCTGCATTTTAATTCTGAAAGAGATTATGATGCATTTAAATTTAGTTTTAAAGGTCCTCGATGTAAAAGAGAAACCTTTGAACAAAACAAAAACCGCTTTCAATTTGAAAAGTTGGCAAGGAAATATCCATATAGAAACGATATTATTCTATACTCATTAGCTAACCTTTTAAGTGGAGAAAAATGGATTGGCAACTTTACAGATGTCGCATATGATAGGTGGAAAGCCAAAATGCAAAACGTCGAATACACTTATAAAGAAGAGATGAAAACTCTAATTGAGCAATCTCCATATAAAACTTTTGATGAGATGATATTACCGAAAGACTTAACTGATGTTCCTTATATATATAAAATGGTGCAAGGTGGTAATGTATCAATTGAGACTATAACTATTCTTAATATCATTTCATCTTATACATCAGATCTTCAGTCTAAGTTAACGGACCCTCTGGGAATATCTTCTGAACTTACTTTTAAGGTTAGGAAATATACTCCTTTTCTTAGACCGATGATAGACATTAATAAGTATGCAGAAATAACTAGAACTTTATGGTTTACATCTGTAGAAAATTAGTGTATAATAATACAACGAAACAAACAAACAATACAACGCAATACAAATAAAATAATATGTCATTTGATAAACTAAAAGCAAATCGGTCAGCCGCAATTGGGAAACTAGTCGCAGAAGCTGAAAAGGTCGGAGGTAAATCCACTAAATCTTACGGCGATGATCGTGAGTGGAAACCTACCGTGGATAAAGCAGGTAACGGTTATGCCATCATTCGTTTTCTTCCAGTAAAAGATGGAGACGATTTGCCATGGGTTCGTTATTGGGATCATGGATTCCAAGGGCCAACAGGCAGGTGGTACATTGAGAAATCACTCACATCAATTGGTAAAGATGATCCAGTATCTGAGATTAATAGCCGACTGTGGAATACAGGTAATGAAGCTGACAAAGATGTCGCTCGTTCACGTAAACGCCGTCTACATTATGTCTCAAATATCTTGGTGGTATCTGATCCAGCTAACCCAGACAATGAAGGAAAGACTTTCCTTTACAAGTATGGTAAGAAGATCTTTGATAAAATTATGGATGTTATGCAGCCACAATTTCAAGATGAGAAAGCAGTTAACCCATTTGATTTTTGGGAAGGCGCTAACTTTAAGTTGAAGATCCGCACCGAACAATGGAGGAACTATGATAAGTCAGAATTTGACGGTTGTACTCCTCTCTTTGATAACGATGAAGATCGCCTTCGCGAAATTTATGATGGACTATACAGTCTATCTGAATTCACCGATGAATCTTCATATAAGTCATACGACGATCTAAAGCGCAAGCTGATTGAAGTTCTTGGTGCTGAAGAAGTTAATGGTGTACAGGTTCTCACTGAGCCTTCTGCTCCAACTTCTCCAAAGGTTCAATCAGAACCAGAAGTTACTACTGAAGAAGTATCATCAGACGTTAGCGATGACGATGATGACGACGATTCACTTAGTTACTTTGCTCAATTGGCCAAAAGCTAATTTAAAACTAATTACAATATCGCCATCTGGTTTAATTACTAGATGGCGATATTTTTTATAAAGACATAGCAGACCCAGCCAGAACATTATCAGTGGATTCGGCGATAGTGTTCTGCGTGGATTGTGAACTATTATTAGTTACGTTCCCTCCGTTATTATTAACAACATTAATAACTGGAGCTGCATTCATTGCGCCAGTTTCTGATAACGCTTCTCCAACATTATCAACCTTTGAGGGCTTTTCCATTTGATCAGGGCTAAGCTGGTTTGATGTATTAGGTTCGTTTAATAATAAATTAAGTTGCTCTCTTTTTTGTTTTAATTCTAGCCCAGCCTCATTTGACTTTCGTTGAGCTTCATCTGATTGTTGTCCAAGAGTATCTACCTTTTCGTCATTAACAAAGAAATCATCCATTTCATCTGTTTGCTGTTTAGTTAGTTCAACAGATTGTTTTTGGAATTTTTGTTTGTCAGCTTCTAATTTTGCTATTTCTTCAGCCAATCGTTTTGCTTCGGGATTACCGCTTTCTTCTGCCGCTTTCTTATCAGATGCTACCTTTTTTGATCCTCTAGCTGCAACGCTTTCAGCTGCAGATGGTTTTGAACCCCAAACAAATTCAAGTAAAGAATCAGGCATTACCTTAAGCATTAAGGTTTCCTTACTAAACGTATCATACTTTTTATTAGGATCAGGAACTACATTTTTAAGTACTTCTCTTTGTATATTTTCAAGAGCACCATCACCAGATATAGCGCCTGAAATTAAACCAACAGGTGACATAGCAAAGAATTTTTTAACGCCATCAACAATGAAATCCCAGACGGTTTTTACTAAAGATGTAACCCCGTTCTTTAAAAATCCTTTTATAGATGATCCAACAGATTTTATTTCTTCTCCGATATTTGAAAAGAACGAACCAATCGCGTTAAAACTATTCATTATACTTTCTCCAATAGATACAAAGAACGAACTAATCGCGTTAAAACCATCCAGTATTTCTTTGATAATAGGTTCAAAGAACAAGCCGATTTTTTCTAAACCACCCATTATACTATCTCCAATAGATACAAAGAATCCGCCAACTCTTTTCATGTTTTCTGAGAAGTCTGAAAAGAAATCTATGATGAGTTTGGCAGGCATAGCAATAGCGTCAATTATCACACCAATATATTTGTTAATATCAAAGTCATATAACATTTCCTTGAAATTATCAAATCCTAATAAACCACCGAGCCAGCCAATACCGTCTATCACTAGATTAATAAGTCCGCCAAAGACACCTTCAATCGCACCCTTAATAAATCCAATAAGTCCTCCGGCGATTTTTTGAATAATATTACCTTCAGTTTCGGTAAAACCTTTAAAGGCGCCCATGACTCCAAAAACAAGACCTTCAATAATCATTATAACTTGGCCTATAATCGGAATACTTTTGGCTAGAGTTGCTCCAATTTTAATACCTATTTTAAAAAACTTAGAGATAGCACTGAAGAATTTTGAAATTTTTCCGCCTGACCCAAGCCCTTTAATGAAATTGAATACGGGTTTTATAAAGTCAAACGCTTTGCTGAAAGTAGAAGCAGCAGAGCGAAAAGCTTTTCCAATAGCGCTAAAGAAATTCTTGACTGGTTCGAAAATTTTAAGAATTGATTTTACAATTTTAAATGATTTTATTTTTCTAATCACTTCGCCAACAAAGCCAACAATCACTCCACCTATTAAAGATAAAGAACCTAATATATTAGTAAGCCATCCGTTATCTTTAATAAATTCTTTAACCATCTTGCCTGAACTTTGTCCTTTTTTAGCGGCTTCGGCTTCGGATTCTTTTTTATTTAAAGCCAATTTCCTAGCCATCATTTTTTCAAAACTAAAACTGTCGCTCTCAGTCTTATTAGCTTTTTTAGTTAGTAAAGATATTGATTTTAGCTCTTCTGCATTTGCATTTAAAAGCCCGTTGCCTTCGGCTATCTTTTTTAGAACTTTAAGGCCTCTGTCCTGTGCAACAGGATCTAGTAATTTGGGCGCATTAAATAAAGAAGCCCTATCAGTAAACATTTTAGGTAGCGGCGCAGGCTTAACTATAGTTTCTTTATCATCATTATTAACTATAGTTTCTTTATCATTATTAACTATAGTTTCTTTAATTATTGAGGGTTGGTTAACAACCTTTGATAAATTATCTATAGACCCTTGGAATTCTTCACTTTGTTCTTTAATAGCGGCTATAGAACTTTTAGATGATGCCGATAAATCCTTTTGTAAATCCTTGATAGCATCAACATTTTTTTGATTATCACTAGCAATGAACTCAAGTAATTTATTACCACTACTTAATAATGTATTTGTTTCAATTTTATTGGCAACACTTTTCTTTAAAGTTGCTATACCAATACCCTTTAATTCATTAAGCCCACTTATAAATTCTTTCTGTAAAGAAGCAATTATAGGGCCTATAATAGAATTATTATTAGTATTATTATTAGTATTACTTGGCGTTTCCATCTATATTATATTTATATAGATATCTTTATTGATTTTTCTGCTTTTCGTTCTCTTCTTTTATCCATTCAAGTAATAAGGAAATATAAATTTCCCTCTCCCATGGCATCATATTCTCAAGTTCTGTTAAACTATATTTATGATGTTGCATTAAAGCAAAGTTGGTCTTATAATAATTAAACAAAGACTCATGAGAGAGGCATACTAGAAAAAACTCTCTGCGCCTGAAAGAACATATGTATTATCTTTTTTACACTTAACGCATTTAAATTGTATTTCCTTTTCAAGCTTTGGCGCGCATTCAATAATTTCTTCGATCTTGCTCATTTGCTCTCGATTAAGACTATTGATAAATTCGTCTAAATCCTCTTTACTTGTTTGCGAAATTGGATATACTTCATTCTCATCAAAAATGCTTTCAATTACGCTTCTAATATAAAATGAAAACATATCATTAACATCATCTCCAACATCTACGCCTAAAGAGGCGGCTGAAATATAACGTGGGATAATACCAATTTTATCTGTTAGCATTACCTTATCAGGCAACGGCTCTTTTTTATTAACTTCTATTTCATCTAAGTTAATTTCAATTTCGTTAGATGCTTCACAATGTTTGCATTTGACAGAAACTTCTGCGACTTCGCCAACGCTCTTTGCTCTTAACTTAAGGAAAATATATTCAACGTCGAAGTTTGTCAGATCATTAAAATTAATATTTCCAAATGTACAAGACCCAATAACGTCATTAATTGCCTTTGTAATTTCTGAAGTCTTTTTAGATTCCTGAGCTAGTAATAATAGCTTTTCTTCTTTAACTAAGAAAGGCCTAAATTCTATTTTTTTACCATTTGACGGAATGGTAAGAGAATATTTTGGAGTAGTTATTTTTGGTAAGTTCATATAATTTATATATAAAGCTTAATTACCGCCTTTATCATGATCCCACGCTAATTTATTAACTTCAGAATAGCGCTTTTCATCCCATATGCGAATATCATTATATGCAAATTCAACTCCGAACTTTGTTAAGTCTGCTGAAGTTTGAGAATATGAAATTCCTCTAATTGTTTTTGGGAATACTTTATCTAGTTCTAACACATATGATTTCTTATCTTCCATATCGGTTTGAATAATATGAAGATTACATTTAAACTCTTTTTCATATTTCATTAAGTATGATTCAGAATCTACTACAAGATTTATCCAACTATCAAATACGCGCTTAGGCATCATATCGGCTGTCATATTAAACTCAACCGAAAATCCTTCATTAACATATCCCGTTGGAACTTCAGATGTATGTCTAAACAAGTCATACCCAAAGGTTTGCAGTTGTCTCCCAGGCATAGATGCAGAATCAACTAAATAAGAAAGCTCTCTAAGATCCTCTGTTGTTGCATCTAATTTACTACTTAAAGTCGCCATTCCTGAAAAATCAAGTTTAAATCGATTAGCAAGCGCAGGACCTCTTTTATTAAAGATAGATTTTAATTTATTAATTGAAGCCATATTATTTTATTATTTGTTTCCTCTGAATTTACGATTTGAATCTCTCCAAACCTTTCTTTTTGTTGCTTTCTGAAAATTTTCGGTTGGCATAAACAATGCGACCTCCCAGAACTTTGGAGGAACTAACATCATAATTGTTTTTACCTGACTAAAAAGATATTTTTTATATGCAGGTTTAAAATATCTAAATTTCATACTATCATTTAGTTTATCATATGAAACTCTAAATTTTGTTCTTACGGCAGAACCTGTTGTATTTTCATCAACCTCCTGAAGCATAAATGTTCTCATTCGATCAAACAGTTTTGCTCTATCATAAGGATGAAGGTAATGTAAATTTATTCCATAGAAGCCATCTTTAACAGTCTTCACCGGTATTACTAAAGGGAACGTATCATAATAGGGAAGTGTTTTAGCATGCTTTGGATCATACCCATACATAAACACTCGACCAGGTATAATTTTTGGTCTTTTTAGTAAAGCGTCATCTGTAATAATCCGCCTTGGGTTTCTAACAGCTCTGAGATATTTTAAGTTATCAAAGAACCACTTTTTGCTTTCCTTTGTATATGGGCCGATGCCAGCTGCAATAGCTTTATCATATTGTTTTTCAAAGGTGCTTGCCATATATTATATTTATAATTTTAGGTTAAAAGCTTTATTCCTAGACCTTTAATTGTTTCCTCTGTCCAAATCGCAAACTTATATCCACGCTTGCTACACCACTTCTCAGCAGCTTCCCATTTACTAATATTCTTAGCATATGTGGTCACTTCATTTATATACTTTTTAGTTTTACGTGATCTAACCTTTGGTTCCTCGGTTTGTTTCTTTGGTTTAATCTCAATTAAATAAGTATCGCCTGTATTAAAAGTAACTTTAAGATCTGGAAAATATCTATGTTGTTTTCCGTCTGTTTTGCAACGATAAGGAATAATATCTTCTTCGCTGCTCCATTTTAGAACTTGAGATTGAGTGTCGCACCACTTGAAAACCTGCATTTCCCAATGTGATCTATACTTAATCTTAGTATAGTCTCCTGCATACTTAGGAATGTTCTTTGGTCTAAATCTGCCAGAATAATACTTCATCTTTCCTTATAAATAATAATAATAGTATTTATATGAGCTTATATTTTCCAGAAAACATTCAAGAGCAAGGCGGAAGACCAGTTATAACATTTACTTGTTTACAAGGAGGAAGTGGCGGAGGCACAAATGGATCTGCCACTTTCCCAGGTCCTGTTGGTTTACAAATATCAGATTCTGCTAATTACGGAGGAGTTGAATTAGGAGCATTAGGTGGGACTGCGTTAAATACCTTTGAATCTTCTGGATCAGGTGAAGTTAAAGGAGCGGTTGATAAAGTTAAAAAACAATTAGGAGCGAATGTTGGGAGTCTTGAAAGCGCTGGTAATACTGCTACAGCGCTTCTTAAAGGTAGTCTGGGTAATGTTGGAAAAGCTTTTGGTATTGCACGAGGTGTAGCGGCTAATCCTAATACAACAACAGAATTTACAGGAACTAATGTTAGAAGCTTTTCTTTTCAATATAAACTAGTTCCATTTTCTGAAGGAGAATCTCGCTCAATTAAAAGTATTATTGACTTATTTAGAATTAATTTATACCCTGAAGGCGAATTATTATATTTAAAATATCCACCAAAATGGAGTATATCATACGCAGTATTGAATGGTAAGCAACCACCAAACCTTCCAAATTTTGGAGAATGTTATTTAACGTCTTTTTCAACAACATATAACGGCGCCGCCAACGCTTTCTTTGAAGATGGTAACCCTGTTGAATATGATATTAATTTTACTTTTACAGAGACCAAGGCTCTAACTCGAAAAGATATTTTGGAAATTGGTTAATACTATTACATATAAATCATCATGGCTTTACCAAGAAAAATAAAATATTTAGATTACTTTGATACCGTCGAATACGACTTTAGCGGCAAAGGCGATTTTAATACAGTTATTGATATTACTAAAAACATTATCATTAAAGATAAATCAACTAGCGTCCGCTATTTAAAATATTCAATTAAAGATGGCGAACGGCCCGACACTGTTTCTTTAAACTTATATAATGATCCACAATATTATTGGCTTTTCTTTTTATATAATAATTCATTGAGAAATGGTATAGAAGGTTGGCCTCTTTCTAATTCTCAATTTGATAGAATGATTGAATCTGAATATGACGGGTATAGTTTTATTTGTCCAGAGCCGATGCCAACTATATCAAATTCTACAAGGCATTCACAGAACTATTTCTTTCAAAAGTTACCTCTTAATAAAAAATATTACTCTTCTATTAATATATATGTAAAAGACATTAATGATGACCTTCAGAAAAGCGATTTAAAAATTAAAAATGTTGATAATAACCGATTTGGTATTATACTTGAAAAAGGAACAAATAATTATATAACGGAATTAGGTATCGGAAATAAAATTGTTGATAATGCTTTTCAGCCTGAGTCATTAGGAATTATATATTTAGAAGCAGATAGCTCGCCTCTTGGACAAGAATGGTTAGAAATTATTGAAGAATCTACATTTAATCAAACAATAACCGAAGGTGGCAAAACTCTTATTCCTTTATATTATAACATCAGATTATCTCACGAATTTTTGAAAAACGCGTCTTATCAATATTATGATAATTTTGTACAAGGAGAAACGTTATTAAATCAAAAAATAATTTCTCATTATGATGTAGTTACTAATGCAATCTATAATCAAGAGATATCTTTTCCTCAAGAAATAACATTTATTGAATATGAAAGAATAATTAATGAGCGCAAGAAAGACATTATTGTTCCTAAGAAAGAATCTTTATCTGACTTAACATATCAATATAGAACTTTACTAACATAGTATAAATGGGAATTTTAAATGTAGATAAGGATCGGCCTGAAAACCATAGTCCTAAAACGCTTGATGCTGATGGTAATTCAACAGTGCCAGCTTCATATGAAATCGTTAAAATGGTTTTAATCAATGAAGATGGTATTGAAGAAGAAAACTTCAGTAAAATTGTTTCATCTATTAAAATTATTGAAGAAATATACTCTCCTATTATTACATGTAAAATTTCAGTGTCAGATGACGATGATTTTTTCCAAAAGTTTAAAATATCTGGAAAGGAAATTTTAAAGTTATCATTAATAAAGAAAACCGCAAATGATCAACAATCAATTGATCTTACTTTAGTTTCTTTAGAATATCCAACATATACAAAGTCTGCTGATGGAATTCACATTCAAGAATATGATATTATCTTTATAACACCATTTGGCTATTTCAGTAAAATTCAAACGATATCTGAATCTATTGAAGGAAACATATTTGATATTGTTAAAGAATTATATGAAAGTAAATTAGGAGTTCCAAAAAGTAATATTCTTGTTAATGGGACATGCCCTCATAAAATTAAAACAGTTCTAACAAAGAAGACTCCATTACAAGCAATTTCATGGGTCCTATCAAAAGCGTTTTCTGATGAAGGCGGATCTCAATTAAAGTTTAGCCCATTCTTTATGTGGCAAACAATAAACACTCAATTTAAAGATAAGATTTTAATTACTTCATGGGAAAAGATTCTTAACACAGTGGCTGAAGGAGAACCTTATGTTTATAAAAAGTTTTTTGAAGGAAAGCCTGGAACTGATGAATATCAAAAGGATGTATTACACACAATAATATCCTTTTCGTCATCTTTAAAATTAAATAAGCTAAAAGAAATTAGCGAAGGCGGTTATGGCAGCCAATTAAATGTTTTTGAATATGATAAGAATTACGTTGCGGCTGAAGAGGTAGACGCTAATTTGTTTATTCCTTCAGAAGAACTTAACGATCCTAAGTATTCAATGGATAAGTTTCAATCTCAGGTTACTAAAATTTTAAAAAATAAAAAAGGAAAATATAAAGAAACTATTAATAATAAAAGTACGCTTGGTAGCACGTTTAGTTTCTCTTCTCAAAATAATAAAAAACAAAGTAACAATATATTTACAGGTATTATTTCATCTGCCACAGGAGGAATTAAAGAAGCTATCATTAATGACGCTTTTAAAGCGAAGAGCTTAGCAAAAAATAAAGATATCTTTTTACATAAGCCCGCTCCTTTATATGAAGACCTCCCGCCCGGGACGCTAACTACGATTGATATTAAAGAAATTTATAGTCAGCGTGAAATGTTTTTTAAATCTTTATCGGAAAATATTTCTCACTCATGTACTTTATATGGAGATTTTAATTTAAATCCAGGAAGAAAAATAACAATTAATATTCCTGCGGCAGATGGCGGTAAGTCGATAGATGGCGGTAAAGTTGGTATAACCGATTTAGATTCAAATTTATCAGGCGATTATACAATTGCAGTTGCTATTCATATATTTAAGAATGGTGAATATACAACTAAATTGAAATTAATTAAACCGCTGCAAACTAAAAAATAAATTAATATGATAGAAGGATTTGCAACAGCCGTGGTTGAAGATGTTAACGACCCATTAAGTATGGGCCGAGTAAAAGCTCGATGCCTTGAGTATCATACAACCGATATGTTGGCGCTTCCAACCGAAGATTTACCTTGGGCTACATGTTTACTTCCAGTGGATAGTGCCGGTGTTGCTAGCGTTGGCTCTACCAATGTTCAACTAATTAAAGGATCATGGGTAACTGGTTTTTTCAGAGACCCGGGTGATTATCAAGATTTTGTTATTATTGGAGCATACCCTAAATCCAATAGTGAAACCGGCATGGGAGTGAGTGGTGGAACATCTGCGGCAACAGGCGGTTTTGTTGGAGCCAATAGTGGATGGGATGGGTTCCCTGCTCCGGCGACTGTAGCTGGTAGTCCAGCAGAAAAAATAATTTCACTTTGTAAAAGCCAATTACAAGTAAGAGAAACAAGTGGAAATAATCAAGGACCAGGGCTGCAAAAATATTGGGATTCTGTCGGATGGGATGGTTATTCTAGTCGTCAGCCATGGTGTGCAGCATTTGTAACATGGATTGTAGAACAAACAGGCGTATTAGAAGATAAAGATAGACCAAAGACCGCTAGTGCGTTTGCTTATAGGCAATGGGCTAATAAACACCCTCACCTTGCTCAACGCAGAGTTAATCCTCAAACCGTATATGCGGGTGACATTGTTGTTTTTAAATTTTCTCATATTGGTATGGCTATTGAAAACTCAAATGGCGGATATGTGCAATGCATTGAAGGTAATACAAACGCAGCAGGATCACGTGAAGGCCATGGCGTTTATATTAAAAAACGAGCTCTAAGTTTAATTACAGATTCAATTTCAATTGCAGCATCGCCTGAGAGGGGCGGTATGGCTCCAAGTGGAACTATAGCAACTGGTCAACCCGGGACTCCAACTGCATAAATAAATAAAGAGTATGGCAGAATCTGAAAACATTTCTCCTGGGCAAATCGAATTTAATTTGCCTACGAGTATGGGCGCCTTAGAGTCTTGCTCTCAAACCGTATCATTAAGGAAGACCTTAGGTGGCCATCAGTTTGTTGAAGATAATACTTTAGCAGTTGAAAGAATTAAAAGAACTCACGCCAGCGGAACTTTTGAGGAGTTTACTCCAGAAGGTGGAAGGACTGTTGTTGTAGAAGGCGATGATTACACTGCAGTATTTAAAGATAAGACAATTGTAGTAAGTGGTAACGTTACAGTTGTTATTGGCGATTCGTGTAACTTAAATGTAACAAATGATTTAAATATTAATGTTGGAGGAAACATGAATGTTAATGTTAAAGGTAATGTTGATACTCGTGTTGATGGAAACGATTTTAAAGCAGTTACGGGTGATGTTGGTTTAAAGACTGGACAAAATTATAAATTAAATGTTCATGCTGATGCTGAGGAAACTATTAATGGCGCTCATCGTCATAAAGTACTTGGATCAGAATTTAATTCTTACGTTGCCGGTAATAAAGTTGGATTCACTGGTATAAATGATACGCAGGTTATTAATGGATCAAAAGTTACGGCTGTTCCTAATGGAGCAATAACACTTGCAGGACAATCCTTTGACGCTGGAATAGCAAATGGTATTAATTTTGATTGCGGCGGCACTTTTCGTTTTTCAGGTAGTGAATTATTTGTTGAACAAAAAACATGGCTGCTTGATCAGCTTGATGTTGCTGCTGCACAACAAAACCACTCAACTCTTGAAGCAGATGGAAAAATTACCGGTTACGCAGATGTATTTGGTCCGGCTGTTTCTCTATCATCACACATCCATCCGTATGGTGGAGTTCACGGTTCTTCAACTGGAGGCCCCGCATAATTAAATAATATGGCTATTAATGTAAATGGGTTTGGAAACAAGCTAAGTGGGATAGGTTTAAATCAAGCTATCTCTCAAGTATCTTCCGCCGGCGATTGTTTTAAGGATATTGATAATCTTGTATTAGATAATGCGCAAGAGCAAGTTTTAAAAGCAATTTCGGAAATTCCAGCAGCTAAAGACTTAAGTAAAAATATTGCTAAGATGCAAGAAATGTCTGACACCGTCAAAAAGATGGGTGATGAAATAAATGAGTTAAAAGAAAAGAACTTATCTGACTTATTAAAGCAAGCGGCTGGCGCCGGTATTCTTGAAAGGATTCCACTTATTGCGAATATACAATCAAAATTCGGAGATGCTGTTGAAGATTTAAACAGTTTAGTAGATAACATTACATCTTTTGATCCATGTAGTATGGTTAATTTTAAAGTTGATGCAAATGGTAATGCAAAAGAAATTCCTGCACCAGGTAAATTTTTAAATGAACAGCCAAAACCCTTTCCGGCTTTTACTCCACCGGTTAATGTAAACTATGCGGCTGAAGAAGCTAAAGCCGATTATCGACAAGCGATGGCTAGAATGGGCGATGTTGTTAACGATAAAACAAACGTCTCAAAGACTGAAAGCGGAATGAGTATGATGTCAAGTTTACAATTTATTGGGCGGGATTATCATGATTCATTAGCAGGAACAAGAGCGCCCGAGGTATTACCATATGCTACAGAACGTAGTCAAGATCCTATAACTGCTTTACAACAAGCAGCAGATGAAGAACTGAGAAAGAATGAAAAAACATGGAGTTCAGAAGATAAGAAAGAGTTTAAAACTAGAGTTACTCAATTAACAGATCTTGGAAATAAAGATGGCTCAATAATAGGTAAACACTTTCAAATTAAAAAAGCGGAAGAAGGCCCTGAATCATGGACTGGTAATAACTTCTTTAATATTCCTGATAATATTCTTTCACCAACATCAAATAAAAAGGCGGGTGATAGTAAAATAACAAAGGGAACTGTTTCAATAGGTGCTTTAGCATCAACTGGTATAACAATCTATGGTGGTCCTGATTGGAATTATTTAAGATTCCTTTTAATAGCTCCTGAAGATCGTCCTCAAAAACTAATTGATTATTGGATTGACGAAAGAAATAAAAATATTGAAGAAGACACTAATAGATTAAGTAACCAATTTGGAATTAAATTGGGAACTCGTAGTTATAATTCAATGTTTATCGGCGTGTATAATCAGGAATTAAAATCTGGATATAGTGTATCAAGCACTAAGTTTAAAGGAGGAACCGTTTTACAATTAAAGAATAGAGATGGTTCTATATATGATCCTGCTGGAATAAACTCAAAGGGATTAGTTACGGTTGTTGATGCTGCAGAAGGAATTAAAGATTTTTCATTATTAAATTTATATGTTGGAGCTGAACATGTTGAAGCATATAGTAAAACACAACTACAAAGCGTTCAAGCATACTTATATTCAAGTGGAACACAAGTATCATCATTATATACAACCGCCCAGGAAAAGTGGGGCTAATTTTTTATTATAAATAAATAATATATGAACACCATTCTGTCAGACTTTAACTCACCTGGTTATTCGCCAAAGGTTATTTCAGAAAGATATTATAGTGATATTAGTGATAGTTTAACTCACCCAATTTCTGGCAGAGTTATTTTAGCAACCGATATTGACGCTATTAAAAATAGTATAAGAAATATTATTTTAACTCCAGCAGGATCACGAGCATTTAATCCTTCATTTGGGACTAAAATACAAACCCTTTTATTTGAACATCCTACTCCGGTTACGGCAATTTCTATTAGAAGCGAAATCAAAATTGCTTTATCTAGACTCGAACCAAGAGTAAAAATAAAGAGCGTTGAAGTTTTTCAAAGACAATTTGATACAGATTACGACGTATCAATAGTATTTATAGCAGGATATGATACAGATGAAGAAGTCACATTTACATTAAACAGATTAAGATAATTTTATGGCACAAGTAGGAGAACAACTAAAAGTTTCAGAATTAGATTTTGAAACTATTAAACAAAACATTATTGATTATTTCAAAAATGGTGAGTCCGAATTGACTGACTGGGATTTTGAAAGTTCAAACATAAATAATCTGATTGATGTTTTAGCATATAATACTCATTATAATGCGGTAACCGCTCACATGGCAGTTAATGAAAGCTTTATTGATAGTGCGCAAATACGATCAAGTATTGTTAGTTCTGCAAAACTTTTAGGATATGTTCCTCGTAGTTATAGTGCGCCAATTGCTATTCTTGACGGTAAATTTCAAGCAGAAGAAGACTCTCCGATTGAATATGTTATTCCAAAGGGTAGTATATTTTCATCTCAATTTAACCAAGAATCATTTAATTTTGTTGTTCTCGATGATATTATTCGTCTTGAAAAAATAGCAGATGACGGAAGTTTTTATTATCAAACGACAGAGGATTCCCCGATTGTTGCAAGAGAAGGCAGCTTAATTTCAAGAACGTTTGCTGTAGATGCTAGTGACGATGGATCTAGGTATGAAATTATAGATGAAGACGTCGATTTAAGTACTCTTATTGTTAGGGTTTATCCTACAACAAACAAAAGTGAAGGAAGCGCTGTTGTATTTAATCGTTATTCTAATATTGGCGATGTAAATGAAGATTCTACAATTTACTTTATATTTGAAAATTCATTTGGAAGATATGAAATATATTTCGGTAATGGCGTTTTTGGTAAAAACCTTACTTCTGGCCAGGTTATTGAAATTGAATATTTAACCACCCAGGGAACGGCGGCAAATGGTTTAAACTCTCCTTTTTCAGTTAACCAAATTAATGATAATAATAGTCCTATTGGAAAACCAATTTCATTAGGTATTAAAGATAACGCTCGAGTCTTTGGTGGATCTGTTAAAGAATCAAATAATGAATTAAAGATTAATTCAACCAATTCTTTTACTACTCAAAACAGAGCGGTTACTGCAGATGATTATCGAAGCTTAATTCTTTCTAAGTTTGGATATATTCAAAGCGCAAGTGTGTGGGGCGGTGAAGACAACATTCCTCCTCAATATGGTAAAATCTTCATTGCGCTTGATAGCTTTTCTAATAGCCAACAATATGAAAAGCTTAGCAATTTAAATAAAAAAGAAATAGTAGATTATCTTAATACTAAAAAAATTCTATCTATTCAACCAGAAATTGTTGATGCAAAATATATTAATATTGTTCTTGATGTATTATTTAAATATGATACAAACATTACGAGTTTAGTAACAAATGAAATGCAGGCCGTTGTTGAAAGAGAGGTATTAATACCTTATAACAATAATGTTTTAAATAAGTTTGATACTATCTTTAGGTATTCTCAATTTGTTGGAGCAGTTGATAATGCGTCACGTGCTATTCTTAATACTCACGTTAGGGTATTTGTACAACAAACAATTGATATTCCTGATGATAATAGCCAAAATGTATTTAATATTGAGTTTGGTGTTCCTTTAACCGTTGATGATGGAACCGTTTTAGTACAAACATCATCAGACATTCCATGGACTGAAAATGGAGAGCTCGTATTTTTAGGAGATGAAGCAAAAATAAACTCAACTCGTGAAAGAAATATATTTCTTTATAAGAGGGGCGAGCAAAATTCTATTACTAAGATTAGGGATGTTGGCGAATTAAATTTAGATACCGGTGTATTAAAGCTTCGTTCTATATTTGCAGATAATCCTGTTAAATTAAAAATAATGGTGCATCCTAAATCTAATGATGTTGTTGGAACTAGAAACTTCCTTTTAAGGATTGATGAAACTTCAACGAGGATAATTGCAAATCCTGATGAAATCGCTCGAGGCGGAGTTACTCAGTCAATTGATTATAAAGCATTCCCAAGAGAAAGAAGTTAATTAAATGATTCAAAGCGTAGCTAGTGGTAATTCAAAGGCTGTAGAAAATTATTCTGCATCAGATGTTCTTCCTGACTTTTTTGAAAGTGAGTCTAAGAAACTTATAGTCTTAATTAAAGAATATTATAAACATCTTAATACTGAACTAGGACCCTCCTTTGAAATTTCAAATTTAATATCATCTCATGATATTGATTTAGCAAGTGAAAAATATTTAGACGCAATTGAAAGAGTTATTGCTCCGAACATTCCGCAATCTGAAACATTAGATCGGCAAAGGCTTTTTAAAATAATTGCAAACTATTATACTAATCGAGGTAGTGAAGAAAGCGTTTATACATTCTTTAAAATATTCTATAATGAAGTTGTAACCTTAATATATCCAAAGGACTTTATTTTCGATACAAGTAATGATAAATCCGTATCATCTGATAAATTTAAATTAAGAGACAGCTATAGATATCAAGAGTTTTCATACTTAATCAGTAGTAACCGAGATGCCGCAGAATGGAAAAGCGAATTTAAAAAATTCGTTCACCCAGCCGGATTAAAGTTTTTCACAGCATTAACAATTAGTGCAATTGGTGGAGATACTGCGTTGGAAACAATGTGGAATGACGGGTGTGGAGTATTAACAAAATATCTAAAAGATGGAGAACTGCCAGAAGATCCTTGCGATTTTTGGGAAAGTATTGATTGGGAAAAAGCGGTTGGCAAGCATAGTCCTTTATTCCAGCCATGTATTGATTTAAGACTGGTTTATGTATTTACTGTCTTATATAATAGTAACGTACATTACATTGAATATTTAAGAAACACGATTAATTCTAAATGTTCTAAATATAACCTAAAAGCGATTTACGCATCATATGCAATATCGCTTTTAATTACGGACGAGCCTTATGGCCAAGTAAAGCGGTGGGATGATATTTATAGAGGAATCGGTAAATACCTAGAGCATGGCGCGTATACCGATGGATATTCAGATTATACAATTGGTGGGACTGAATTAGAGTTTAATCCTGGGAGAACTGTTGAAAATAATAATACTAGATTTGCCGGTTGGAGTTATGATACATCGGTTGATGATTTTTCTCGTTCCTATACTTGTATTATTGATCCCAATGAAACTCCTATTGTTGATCTTAATGCTTGGGCTGATTATACAAATGAAGTGATTGATGCTGGAGATCGCAAAAAAATTACAATTGGTAATTCAATAGATACTTCTTTATCTGTTATACATAATTTTAATACATATGATATCGTTCCTTTACTTAAGAATAATATTACAGGGGAACTTTCTGTTTATGCGCATACTGAGGTTACCGATTTAAATACTGTTGTTTTTAATTTTGATTCAGCTCCAAATATTTCTGAATATAGCGCTTATATTTTTAAAGTTGATATAACAGAATTTACTAATGGTTACGTTGAAAGTTTTGAAGGTAGTGACACTATTGAAACCGACATTAATGGCACTTCATATTGGATTAAAGATATAAGTCATAACCTTTCGCATGATAAGTTACTTTTCTCTGTTAGAGACTTAGAAACTAACGAATTTGTTTTACCTAATGCCACTTATATTAATAATGATATATTAAGACTAACGTTTGCTGAAGAACCGGCGGCGTCTCCTGGTGGGTATTATGTTACAATATATTATAACGAAGAAAGTAACGATTTTTCTAGCCGTATTGGTAATGGCATTGATACCGAAATAATAGTTGATCATGGAATTGGTTATGCAGATGTTGCTTTTGCTCTAAAAGAAATCTCAACCGGTGACGCTGTTCAATTTGTATATGCCGAAGTTATAGATGACAATAATATTAAATTAGAATTTAATACTCCACCTTCTTCAGAGCAATATGAAATTTATATTAAGCAAGCAAGCTCGTCTGGAATTTTAGAAAACTTTCTTTCATTTAAACTTGGAGATGGGCTTAATAGTGTCTTACCAATTACTCATAATTTAGGCACAACGAATGTTATACCAATTATTCATAATGTTATAACCGGTGAATTAAATTATATTGTTCAATGGGAAGTTTTTAATGAAAATATAATTTCATTTATATTTTCGGAGGTTCCACAAGAAAATGAGTATTATGTTACTATTTTTAAAGCCATTAATAATAACCAACCAGTTAATAATGGATTCACTGAAATATTTGATGGAGATGACACTATAATAAGTGGAAATGATTATGTATTAATAGAAGATATTAATAATCCATCAGATGGCAGTTATGGTTCAGTTTCATATGATTATGAAATAGCAAAATATGAAATTAAAATATCAGATATTGAATTATGGTGGGATGCACCATTGCCTATTTCAGGAGATCCTGATAGTTCACCTTTAGGTTTTAGTTTTAATCAATTTTCAAGATTTATTAATTGGTTAAATGTAAGATATGGTTATCATGAAGCATATAACTTTACAACTTCAAATGATAACGACCCTATTGAATTATGGCCTTTAGCAGATTCATGGTCTGCTAGTAATCGGTTTAGGCATAAAGACGCAAGATATTTCATACCAAGCGAAGATGAATGGTATAAAGCTGCTTATTATGATCCTAATAAAAACGGAGAAGGTTTGGGCGGATATTATGAATATCCAACAGGAAGCGATACGCCACCAACTGCGGTTGCAAGTGGAACCGATGAAGGAACCGCAGTATTTGACCAAGATCCAATCAATGATACGGTGGCATCTGTTTATGAAGCAGGTGGATTAAGTTCATATGGTACTATGGGTCAGGGTGGTAATGCTTATGAATTTATTGAAGATGCCGCTAACTCAACGATAGATCTTTTAGAAGAGTTAACGTTTGTAACTATTGGCGATGAGGGTAACGCCGCTGATACCACCGGCTATGGTGATGTATCATATGCATATGATATCAGTAAGTTTGAAATTACTGAAGGTAACATTGCTGAATATAATGCAGACCCCGCAAATAATCTTCAACCGATTACACTTACCTCACCTCTTCGTGGCGCTAATAAACCAGCTACAGACATAACTTGGAACGAATGTGCTCGTTATGTTAACTGGCTTAACGAAAGAGAGGGTATACAGCCAGCATATAATTTTACTGCACCTGGCAGTTCTACAAATATTGAGGTTTGGACTTCTGGCGAAGCGTGGCAAACCGACGGCGAAAATCTATTCAGACATAAAGACGCAAAATACTTTATACCGAACGAAAATGAGTGGTATAAAGCCGCTTATTATAAGAGTGGCGGTACTAACGCTGGTTATTGGTTATATCCAACAGGCAGTGATAGTGCTCCAACAGCTGTAACATCTGGAACTGTTGATGATACCGCGGTATTTGTCGGTGCCGGTGTAACACCTTTAAGCCCAGCTGATGTCACAGAGGCTGGTGGGCTCAGTCCTTATGGTACAATGGGACAAGGTGGTAATGTATACGAACATACGGAGAATACTTTTGATGGCGCTAACGATAACGTGCTTGCTAATCGGGTATACCGCGGCGGTAGCTTTGGTTTATTTGCAAGCAACTTGACAAATCCCGAGCGTGAGTTTGCCGGTGCAAATATCGGGAGCCCGTCGAAAGGTCTTCGTGTCGCAAAAGTAAATCCTGAAGCAAATAGAGTCATCCGCGGTGGATCATGGGGATATGATGTATCTAACTTAAGTAAATCAACTAGATTTCAACAAGCGCCACAACTTTTTGGCACTAATTCAACATTAAGATTGGCTCGTAATCCAAGCGCAATTAAAATTAATTCAGGAACTGCGATTGAGCCAGCAGATAATAGTATTTGGACATATAACGTTAACCATAATCTTAATAATGAAAATGTTATTTTTGCCGTTAGCGAATTAATCGCTAAACAAAATATAATGGTAAGCGGCCGAACGGTTGATTCAAATAATTTAGAACTATCGTTTAATGAAAAACCAGAGTTATCTCCAGATTCTTTAAAGGTTTCAGTATTTTATGATGCTGAGCCAAGTGATAGAATATTTAATATTGGCGATGGAATTAATAATGAAATTGAAATTAACCACAACATTGGATCTTCAAACATTATGTATACTGCCAGAGAGATATCAACAGGCGACCTTATTTATGTTCAAGGGAAAGCAATAGATAATAATACACTAAAATTGTTTTTTGACGAAATTCCATCAACAGCACAATATCAAATATATATTAAAAATATAGAATATATAAAAGATATTGTTGAATATGGAAGCGCTTTAGACGACTTAAATGCTAACGATGTCTTCATATCAGATTCAGATTATCTCAATTCATTAGTTTATTTTGAACCAGGTCCTGCCTCAGAATTAATTTGTTGGTATGCAACTGAAAGTAATTCAAATTAATGAATAAAAAAATAAATATTAAAAGTATAAATATAAACAATGGCCGCAATTATTACAGAACAATTTAGAAAGAATACGAAAAAACTTTTTTCGGACGATTTTGCAACCAATAATTATTATATAGGTATTGGTCAACAAGATCCATGGGATGACGTTTTTTCCAGTAACGACGCATCACCGTTTCCAAACGGTACATTCGGAGATGAAAGACGAACTCTTGAGCATCTTACCGGATTATTTAAAATAACAAGTAATAATATCACTAATGTTATTCCTAAAAATCCATATGATGTATTATCTTCGTATAAAGTTTATGATCCATTTGACCCAAGTTGTTTTTATGGTTGTCCTGACACAGGGTTAAAGCCGTGTTATATTACAGTTGGTGATGATAAACTATTTTTATGTATTGGTAAAACAAGTGACGCGACCGTTGCCGGTTCCTTTGCGCCGGTCGCGGCCGAAGAGGTTAATAATTATGGATTATATACAAGTGGTGAAGGAGAATATGATTGGACTTACCTAGGAAAATATAACCAGTTTTCATCAATTAATACAAGTTCGTTCATTGCAGTTACGGATGACCAACTACCAACCATATCTTCAACGACATCTTCTGATATTACTGCTGGAGCCGTTTATGGTTTTAAAGTTATTAATGGAGGTAATATTTATCGCCACCCTTCTTTATTGAACGAAAGTACGAGTAATGATTATACTGGTACTTTGGTTGGATTAGATCTTAACGGTAATCCTAAAGAAATTACAGTTTCATTAGAAATTACGATTGATTCGGGTGATCTTTCAGCAGATCCTGTCAATGATACTGCTAAAATTGTTAGTGTAAAATATTATAAAGAAGATAATAATTTTCCATATGAAATTGATTACGCAGACGGTGGTGCTGGAGTAGTAAGCCAAGAAATTGCCGCATGGGGCTTTAGTAAAGCCAAGCTTGTCTTAGATCCTCTTTTAGTTAATGAAACAAATCCAGGCGATGCCGATAATATATTACAACTTGAAAGTGACGTGCGGCCTGCTGTTAGTGAAAGACAAGAGGCTGTTATAATTCCTCTTATTGCTCCTTTAACTGGATTCGGTGGAATTAAAAGCGAAACTCTGCCAAGCTGGTATGTTGGATTATTTGCAGACACCAGTCTTGCGCCGTTTGTTCCTAATAATACAAAGTATCATCAAATCTCTTTGGTTAAAAATCCGTTGTCATCAACAGCAGGTAATCCTATACTTAACGACGACTTTGTTACGCCAATGCGGTTTTTCCAATTAGAAGGTGAAGGTGATCCAGTTCAACAAATAATCCCATCAATTGATAATATTGAAATTGGGCCAGGTTGGAAGATTTGGCAAAATGGAAAACAATGCGGCGTAATTGCTTATATTCAGACTGTCGATTCTAATACCACTCAATCACCATTATCGTATTTTTCATATTATTATTATACAGATCATAAATTCGGATATACCGATATAGATCCTCTAGGAGAGCAACTAACATTTCAGTCTCCAGATAGTCAAGTCGTTGGCCAATATACAGGAACCACTATTAAGGAACTCTTTGAGCCTTCATATGAAAGAGACTCAGGTAGTGTATTATTTTTGGATAACCGAAGTGGCATTCAAAGAGAAGAAGGCCAAAACGAAGAATTAAAACTAATTATACAATTATAAAATGTCAATTACAATATATCCGGAAAATTATTATGACGACTTTAATACACCTGATGCTAATGGATTAACGCCTGAAGATAAAAATTATTTAAGAATTTTATTTAAGCCAGGCCAAAGTGTTCAAGCTAGGGAATTAAATCAGGCACAATCAATTTTGCAAAGCCAGGTTGATAAACTTGGCCAGGGTTTGTTTCAATCTAATTCTCCTATTGTAGGAGGAGGCGCTTCATTTGATGATACTTTACGTTATATCGATGTAGAAGTACCTAGTGATTTTGTATCGACATTTGAATTATGGTCAACTGATTTAGCTAATATAGAATTACAACAGATTAATACTACGCTTACTGCTAGTATAAACAAAGTTGATATTTTAGAAGCTAATGAAGAATCAGAAAACCCTAGTAAAACATATAGGCTTTTTATTCATTATACTGCCGACACTGTTAGCGAAGATGATACAAACCTCGGTGAATTTAGTGCGACTGATATTACAATTGAAAATAAAGAAATTGATACATCCTTTATTGCTGGAGTTATTAAGCAAGGTTTAGCAGTTGGCGCAAGTATCAGTAATGGTATATTTTTCATAAAGGGAAATTGTGTTCCTGTTAAAGAACAAATTACAGCGATTGCATTAGATGACGATGAATTTGTATATTCCGGCTATCTTATATTAACTGTAAGAGAAGATACCGTTAATTATAATGATGACCAAACTCTTCTTGATAACTCAAATGGGTTTCCTAACTATGCAGCGCCTGGCGCAGATCGTTATCAAATTTCACTTAATCTAGCTCTCGTTAAAGACGAAACTCTGGATCTATCTAATATTGTTATACTTGAAATTCAAGATTCTAATATTATTTTAGAAACAAAAGTTGAAAATAATGAAAGCCCGCTAAACGATATTTTTGCAACAAGAACATCAGAGGAATCTGGTGATTATGTTTTAGATCCATTTAGTTTAGAAGTTCGCGATATTTGGGGTGGAGATGGCGAAGATGGAAATCCTGTAGGTAGATTTAATGGATTATACAAATCATTACAAGATTTAAACGAAGCTGGATATCAAAGTGTTACTGATTCTAACGATGATTATGCTGTTACTATTCAACCGTCAACTGCTTATGTTAAAGGTTATAGAGTAGATCTACCTGAGCAGATTTCTCTTTTTGCAAGTCGTGCGCGTGAGTCATATATAGATAAAAATAATGGCGAGTTATTAAAAACTGCGATCACTGCAGATTTAGGAACATATGTTGAAGGTTACATCGATGATACATCCTTTGGTTTACCTGCACTTGATTATGCAAATGTTCAAACTTATACTATGTGGTCAACTGAAGATGTTAACGACTTTGTTAATGATGTAGGTACATGTAGAATATCAACTGTTGAGGTACTTGGTGAAAACGCCGATGGCAAAGTAAGAGCTAGACTATATCTTACCGACATTGCTCGTTCTAATAATACCAGTCGACCATATAAAGATGTTAAACGAATCGCAGTAGCAAGTAATGTAGGGTTAACTGATATAGGAACTATGGACTTTATCGTTGAACCAAAAAACGGTAAGCGCATACATGATACAAATATTAGTTCATCATTCTTAAATCTTCCATATCAAACTGTTAAAACAGTGAGTTCTTTAAAAGGAACAGAAAAAAGAATTTTAAATGGCACAGCTCAACTTGACCCAGCTGATAATAAAGTAAAAGTAACATTTACAGCTGAAGATAATGGATTTATCGATAAGAGTAAATCCAATATGGTTGTAATGGTTGATAATGGAAACAACGTTACATATCAACATGTGCCAAACGCCGATTTTGAAATTATCGGATTGGGAACCGGTTCAGCCGATATTATAACTATTGATTTAACAGACTTTGATAGCGGCTCTGCTAATACTAAAGAGGTTAGATTATTAGCAAGTGTTGAAACAAATATTTCTGAAAGGCTAGGAAAGAAAGTTAAAACTTCAGTTACTAATTTAGATGTAACTGCTAAAATTCCAGTCACCAACCCAGTTAGAGATCCTCTTGAGTTTAAAGTAGGAGACAGAATAACATTGGATGGTGTTTACCATTTGATTAGTGTTGATACAACTGAATGGGAACTAGTTAACGACGGCCAAAGGAAGAACAGTTATAAGGAAGCAAAAGTTCGTTGTTTAAAAGATGGAGCAACAACAATTTCATATACTCATTGGGATTTTGTTGGCAGTGGAAATTTTTATACTGTTAACAGTTATAAGTATGCAGATGATTCACAGGTTCCTTTAGAAGAGATTCCTATTTTCCAACAAACAGGCTTACACGATGTAATAGACCTTAGGTATGTTGAAACATCAAATGGTAGGTTCTCTTTAGATCCTTATAGTACCGTTGAAATGGAACTAGATTTTTATCTAGCTCGTAAAGATTTAATAACTGTTAGTTCAAATGGTATTTTCTCTATCTTAAAAGGTGAAGCTGATTTGAAACCAAAGTTTCCATCAGTTCCTGATGACTCGATGATTCTATTCAACTTAACACTATTTCCTTATACGTTTACTTTAGGCGGCATAATTAAAGATCGTGTAAATAATAGAAGATACACGATGCGTGATATTGGGCAACTTGATTCTAGAATTTCTAATGTTGAATATTATACTGCTCTTTCTCTTTTAGAAAAATCAGCAAAAGATAAAGGCGTCTATGGAACTGACGGCGAAGAAAGATTTAAAAACGGATTTATCGTTGATGGATTTAGAGGCCACACCGTAGGTAATATTTCAGAAAAATATTATAAGTGTTCGGTTAAAAGAGGGGAAGGTAAACTTTACCCATACCACTTTGGTTCCAACTTACCATTTGATATTGTTGACGAATCTGAAATTGGTACAGATTCAGAATTTAATAAGACATGTTCAACCGGCCGCGTTATTGGTTTCCCATATAAAGAAACTAATTATGTAAACCAAAAACTTGGAACTCAATTTATTAGTGTTCAGCCATATGAAACAATAAACAGTTCAGGAATTATGGAGCTTAATCCAGAAGTTGATACTTGGGTTGATACTAAAACCGATCCTGCAATTGAAACTGATCTCTTTAATGAATTAAATACTACAATATCAAACCTTGCACGTGAAGCAGGAGTTCTTGGTACCGAATGGAACTCATGGCAGACAAACAGAAACACTTTGCTTAGTACTCAATCGGAAACAAACATATTAAGCGAAAGTTCGCTTCTTCTTGGCGATGAAAGAACTGAAGTTACTATTACCGATTTTCAAAGGCAACCCTTTAGGCGCGGTGTCGGAATAACAGATATTACAACTCAAAGGACTGATGTTTTTGATACCTCTTTAACTACAACGCTATCAGAAACGATTGAGTCTGAAACTAGGCGATTGGATCAAACTAGAACTGGTACCTTTACGAGATTAACAGAAGATTCTATTAATAAATCTTTAGGAACCTTCTTAACATCGGTATCATATAAGCCATTCATGCGCTCACGCCAAGTGTGGGTTAGAGTTGAAGATCTTAAACCAAATACAAGGTATTACGCTTTCTTTGATGACGTTGATGTTACTAAATATGTAACTAGATATACGGGAGGTGCTGATGTTTTAGATTTTAATCCAAACGCTAGTACTAACCGAAGCTTTAGGTTTTATAATAGAAGATTCTTAAGAGCTAGTAATGGCAAAACTTGGAGAGGACAAAATCCGCAATTGTTAATTTCAGATTCTGATGGAACATTACAAGCGGTATTTATTGTTCCTAATACGCCATCTCTTAAATTTGCTTCTGGTGAAAAAACTCTTAAGTTTACAGATTCTCCTCGTAATTTAGAATCTGAAGAAACTAGTAGTGCAATTGCTAGATATATTTCAAATGGTTTGGGTGCGGTTCAACAAGAATCAATTGTAAGTACAAGCGTTCCAAGACTAGTAGTTAGACCGTTACGGGCAAACCGTTCTGTAGTAAGAACATCTATTACGGATGTCTCACAAAGTGTTGATTCATCTTTTGAAGAGGTACAAATTAGTTCATCTACAGCGGTGAACGTTAGAAGGTGGGACCCTGTCGCTCAAACATTCTTTGTTAGAGATACAACCGGTATATATGCCTCAAGTGTGGATGTGTATTTCCAAAAAAGAGGGCGTAAAAATGTAAGAGCCTATCTTGTTACTGTTGAGAATGGTTACCCAACAAACAAAATTCTTCCTGGCAGTCAAAGAGTATTAAAGCCAAGCCAAATAAAGACTTCGAATAACTCTTCAATTGCAACTAAGTTTGAGTTTAAAAAACCAGTTTACCTCAATGGTAAAACCGAGTATGCTGTTGTTATATTCTCAGTTGATCCATCATATACAGTGTATATTGCTGAAATGGGTGGAGACAAGGTTGATTTAATTACAAACCAAATTATTTCTAAGCAGCCTGCAGTTGGTTCATTCTTTACAAGTAGTAATAAACGAACATGGACCGCTGAGCAAAACCGAGACTTAAAATTCAAGTTAAGAAGAGCTACCTTTAAAACTGGTAGAGCTACAATTAAAGCTCAAGCACGAATTGGCGGATATTTAGATTCTGTTGAAATTACTAATGGAGGATCTGGTTATACTACATCAACCACAGTATTAATATCGGCTCCACAAGAACTAAATAGTGCAGGCGTTCTAGTTGATGTTCCTGATTCAACTGCGGCAGAAGCCGTCGCGGTCATTGATGCGAATACCGGTGCTATTGCAGATATTGTTATTACTAATGAAGGTGAGGGTTATATTTCTCCACCAACAATTACAATAGAAGACATTGGCGGAGGCGAAGGTGCTACTGCTGTTGGTTACTTACCAACGATAAAATTTGCAGCGGCAAACCTTAATCAAAGCGCGATGTCAATATCTGGTAAAACCTCAATCGTTAATAAGCTTACACTAAATAATAAGAAATATAATATTCAGAGTAATACTCCAATTGAATTAAGAGATGTAAATCATAGTGTTAATGCTGGAAATGCTGAAGACACTACACTTGATATTATTATTGGAACAAGCGATAACCGAGTTACGCCAATGCTTGAGAAGAATGGAATCGCTTTAGAAGTAAGAAGTTACTTTATTGAAGAAAAGGGCGGTTATGAAGATGAGAAAAATACTTCTCAATATTATACAAAGAAAATTGCTTTAGAAACTCCTTCAGATCAAGTTGATGTTTATGCTGCGATAAATCGTCCAACTGAAACATCAGAAATTCAATTCTTTATTAAAATGTTTGATGATGAAGACGGCGTTAGAATAAACCCTGATATAACACCTTCTGATGATAATGACCAAAATGAATGGTGGGAAATTACTCCAACTGAACCAAAGGTTGTTCCTATTAACTCTGATGGTAAAACATATTCCGACGTATTATTTAGAAAGAACTTAGAAGAAGACACGTCTGATATTGACTTTACTTCATTCATTATAAAAGCTGTTATGTGGGGTAAAAATAATACTGATATTGTAACTGTTAAAGATCTAAGAATAATCGCAACTGCATAATATAAGTGGCTAGATTTAAACCATTAGAAAATGAAGCATCTTTGGTTAAAGATTACCAAAGCGGCGCTATTGTTAATACAGATAAAGATGCGTATCGATCGGCGATGGCTAAAAAGAAAAAGAACCGAGAGATTCTTAATTTAAAAAAACAAATTAAACAGCTCCATGATAGAATATCTGTTTTAGAAACTCATATTTTATCTGATATAAATAATAATTAAATAGTATATACTTTAAAGATGCCCTTAAACAATAAAACATTTGAAACAGTAATTTCCACAGACACCTTTAAGCAATGGGCTGATAAGTGTAATGAGTTAATTGGCGAAATTAACATAACGGAAATACCAACTATTGACAGCGTCGTTGGTATATCTAACAACCAAACAATAACTGGAAACAAAACCTTTGATGGACCTAGTTCTTTTGCAAGCGCATCTTTTGCCGGACTTTTAAATTCCGTTAGTATTGCTTCAGGAAATTTAGTTATTGGCCAACTGGATCAACCAGAGGTTACATATACTAAATTTTATGATCCAAATATTACTTTTCAAAAGTCAATATTAGATCCTGTTGTATCTCTAACATTAAAGTCGGCTTCGCCATCTACCTTATTAATTACTGATGGTAATTTAGAAATTGGAGGAAGCGGTGATTTAGTAGTTGGCGGACAACTTGAAGCAAATGGTTTCAGTGTCGATGGCGGAGGTAACTTATCGGTCGACGGTGGATTAAGTTGGGGCCCACTCGATTCTTACCTTCAAGATGGTCTTGGATTAAAAGTAAGCGGGGGTGATATTGAAACTACAGCCGGAGGATTAATTGTAACTGATGAAATCGTTTGGGGTGGAGGAACATTATTTCAAAATGGAAATGCAACTCTTAATAACAATTTATTTATTGAAGGCGATGAAATTGAATTTAGCGATTCAACGGCGCCTATTCTTTCATTCCCAGGCATAGGTTATGATTGGGAAATTCCTACAAGTAAGCCGCTTGAAGATTCTATTCTAAGTTGGGACATCGGCGGAGATACATTAGAATGGGTAACAAAAACAGATTTTGCAGATGATATTGAATTAGCTGTTTCAAGTAGTTTAACCGCAGCTAACTTTTCAATTCCAGTACAATTATTACCGGTTGGAACAATCATTGCAGTTGATTCTGATGTATTAACTAATTGGGATCAAGCAGATGAAGGAAATGGCCTTGCATATGTTGAAGATGCTGAATTTTCAACATGGTTGGTTCCAGATGGAGTTAAACAAGTTTCATTTGATTCTAATGATACAACTTATGAAAAAATTGCTAAGTTAATTAATCCAGCTTTAGTTGGCCAAACCTCTGGAACAGTAACTCTCACAGATTTATTTGAAACCGCTCCAACAGGTCAAAGATATATAATGAAAGTCGCGGAGGACGCAGTTATTAATTTCCGTTTGAGAAATAAAAATGACTTATCTGGAGGTACTGGAATTAAACTCTTCGATGCTGCTGGAGTTCAACAATCTTATCTTGATATTAATGGCGGATCTATTGCAGTAAACTACAACAGTAAAACAATAGATCTTACAAATAGTGGAAGACAACTTAATGTAAGAAGCACCTTTGATCCGTATTTTGCAGATACTCAAAATGGTTTCGTTGCAGGTTATACAACATCAGGCCAATTAAGAACGAAGTGGCCTGTTGCAAATGAAGATGCTGTAAGTAAAAGTTATTTAGAAAATCAACTTGATGTTGTTAATACCACGGTTGATACTTTAGAAACCACAGTTAATACATCTCTTTCAAATACTCTTGCATCGGTTGAAGCTGAAAACCAAATTCTTTTAGATCGAATTAATGTTTTTGAAAACGTTGGCCGTATTTGGAAATTACCTGCACGTGAAGGTAACTTGACAATATTTGAAAACGCTAACACTAGTTCAGGTAATCAGAATTCTAAGGATGAAGTATATCTAACAGGGTCAACCGGTAATAAACTTTGGGGAACCTCAATGTCAAATTTAAATCAAAATTGGATGTATATTACATCTGATGATAAGATGGCAACAGTTCATAGTGATGACTATGATTATGGAACTCAAAAATATACCGATGGCGCGCCAATTGCAGCGCTATCTCCAATTACTGGAACATGGGCAAAGGCAAAAGAAATCGTTCCAAATGGTCATCGCACGATGATGATTGATGAAGATGGAATTCCATATGCTTGGGGTTATCAATCAAATTATTATGGATTACGCGGGCAAGGCGCGTATATAAACCCAGAAAACAATTGGACTTCAAATAGTGCAAGCGGGTTAACTGTTGATCAAATTACAGATCATACGCCGATACCATGTATGGTTCCAAACGCAACCGCGATATTCAGTTCTAATAAATGTAATTATATTCGAATAAAACAAGTAGCATATGATACTTACCTCTCAGGTGATTATTGGTGGAGAAGAAATGGATTTCATGTTATTACTAAAGATGGCTATGATTTAGATGATGCTAAATTCTTTACAGGCAATAACGAAGATGATGGAATAAACAAACCAACAATACGTGGTCGTGTAATTTCTGGAGGTCATCTTAATGCTAACTATTGGTATGAAAACGCATCTGCTAACAGCGCTAATGCAACGACCGCACGAGGTCCAATAATCTGGGGGCCGGGGCAAACTCAAATGGGAGCCGTTCTTTGGTGGGAATATGGAAACTCAACTCAAACATTAACAGGCAGTCCTAACGGAGAGCCAGAAAGAGTTCAGTCTCCAGGAAACAAATCCTTTAACTTCTATACTCCAGAAAATGCAAATTATGATTCAGATTACCCTTGGTATATTAAGAAAATCGTTTCTAGTTGTTGGGATCATTTTGTTATTGTTGGAAAAGAAGGCGACGATGACGCTAATGAATTATGGCATTGGGGAATAAACGCATATTATGAATCAGGTAACCAAGCTACGCGTGGAGTAAATAATCAATTTATGGTACCTGTTCATGACGGAATTAATCGAAATCTTGGTTCTCCAATGGTCAATGATGGCGGTAATACACGAATTTTTAGAAGGAAAGATTCTCAACCACATGGCCTTAAAAACCTAGATGCTATTAAATTACCAAATAATTATTGGTATTTTGTAATTCTTGGCGATGGTAATAACGAAAGAAAGAATACGCGCTTTAGAGTATATCCATATTCTGGAACAAATGCATTAAAGAACGGGTTGTTTCCAAATAGTCCTGGAACAACAAATGCAACATCATATACTCTTAGTGCAACTACAAGTACCTTTATTCCAAATTATCAAACTCGATTAACAGGAATTGTTGATTTACAAATTAATCATTGGCAAAATAATACAACACAAAACGTTGTATGGGCTTTACGGAAGAACTCTTCAACCTTTTCTACTTGGACCAATCCGAATCATGACTTATGGACATGGGGAAGAAATAACCATGGACAAACTGGACAAGGTAATACTGGTTCATGGAGATCTCCTGCTAAGATTACAGGTTATACTGATCAAATATACAATACTGGTCATGGTAACTTTGTTAGAAAAAATGCTGCACTATTTTTTACAGGATATCACGGTAATTCCGGAGGAGTTGGATTTGCTAAAGCAATTTCAAGTACAAATACAACTCAAAGCGTAACATCTCTTCAACGAGTAACAATCGGCGCAGCCGGTAATAATGCTTGTAAAAAATTATTTGTAGTTCCTTGGCAAGGCAATACTGGAAACCAACAATTTGCAGTTACACGATCGGTCACAGATGAAGCAGGTGGTATTCAAGCACAACTATATGTTAATGGATATACCTATTATCATGAAACCGGCTGGCATATGGGTTCAGGAGCAGAAACTCACGATTCTGCTAATAATTATACGAATGGGTGGCGTCGAATATTCTTCCCAGAAGATCCAATGAATATTGTTCAAATTGCAACAGGTAACCCACATGTTATGTTTATATTATGTAAAGATGGTGGTGATCCTGATGCTGAACGCGGAAGACTATATGTAGCCGGTTGGGTACAGGGAACTAGAGCGACATCACACGACGAAGCTATTCATCCAGTGTTTACATCAGCTCAACGATATGTTAGAACTACTTACGTTTAAACCTGAATAAATATTTAAAATCATGGCAATTACACCAACAAAAATTATACTAAAACATTCGTTTAATAGTGGAGCAGAGCCTGATCCTGCGTCACTTGTTAATGGAGAACTTGCTTTTAATGCGACAGATTCAACTTTGTTTTGGAAAGATCAATCTGGAGATTTAATAACAAAATCATTAAACATTAATGAAGATATTGCTGCAGTTATTAGGGATGAATATAGCGACTTTTTAATATCAGATATTAATTTAGTTGCTGGTGATAATAACAAATCAAATTTAGTTGTATCATATTATAGTGGAGATACAACCAAAAACTTAGGTGATGTAAGAGGTGCGACAGGACTTGGAATTAGTCCTGTCGCAGTTTATGAGTGGGCAGATGAAATTCCTACAGCGGGTGATATTAGTAATCCTTTATCAGCTGCATTACAAAGAACCGGCGTAACCGTTGCAGTTTTATATGGAGTGACTACAGGTGATAGCCCAGTGTGGACTAATACTCACATATATGTATATAATGCAACTGCAGATTCTTGGACAGATCTTGGAGAACTAATTGGTGCCGTTGGTCCAACCGGATTAACTGGTGATGTGGGTGCAACTGGTCCAACCGGCCCAACTGGTCCAACTGGTGCTGTGGGTCTAACAGGACCAGCTTCTAGTGCGGCAACCGATATTGATAAAGGTATCGTAGAGTTTTCAACACAATCAGAAGTTTGGAGTGCAGATGGAAACGACCCTGCTAATAATACTGTTGTTAGAGCTAAGCATTTATTAACTAAAAAAGATGAAGTTAATTCTGCTTTAACCTTTGCAGATCTTGGCGTTGGAAATGCCGCAGGAAATGGAAAAATAAGAATTCACCCTGATGGGCAAGTCGCTTTAAGTTTAACCAATTCAGCTATTCCTCCAATAACTGGCGATGAAAATCCAGGAAGTGCCGTTAATGGTATATTACCTGAAGGTTATGTTGCGTTAAGGCGAGATGCAACCGACGTGTTTATTGATTTAAACGTTGGCGGTTCTATTACAAGTAAGCAGATTGGTAGTGACCAAACGCTAACATTAAATGGAACAAGTATTGAAATTAGTGGAGGCAATAGTATTCAACTTCCAGTGCCAGTTATTGGAGGAATGCAAAGTTTAATTTTTGATCCACAAACTTTTGAATTAACAATTGATGGAGGTAATACAGTTACATTACCACAAAATACAAATTTACAAGACTTATCAATTGTTGATGATCAATTAACACTCTCCGATAGTAATACAGTTACATTACCAGTAACGACCGCTCAAGGACAAAAAGCAGATTCTGCAATTCAACCTTCTGATATTGATACTTTATCAGGACTTAATAGTATATTAACTGATGCTGAACTTATTGATACAGAGGATTTTCGATTAATTAATCAGCGTCAACCTTTATATCATATACATGAAATAAACGATTTGACTGCGCCTGAAGGTGCGCAAGATGGCCAAGTTATTAGATATAATGAAAACCTTGGGGAGTTTTCTTTAGAAGATTTTATCTTTGATGTAAGCAATAGTATAACAGAATCTGTTTTCACTGAAGCTGATATTTTTGCAAATGATAAACTTATATTTAAAGATACAAGTAATGCAGAAGTTGCAAGATATGCTGAAGTTTCAACAATTTTTGAAAATACTTCAAGCGTTGGTATTGGAAGAGCTCCTGGAAGCGCGGATTATGCACTTGATGTTTTAGGGCAGGATGTAATATTTGCAAAAGAAAATTATACGAGTGGCATATTATTATCTGCCGGTGATGGCGGTATAGAATTATTTGACGGCGCCAATGATTATACCGAGGAGCCTGGTTGGGGAAATCCATATATTGATTTTAAAAACCAACAAACCGATGATTATAGTAGCCGTATAATTAAACAAGGTGACGCATTAAAGATTGTAACCGGTGGCAATGGCGGCACTGGTGGTAAATTTCATTTTTCTCAATCTGGCGAATTTGTAATTGGGCAGCGCCTAACTAGTGAAGTTATCAGCTATGATGAAATTACTGGCTTTGCAGGTCATGATTTGGTAGTTGGCCGAGAAGCTTTAGATGTTAGAGGTAATATTGCTCTTGGTCGATATAGTACAGATGTATCCGATTATGATGCAAGTAATTATATATCATTTGCAGGAACATATGGAGACCCAGACGCCGCCTTTATAGGAGAACGCCGTTATGATGAAACCGCAGATCAAAAAAGTGAGTTACTTATCTACAAAGGTAATGACCCGGGCAGTGGCGGTAATGCCGATCGAATTAGAATTGCATCAGGCGAATTTAGAATTGATACCTACGAATCACAAATGCCATTCACGCCACCTTTAGGGTTTAACGCAATAGGCGAATCTACTAATTTAATTAATAGGTTTAGAATAACTGATGATGGTAATGTCGGTATTGGAACCGGTGAAACAAATCCTCCAATGAAGTTATCTATTCAAGGCGGAACTATTGGTATTGATTCTAACAGTGATGACGATTGGGGAATGATTGACCAAGGTACTACTAATTCAGGTATTGGATTCAGAGGATCTGGTTTTAATGCTAGCCAGGGCTTGGATTTATGTGTTACTGGAAGTGGTAACGTTGGAATTGGAACTGAAACGCCAAACAGCCCGTTACAAGTAATTGGTAATACTCAAATAGATGGTAAATTATATGTTGCTGATAGCCTCTTCCTTGGATCAGATTATTCTGCGGCTGGGTCTGGCAACACTTGGCCATTAGCACTAATTACCGCAACTCGAACCACTGAAATCCCTAATACAGATTTAGGACAAAAGGATGATTTACGATTAAGCAGCAACGACTCTGTAAGTATATATACCGATGGTGATTGGAACAGCACAGATACAACTGATATTCCTAAATTTCGTGTTATACAAAATGGAAATGTTGGTATTGGAACAATTGATCCTCTTGAAAAATTACATGTTGTTGGACAAGGCCTTTTCACACAGGGCCAAAATGCCGACGATGGTGGCGTTCTTATTAATGGCAGCGCTGGAAGTATTGAATTAATAGAGTCAGTAGCCGATGGTGACAACCCGTTCATCGACTTTAAAACGGCCGGAAGTGCTGAAGATTTTGATTGTCGCATTATTAAAGAGGATAACGGACTGGAATTCCATACCGGTGATGGGACCCCATCACCAAGACGCTTAAAGATTCAAAGCGATGGCCTAGTTAGGGTTGGACCTGATTCTGTAGCACCAGTTAGTACTTTAAGTATTACCGACGGCGGAATTGCTATCAGTAGTAATGGAGATGCCGATTGGGGATTTATTGATCAAGGACCTGATAATTCTGGAATTGGATTTAGAGGCCAAGGGTCGCTTACTTCATCAGACCTTGATTTAACAGTAACTCAAGCCGGAGATACTGTTATTAAGCAAGGCCAGAAATTAACAATTGGAACTGATGACATATTTCCAAATACTTTAAGCGGAATTCCAACTCCTGGAGCTCCTTATAGCACAAGCTTAATCGGCAGCAGTGGCCATGTACAACTACCTGGTGGTTTAATTATGAAGTTTGGAACTGCTATGAGTAACATAGATGGCGCCCAAACGTTTATCTTTGAAGAAGAGTTTCCAAATAATATGTTTACTATACATATTACAAAACAAGGGGGCGGTGGTACGACTATGTCATATGATTCATATAACCGTCAAGGTTTTACTATAAATCGGCCAGACGGCATTGATAATTCTCAGGGCGCTGGTAGTAACGGCGTTGGATTCTGTTGGCAAGCAATCGGTAATTAAAAATACTATTTTATAAATAAGTTTATAATAAGTAAACCAAACCTTTATATTATACCCATTTGTTATGAAACACACAGAAGTTGACGAAGATGCCTTTACGCGCGAAATGAAACTTGTCGTTGCTGAAACTATCAAAGAGTTACATGCGACTGACACTGGTATACGATTTAAAAAACCAAATACGATTCAAGGGTGGTTGGCAGTTACTTTAGCATGTATTGCTTTATCTGGTTTTGTTGGGTCAAGTATTATATTTTTAAATAATGTAAGTACTCACCATCAATTACCAGCACATTCTGGGACTAAAAAATTATTAGAAGAAGTAGCAGAGATTCATGAACTACATTCTAGAGATCAGGTATTTCATATCAAAGAAGAACGATTACAACTTCAAATATTAGCAGAAACCGCTCCAATTCATGAAAAGGTAAGCGTAATTAAAGAAGACGTAAAGGCTATTGAAACAAAGGTTGATATTTTACTCGATCGTGAGTTTAAGAGAAATGCTAATTAGCGTTATTATTTAAAGATATATTTTTATAAATATATTATATAAAGTAGAGATTTAGGATTTATTTCTGCTTTAAACACCACACACATAAAATATATGACGCCTTACGAAACCTTTAAAGCTTTTGCTCAATTACAGTCTATAGCTTGGACTTTGCCGATGCTGGCCCTATGTATCATTGTTGTCTTTAAAGCTTTTAAGCCTGCAAAGAATGCTAATAAGAAGGGTGCCAGCAATTCTTCAGAAAAAATGAGATGGTTTCTTACCGGAATTTTTATTGGGTTCCTTGGAAATATTCTTGATAATACATACTGGGCTTTTTATTGGGGAGCTGGTTATTTACAAATGCAAGAACCTGTTGATGCATTAATTAGTTTTGGTGTTTTTCCTAACCTTGTTTTTAGACAAGGGATGACATTGTTAGCTGCGTATTGCCATATAAAAGCTTTTATACCTGCAGAAAATAAATTATTAGCTAAGAAGGTTCATAAGATATTTATTGCTACTATTATTTTGGGGCAAGGGTATATTCTATTACTGATCGCTTTAAAATACGGTTTGTTCTTAAACGCCAAATAAGTTTATTTCTTCTTGATCGGATTTAAACTTTCCTTTATCTCCGGCAGAAAAGTAAATATCATTGCCTTCTTTTTTATAGATCATGATATAATCTATGTCTCCACATCCGAGTTTTTTAAATAATTCCCGAGCGCCTTTGTTAATGTATACTATTTCATTATTCATACAATTTATATATAATAAGTTTATATAAATAATAGTATGGCTAGACCAGAAACAAGAGACCAATTAGCAGAATATTGTTTAAGAGCTTTAGGCGCTCCTGTCATTGAAATTAACCTTGATGAAGATCAAATCGATGATCGCATTGATGAAGCTATTCAATTTTATCAGGAGTACCATTCAGATGCAGTAGTAAGAACCTTTGTTAAACATGAGATAACGCAAGATACTATTGATAATAGGGAAATTCAATTACCAGATTCAATATTAAGCGTAACTCGAATCAGAGGTTTAAATTCATCAAGTCTTGGTGGAATGTTTAGTGTTAAATATCAAATGCACCTTAATGATGTTGCTGGATTGAATGGATCAAACGGCGGAGGATTAGTAAACTATGAAATGACTAAACAAAACCTTTCATTAATTGATGATATTATAAATGGTCATTCTCAACAGGTTTCATATAGTCGCCACAAAAATACAATTAAAATACATAGCGATATTACAGGTTATGCCGGCGTTGGAAATTTTATTCTTGTTGAATGTTACCAAACAATAGATCCAAATTCATATCCTGAAGTATATAATGATATGGCTTTAAAAGAATTATTAACACTACTTCTTAAAAAACAATGGGGTGCAAATCTAATTAAATTTGAAGGAATGCAACTACCGGGCGGCGTAACAATAAACGGGAGGCCAATTTATGATGACGCTGTAACAGATTTAAAAGAACTTAAAGAAAGATGGCAATTACAATATGAAGCACCCGTTGATTTTTATTGTGGTTAAAATATAATACCAATGGCTTTAAATAAATATTTTCAAAACGGCGCTAAGTCTGAACAAAACTTATATGAGTCTCTTGTTATAGAGTCCATACAGATTCATGGCATTGACGTTTATTATATTCCTCGTAAGATTATTAAGAGGGACTTTGTTTTAAATGAAGACGTGGTTTCAACCTTTGATAAAGCATTCAAAGTTGAAATGTATGTTGAGGAAATGGAGGGCTTTGAAGGAGATTCTAAAATTTATGAAAAGTTTGGTTTAGAAGTTAGAGATGAAATGACGTTACGCGTCGCTAAGTATCGATGGAACCAACTTATTCAGCGTCACGGTTATGCTGATGATGCAGTGCGTCCAAGAGAGGGCGATTTAATTTATGTGCCTCTTTATAAATCTATTTTTGAAATTCGTTATTCTGATTCTAAAAAACCATTTTATCAATTACAAGACTTACCATTATTTACTCTTACATGCGAGAAGTTTGAATATGAAGGACAAGAAATTGATACAGGCATTGACGATATTGATGACATACAAGAAAAACTTTCTCAAGGATTTACTTTTGTTATTGATTCCAAAACAGAACCAAATTTTATTGATGGAGAAACATTAACATTTACTACACCCGGCGGTATAACTGGTAATACAGAGTTCTTTGAATATAATATAGTTCCAGATAGTGACCCAATTGTTGAAGAAATGAGAGTTGGCACTTTAACGTTTGATGACGGATATTTCCATAATATTGAGGCTAACACATCATTCTTAGGTACTGAAAGCGGGGGCTCTTTAATTATAAGTGAACTAAGAAGCCTTGACGATTCCGACTCTGATATATTTAATTCAGATCATTGGGCAGGTAATGCAACGTTTGCTGATGCGGCTAACGGTTTAGAATTTATTGACTTTTCAGAGAGCAATCCATTCGGTGAACCATTTAATTTCCAATAAATAAAAAACTATGCTAGGACACGATTATTTTTACCATGCCAATGTTCGAAAGATCATTAGTGTGTTTGGCTCATTATTTAATGATATCTATATTGGTAAGCGAGTTGATGGCGCGTTAACAAGCGTTCAGCGAGTTCCTTTAGCCTATGCGCCAAGAGAAAGATATTTGGCAAGAATAAATGAATCTACCCTTGATGAATCTATTGCTATTAAATTACCAAGAATGTCATTTGAGATTGCTGATATTACATATGACGCTGCTACTAAGTTAACAAAATTTAATCAAACAATACAAAAGGACGCTGATGGAAATTGCTTTAATGTATTTCAAGCAGTACCTTATAACATGACAATTGATTTAAATGTTTTATCTAGATCTCAAGACGAAGCTCTTCAAATCGTTGAACAAATTTTACCATTCTTTAGCCCTTCATATACGCTTTCAGTAAAAGGTTTAGAAGGTCCTGAGAGTATAACAGATATTCCAATAAGCCTAAACTCCCTTGATCATGAAGATTCGTATCAAGGTGGTATTAAAGATTCACGAAGAACTATTATATATACATTGAGCTTTGGCGTTAAGGTTAAGTTTGCAGGGCCTTTAATACCATGTAATAACGGCGGTTTAATTAAAGCTATTGATGTAAGTATTATGGAAGAAGAAGGCAAAGATGCCTTTGGCGGCGTTGAAGTTAAAACGGCACTGAGAGCGCAAACCGAAGATGATTTTGATTGTGTTGTTAACTTAGGAATCATTGATCCTGATAGAGATATTTGGCCAGATGATTAAGGCAATTTTTAAATAAATTATATTATGAGTAAAGATAAAAACGAAATTTTAAAATCACTTGAGAATAATATTCCAAGTGAAATGAAAAATAATATGGAACTCCGCCCTTTAAAAAAGGAGCCAACTCAAGACCGCCTTATATCAGATGCTGAAGAGGATTTTGAAATAGCTCGTAAACAAATTAAAAGTTTAATTGATACTAGTGGAGAAGCTATTGAGCAGATGCATAACTTAGCAGCTGACGCAGAACATCCTCGTGCTTTTGAAGTTCTTGGTGCTTTAATAAAGCAAACCGCAGAAATGAATGGGCAGCTTTTAGATTTACAAAAACAACGAAAGGCTTTAATTAAAGACGAAAATAAAGCAGCGTCCACCACTACAAATAACAGTATTTTTGTTGGCACTACAACAGAGTTACAAAATTTATTAAAAGGTGATGATAACGCTGACAATATAATCGAAGTTGATTAAAGATGAAAAATAATTCTTATAATGGTAATACCTTTATTAAAGCGGATGGAGTACAACAAAGCTTTACTAAAGAAGAAGTAATTGAATATAAGAAATGTATGAATAATATTTCATACTTCTGCGAAAAATATGTTAAGGTAATTAGTTTAGATAAAGGATTAGTTCCATTTAAATTAAGAGGGTACCAAGAAGATCTTGTAAACCATTATAAAGATAATCGTTTTAGTATTGTTTTAGCTTGCCGTCAAAGTGGTAAAAGTATCACGTCAATAGCATGGCTACTTCATTACTTAGTATTTAATTCAAATAAGAAGATCGGTATTCTTGCCAATAAAGGAGCAACTGCAAGAGAAATGCTTGCGAGGCTAACTCTAATGTTAGAGAATTTACCATTCTTTTTACAGCCTGGCTGTAAAGTTTTAAATAAAGGTAATATTATTTTCAGTCATAACTCTGAGATTATTGCCGGAGCTACTAGTTCTAGTAGTATTCGTGGTTTGAGTTTGAATGTTGTATTCCTTGATGAGTTTGCTTTCGTTCAAAGGTCGGAAGAGTTTTACACTAGTACATATCCAGTTATTACTTCTGGTGAAGACACTAAGGTAATTATTACAAGCACTCCAAATGGACTTGGTAATATGTTTTATAAACTATGGGAAGGCGCTGTCCAAAAAGCTAATAACTTTGCGCCATACACAGTTAGTTGGTGGGATGTTCCAGGCAGAGATGAAGCTTGGAAAAAAGAAACTATTGCTAATACATCTGCCGTTCAATTTAAACAAGAATTTGAAATTGAGTTTATTGGTAGCTCTCATACTTTAATTGATACAAATGTTCTTTTAGGAATGAATTCACGAAATCCTGAAAAAATTCAACATGATATTAATTATTATGAAGAGCCAAATCTTAGTCATACTTATGTTTTAACTGCAGATGTTTCAAAGGGAAGAGGACAAGACTATAGTACTTTTTCTGTCATTGATATAACAAACCAACCATTTAAACAAGTTTGTACATATAGAAATAATACAATTTCCCCGCTATTATTCCCAGATGTTATTATTAGAGCAGCAAAAACATATAACGATGCGCTTGTAATTATAGAGAATAATGATGCAGGACAAGTAGTATGTAATGCTGTTTATTATGAACATGAGTATGAAAATACTTTTACAACAAGCACAGTAAAATCAAATGGTATTGGCGTAACAATGTCTGCAAAAGTTAAACGAATGGGCTGTTCTAACTTAAAAGATTTGTTAGAAGGCGGTAAATTATTATTGGTTGATCCCAATACAATAGCAGAATTTAGTTCGTTTGAGCCAAAGGGTAACTCATATTCGGGTGCAAGTGGAACACACGATGATTCTGTAATGAACTTTGTTTTATTTGCATGGTTTGTTAGTACTGACTTTTTCAGATCATTAACTGATATAGAAATTAAAGATCTTCTATATAAAGAAAGGATTCTGGAAATGGAAGAGGATCTACCTCCATTTGGTTATATGCATGGATCTAAAGATAATAGAAACGATGAGCATAGTAACTTAGTAGATAATATTAAAGATTGGAAATCGGCCTTTTAAGGGCCGTTATAAAATAAATATTGTTATTGAGAATATTCTTATTATGCTAATTATAAATTGTAAAACAAAATACACTGAAAGGAAAAACTTATGGGATTTTTAGTATCACCTGGAGTTGAGATCAAAGAAACTGATCTCACAGATATAGTGCCAGCACAATCCACCTCTATTGGTGGATATGCAGGGTACTTTCGTTGGGGACCGTCGGGACGTTTAGTCACGGTAGGCTCAGAAACAGACCTCGCTAAGGTTTTTGGAACACCAGAAATCAAGGGAGAAATCGAAGTTAGCTTCTTAACTGCTGCTAGCTTTTTAAAATATGGCAATTCATTAAAAGTAGCGCGGGCCGTTAATGGCTCTTATAACGCGACATCAGGAGGCGCAGGTATGGATACTATTCCAGCACCAGCCGGCTTCACTGGCGATTATGACCCAGGCGTAATTAATGGACAAGACGACTTAGATAGATTATCATCTGAATTACTTGGGATTGATTCGAATATCGTTGCACGATATGCGGGTTCTTTAGGTAACTCACTGCGTGTTTATTTTATAACAGAAGACAATTGGGACACAGTAGATAGTACCATTAAAGCTCAATTAGGATATAAACCAACCAACACTGTTTGGGCGGAAAATCTTTTAGGCGATACAACTGCAAAAGATGAAATTCACGTATTGGTTGTAGACCAAGGTGGTGCATTTTCTGGAGATCAAGGTAGCATTCTTGAAATTTACCAAGGTTTATCAATGGCAGCAAATGCAAAAGATGAGTTTGGTGAGTCTAACTATTGGGTTTCTAAATTAAATGGAGGAAGTTCATATGTTTGGGCCGTTCGTCCTACTGAAGAGCCTATTCTTGTTCAAGGAGCGCTTATAGATTTTTATGCTGGAATTAATAGTATTTTACAAGAGGTTACAGAGACCACCGGCACAGTGACAGTTCCAGTGGAAGGTTTTGAAGAATATTATGTTGATCTCGCAGATGGAATGGACGACGCCGATTATACTGCAGATCCTGTAGTGGAGGCAATCGAATTATTTGGCGATTATGAAACCGTTGATGTTAACTTGATTTTTGCACAGAACTTTACAGAGCTTGCTCTTGATTACGATTATGTAACGTCAAAAACCAAAACCGTTGATGATAAACTTTTAGAAATTGCTAATACACGTAAAGACTGTATGGCATTCCTTTCTGCTCCTTTAAAGGTTAAAGAATACACAAATGATGTCGACCGATTGAATGAGGTATTATGGAAATTTGAAGGTAAATCTGGCTCCGGAGGTGTTACTTCTACAAGTTATGCAGTATTTGATAGTACTCCTGCTTATGTTTATAATCGTTATAAAGACCAATATGTTTGGATTCCTTTATGCGGTCATATTGCAGGTCTTTGCGCAAATACAGATAATGTTTCAGAGCCATGGTTCTCTCCAGCTGGATTAAACCGAGGTAATATTCAAAGTGTTATTAAACTTGCTTACAATCCTAAGCAGGCCGATCGTGATGAATTATACAAGAAAAGAGTTAACCCAGTGGTTTCTTTCCCTGGCCAAGGTATCGTTCTATATGGTGATAAGACAGCCCTAGCACGTCCTTCTGCGTTTGATCGCATTAATGTTCGTAGGTTGTTTATGACCGTTGAGAAGGCAATTGCTACATCTGCTAAATTCCAGTTATTTGAAATTAACGACGAGTTTACAAGATCAGCTTTTGTTAATGCAATCGCGCCATTCTTACGAGATGTTCAAGGTCGTCGAGGAATCGAAGACTTTAAGATAGTGTGTGACTCATCGAATAATACATCACAAGTTGTTGATGGAAACCGATTCGTTGCTGATATTTACATCAAGCCGTTACGTTCAATTAACTTTATCACGCTTAACTTTATAGCTACCAGAACAGGTGCTATTTTTGAAGAGCTGGTTTAATAAAGGATTGATAAATATTAATATAAACAGTAGAAAATAAAAAAAATGAGTAATATATCAGATTTTAAATCACAATTAACAGGGGGAGGCGCAAGGCCAAACCTATTCAAATGTAAAGTGTTTTTTCCGCCTGAGCTTTCAACAGATACGTTGACTAAGCTTGGTAGCTTTATGATCAAAGGAGCGCAACTTCCATCGAGTGTTATAGCACCCGTCGAAGTTCCTTACCTAGGTCGTAAGTTAAAGGTTGCAGGAGACCGTACATTTGAACCATGGACGATTACAGTTATTAACGACGAAAACATGCTTATAAGGGATGCCTTTGAAACATGGATGGATCTTATTAACGATAATAAAGCAAACACGTCTCAGTACAGCCAATCAGGCGAAGCGCTAAACTATATGCGCCCTGTAGAAGTTGAGCAACTTGGTCGTGATGGCGCAGGTCATGGACTCTCATCCGGACTTGGTGCTGCGATTAAGGGTTATAAATTAATCGATGCATTCCCAACAAACATCAGTGCAATTGATCTTAATTATGAAACCAACGATACGATTGAAGAGTTTACAGTAGAATTTAATTACCAATATTGGGTAAGTAATACCACTGCTGCAACATCAGATTCAAACTAATCGTTATAATTAGTTAAAACAAATTAAGTCTTAGAATTACCCTGAGTTGATCTTGGGGTAATTCTAAGCATTATATATAATATATGAATGTATTCGGATTTGACATAAGTAAAAAGCTAAAGAAAGCAAATATACTAGACGATGAAAGTGACGCAAAGGATTCTATTGAAAGTTTTGCTCCGCCTTTAAATGATGACGGCTCTGCTGTTTTTTCATCAGGGGCGGCGTCTGGTTATTATGGGCAAGTTCTCGATTTGGATAATTTAAATATTCAAAACGAAAAAGATCTAATTAAAAGTTATAGAACGGCGGCAGCTCAACCTGAGTGCGATCTCGCAATTAATGATATTGTTAATGCTGCTATTGTTGGAGATTCTAATACTGCTCCTGTAAATTTAGTTCTTGACGATGTAGATTTAACGGATGGTATTAAAAAGAAATTTAGAGATGAGTTTGATACAATTATTAAACTATTAAAATTTAATTTTAATTCACATGACGTCTTTAGGCGGTGGTATATTGATGGTAAACTATATTACCATTTAATGATTGATTCTGAAAATATTAAACAAGGTATTAAAGATGTTCGATTAATTGATCCTTTACATATTCGTAAAGTAAAAGAAGTTACTAAGAAAGTTAGTAAAAGAACCGGTGAAGAAACCACTGGTGTTACTAAAGAGTATTACCTTTATGGGCAAGATATGTCTGCAGGAAACCAGGCTTTAAAAATCGACCCAAATGTTATTGTATATGTTCCATCGGGAACAACAGACGAAACACAAAAAATTTCAACGTCATATCTTCATAAAAGTGTAAAACTAGTAAACCAATTGCGTGTAATGGAAGACGCTCTTGTTATTTACAGAATATCACGAGCTCCTGAACGCCGCATATTTTATATTGATATTGGTAACCTTCCTAAAGGTAAAGCCGAAGAATATGTTCAAGGAATTATGTCTAAGTATCGTAATAAGTTAATTTACGATGCGCGAACTGGAGAAGTTCAGGATGAAAGTAAGAGCATGAGTATGCTCGAAGATTTTTGGTTACCACGCCGTGAAGGTGGTCGAGGAACAGAGATTACTACGCTCCCAGGCGGTGAGAATCTTTCTCAAATTGATGATGTTATCTTTTTCCAAAAGAAACTATATCGTTCATTAAATGTTCCGTTAAGTAGGATTGATTCTGAAAGCACTTATAACGCTGGACGAGTTAGTGAGATTTCAAGAGAAGAAGTAAAATTCCAAAAGTTTATTAATAGACTTCGCCGTAAGTTTTCGGTATTGTTTATTAATATGCTTAGAGTACAGTGCTTGCTAAAACGCATTTGTACTGAAGAAGAATGGGATGATATTGAACAGAAAATAGCAATTGACTTTATTGAAGATAACTATTTTTCAGAGTTAAAGGACTTTGAAATCCTAAGAGAACGCATTACAATGTTAGAACAAATACAGCCATTTATTGGTAAGTATTATTCTAAGAAGTGGGTAAGATCTAATGTTCTTAACTTCACTGACGAGGATGTTGAAAGAATCGACGCTGAAATTGAAGAAGATCCTGTTGATGATGATGAGTTTTAAAATAGATGCTTAAAACAAAAAATTATATAAATAAATAATATTAAAATGAATACAAACGAATTAATAAAAAGCATAGTTTCAGGCGATACTAAGCAATCTTCTTCGATTTTAAATACTCTTTTAAAAGATAAAGTTAAAACTGAAATTGATTTACAAAGAGTAACTGCAGCAAATAACATTTTTACTGATGCTGAAGATGTTGTTGAAGCTTGTGGCAAAGAGAAAAAGAAGAAGAGTAAAGAAGAAGTAGAAGAAGGTAATGAATTTACTAAAGCTGCTGCTAAAGCAGTTATTGATGGCGAAGAGGAATTCGAATTCAACGGTAAGACTTACAAAGCAACTATTGATAAAGAAGCTGCTAAAAAAATCCTTGGTATTAAAGAAGATAATTTAGAAGAATCGACGGTAAATCTCAAATCTCTACATGGTAAGCCTTATTCGGTTTGGCATAATTTTAAATTAAGTGATTACAATAAAAAACGTGATGAAGTTTTAGCCTTTTTCCATAAACTTACTAATTCAAATAAGAAAGAGGTCTTTATAGATGGAGAAGATATTGTTATTATGCATCGTGGAAAACCACATACAATGCCAGCCTTTTCTAAGAGAAGCGGCATTACTTTTAAAAATGTTTACGATGATATTATAAAACTTTTAGATTCTGTACAACATAATTCAAGTTCGATAAATGAAGCAACAAGATTTGCATAATATGAAACTAATAACAGAACACAACGAGGAGCTAAATTACCTCACCGAAACAAAGGATGGCAAAAAGAGTCATATCATCGAAGGTATCTTTATGCAAGCCGATCAGCTTAATCATAATAAAAGGATTTACCCAAAGGCAATTCTAGAAGGTTCGGTTAAAAAATACGTTGAGAATTACGTTGCAAAAGGTCGCGCAGTTGGTGAATTAAACCATCCTGAAGGCCCTTCAATTAATTTGGATAAAGTATCTCATCGTATTACAGAGCTTAGCTGGAATGGTAACAATGTTATTGGTAAAGCAAAGATTCTTGATACTCCAATGGGAACAATCGTTAAGGGATTACTTGAAGGCGGTTGCCAACTTGGTGTTAGTTCACGAGGAATGGGCAGTGTATCAAAAAATCGCCAAGGCGTTGATGTTGTTAACGAAGACTTTATTTTAGCAACAGTTGATATTGTACAAGATCCTTCAGCTCCGAGCGCATTTGTAAATGGTATTATGGAAGGCGTTGAGTACTTCTTTGAAGGAAACCAAATCGTTACAAAAGCAGCAGAGCATATTAAAGCTGAGGCTGACAAACTTTCTTTAAATCAATTAGAAGAGCAACAGCAGCAGCTGTTCTCATCCTTTCTTAAGGATATTTCAATTGATTTATAAACAAATTTTTTATTATGGTTAATGTGAGAATTTATAGTATGGGAAATAATGAATATTAATGAGACTGAGATCGCTTATGATTTCCTCTCCAACTTAAAAGAAACTAAGAAAAACTAAATATGTCTAATAATATATTAAACGAAGAATATGATGTTTTCGACATTGTCGAAGCTGACTTAGATTCTCTTGACACGTTAGAGGAAGTTCCTAATTTGGAAATAAGTGAAGAAGCCTCTGACTCTGAGGAAACACTCGATGATTCTATTGAAGAATCTGTCGAAGAAACCGAAGAAAACGCTGAAGATATTGCAATCTATAATGAAAGCAATGAAATTAGTGAGGATGTCAATGAGATTGAAGATTATTTAGTACAACGCAGAAATGCACGAACTAAATCCGAAATGGAAATAAGTGAACAACATCCTAACAAACAAGAAACAATGGAAGAACAAGAAATTAGCGAAGAAGCGGTAGCCGTTGAGGAAACCGAAGAAATCGTTGAAGGTTCTGTTGAGCAAGCTGAAGAAGTAGTTGCTGAACAAACTGAAGAAGTTGAAACTACTGAAGAAGTAGAAGAGATCGAAGAAGCTAAGAAAGCTACTAAGAAAGAATCCGATGACGAAGAGGAAGAAGAATCTGATGAAGATTCCGACGACGAAGAAGAAATGGATTCCGACGAAGAAGACGAAGACGAAGAAGAAGAAGACGTAAAGTCCGAAAAGAAAGTTAAAAAGGAAGATGCTATTGCGGTTGAAACCGACGATATTAAACGTTTAATTGAGTCAGAAGAAAACCTTACCGAAGGCTTTAAAGCCAAGGCTGCTCTTATTTTTGAAACTGAAGTTCGTTCACAAATCGCTGAAGCTAAGGAGAAGATCCAAGCTGAATATGATGAGAAACTAACTGAAGAAGTTGAGACAATGAGCTCAGCTTTATCAGAGCAAGTTGATGAGTATTTAACCTACGCAGTATCTGAGTGGGCTAAGGAAAATTCAGTTGCTATTGAAACTTCTCTACGTACTTCTATTGCTGAAGACTTCATGTCTTCACTTAAGACTCTCTTTGTTGAGAACTATATTGAAGTTCCTGAAACTAAGGTTGATCTTTTCGAGCAATTGGAAAGTGAAGTTGCCCAAGTTAAAGAGGACTTTGATAAGACACGCGCAATTGCTGACGAATTGGCCGATAAGGTTGATGCATTAACTCGTGAAAAGGTTATTGTTGAGTCATGCGAAGGTCTTGTTCAAACTCAAGTAGAAAAACTAAAATCATTGGCTGAGGGCGTTGATTTTGAAGGTGAAGATAAATTCCGTGAGAGTATTAATACTCTTAAGGGCTTCTACTTTGAAGGCGCTGAGTCAATTAATGAAGAAACGGAAGAACAAGAGTCTGATGAAGATTCTTATTCAACCACAGAAACTATTGTTGAAGAATCTGCCAGCTCTGATAAGCCAAAGGTTTCCAAAGCAATGCAAAATTATTTAAGTGCTATTAGCAAAGGGAAGAAATTCTCCGAGTAAAGCATTTCCTATACAAAAAACAAAACACAAAACTATAAATTAAAACTATGTTTAATTCAGAAGAACTAGAAAAAAAGTGGGCTCCCATTCTTGAGAGCGCCGATGCACCTGCCTTCGCCGATAACCATCGCAAAGCAGTAACTGCAGTTATGTTAGAAAACCAAGAGAAGGCACTTGCCGAAGCTCGTGGCCAATCGCAATACCTCAATGAAGCAGGCGAACCTTCAAACGTTGTTTCTGGTACCGATAACTGGGATCCAGTACTCATCAGCCTTGTACGTCGTGCAATGCCAAGCCTTATCGCTTATGATGTTTGTGGTGTTCAGCCAATGTCCGGTCCTACTGGTCTCATCTTCGCGATGAAGTCTCGTTATAATGGCGTTGATGCATCTCCTGTTGAAACAACTGATGACGAAGCTCTTTTCAATGCTCCTACTCAATTCGCTCCTTCTACCTCTACCGCACTTGGTGAAGGCAACATTACTAAGGACATGGGTTTCACTATCGAGAAAGTTGTTGTTGAAGCTAAGACACGTGCTCTTAAAGCTGAGTACTCAATGGAACTCGCTCAAGACCTCAAGGCCATTCACGGTCTTGATGCTGAAGCAGAACTTGCTAATATTCTTAGCACTGAGATCCTTGCTGAAATCAACCGCGAAGTTATTGATTCAATTAATACCGCAGCGGTTCTAGGTTTCACCAACCAACTTACTGGTACAGGTGATGAAGGTAACTTTGATCTTGACGTTGATGCAGACGGCCGTTGGGCTGTTGAGAAGTTCAAATCACTTCTCTTCCAACTTGAGCTTGAATCCAATGAGATTGCTAAAGGCACTCGTCGTGGAAAAGGTAACTATGTTATCTGCTCTTCAAACGTTGCTTCTGCTCTTGCAGCTGCAGGCGTTCTCGACTATGCTCCAGCTATCGCGTCCAACTTAAACGTTGACACAACTGGTAACACATTCGCCGGTCTTATCAATGGCCGCATTAAGGTATATGTTGATCCATATGCAGTTGATGATTACGCTACCGTTGGTTACAAAGGTGCTAACTCGTATGATGCTGGTATTTACTACTGCCCATACGTTCCTCTTACAATGGTTCGCGCCGTTGACGAGAACAGCTTCCAGCCTAAGATCGGCTTTAAGACTCGTTATGGTCTTGCTGCTAACCCAATGGCTCATGATCCTATTGCTGGTCCAACTAGTAAGCCAGCAGGTACTGCTAACAACCCTTACTTCCGTAGGTTTACCGTTTCCAATATCAATGGTACTAACCCTGCTGTTTAATTAGCAAAAGCTAAATTTCGTCCACTACCTTAGGACGACACAAACCCGATGAGGGGCTGTCAGAAATGGCGGTCCCTCATTTTTTGTTATAAATAATAATATGATTGAGAATAATTTTTTACCGACAACCGATAACTTTACTGTTCATATTGGTACGCAAGCAAGTAAATCAGTTCTGAATAAAAACATTGTTTCGTTTTCATTACCAGCTATTACCAATAACGAGATTGCGACTCCTTATATGAATATGCCTGGATTTTCTGTTTCGGAAACAACAAGTAAAGAACCATTGGCCATCTCATTTATTTGTGATGAAACTATGGAAGCATATGAAGAAGTTTATAATTGGATGAATGATAATAACAATCCAAACAAAGATTCCAATGATCAAAACTCTAGTTTAATTGATTTTAAAGATATTACAATTAATATTAAATCAAGCCATAATAATTTAAATAAGCAATTACATTTTAAAGATGCATTTCCAACATCGCTTGGGGGTGTTGATTTTAATATACAAGCAGAAGGCGAACCAGTATATGCGGTATTCCAAGTATCGTTTAGATATGATACTTTTGAGTTTAGGAAATAAGCATTATATATAAATTATATGATGGATCTAGAATCACTACTAAAACTGTGGGAAACCGATTCTAAAATTGACGATGTTAATTTAGATGATACAAGTATTAACAGCGCGAAGCTGCATAGTAAATATCTTGAGTTACATTCTCACGCTAAACTAAGACTAAAGAAAAAAGAATTAGAATTAGCCGTTTTGAATAAAGACCTTTGGTTATATTACAATGGTAAAATGACTAAAGAAGAAATGGATGCGTTAAGTTGGAATTACGATCCTTTTAATGGAATGGCCAAACCGCTTAAAGGCGACATGAATAAATTTTATGATGCTGACCCAAATAAAGTTGAGATGGAAATGAGAGTTGAATACTTAAAAACCTATTGCGATACTTGTAAAGATATAATTGATAATGTTCGTTTTAGACATTTAACTATTAAGAATATAATCGCGCATCGCCAGTTTGTATCTGGAAATTAAAAATGAGTAGTACGTATGACATATCACATGTAGATGAAACCTTAATTCATATTAAGTCGGATGATTCTGGTGCTATGATGGATCTTAGCGAGCATTATACTTTTTATGTTGACGGGTATAAATTTATGCCAAGTTACAGAAATAAGATGTGGGATGGAAAAATTCGTTTACTGAATATGCGCAATAATACTTTGCCATATGGTTTATTACCAAAGACACTTAGTTTTGCAAAGGATAGTGGATATGGAATTAACCTTTGCTCTACTCTTAAAAACAAAGAGGTTATAGATAAAGATTACCTTGATAAATTTGCAAATTCTCAAGAGCTAAGAGCTGGAGGAAAAAAAATTGAGCTTCGTGATTATCAGTATGACGCATTTATTCATGGAATTACTGAGGGCAGATCATTAATTGTTTCACCAACTGGTTCTGGTAAGAGTTTAATAATTTACATGTATATCAAATGGTATATAGAAAATCATGATGATAATGTTTTAATCATTGTTCCAACTACTTCATTGGTTGAACAAATGAGTAAAGACTTTGCCGATTATAGTTCACACGATGATTCCTTTGATGCTGATCTCGAAATACATAAAATATATTCTGGTAAAGAAAAAGAAAACTTTGATGCTCGTGTTATTATTTCAACATGGCAAAGCGCTATAAACCTTCGGCCTGAATGGTTCCAACAATATGGGATGATCATTGGAGACGAAGCGCACCTCTTTAAAGCCAAGAGTCTTAATAAGATTATGGGGATGTTAGTTAATGCGCCTTATAGAATTGGTACTACTGGAACTCTTGATGGAAGTCTTTGTAATGAATTGGTTTTAATTGGAAACTTTGGTCCAACGTTTAACGTAATTTCAACTAAGAAATTAATTGATTCAAAGACACTCGCTGATCTTGAAATTAAATGTATTGTATGCAACCATGATGATGCTCTAAAGAAAGCAGTTGTTAAAATGGATTATCAAAGTGAAATTGCAACCATTGTTGAACACCCAAACCGAAATAAATTTATATCAAAGTTAGCGCTTGATCAAAATGGTAATACACTTGTTCTTTTTAATCTCGTTAAGAAACATGGTAAACCTTTGTTTAAAATGATTCAAGACAGCGCAGATGATAAAGATAATATCTTTTATGTTAGTGGAGAAGTAAAAGCGGATGACAGAGAAAACATTCGAAGTATTGTTGATACTAATCCCTTAACAACAACAATGAAATTTGGTTTAAAAAAGATCACTGTCGGGCAAAACGTAAAAGTTCCATTAACAGATGGATCTGAAAAATTAGCGTGTGAAATAACAATAGATGATGATGTATTAGAAAATTGGGTAATGGCTCGATGGCGTGAAGCGGGAATATAAAAGTAAAAAGACTTGGATGTTCTGGTGTACCTGGGAGGGTTATAATAAGAAGGACATAGATTTTAATAATGAAGGAATGAATGATTTAGATAAGATAAGTTATTCAGAATATAGAAAAAGATTAATATTAAAAAAAGAAAACAATTCATATGAAACCAGATAAAGTAACAAATACCACCGGAGCAATTATTGTGGCAAGTACTGGTGTGTTTTCAACAGGAATTAATATTAAGAACTTACATAATATTATATTCGCTAGTCCAACAAAATCTCAAATTAAAGTTCTTCAAAGTATTGGTCGTGGATTGAGAAAATCAGATGATGGAAGAAAAACTACTGTATTTGATATTTCTGATAACCTTAGTTGGCGTAAAAAGAAAAACTATACGTTTAAACATGCTCAGGAAAGAATCCGTATATATAATAAAGAGGGATTCAAATACAAGATCTTCGAAATACCATTAAGTTTAGATGAAATACAATAACGACATATCAAACAAACTTGATGTTAGAATCTTTACTACTATTTCTGGAAGAGTCTTAATTGGAGAACTTATTAATGTATCGGATATTGGAGTTGAATTAGAAAATGTATTTTTAATGGACCCTTCTAATCCCGAAGGGATGGTTCCCATACATCAAGATTCAATAATGAATACATCAATAATAACTTTATATGATAAGATTATTGAAACTGAAACATCAGTTAATAGTGAATCAACTTTAAGTAATTACATTCAACATTGTTTAGGTAATACTTTAATGGATATTGAATCTAACTTTCCAAAAAAAATCAATAAAAAAAATAAGGATACTAATGATGATACCTTATTTAATTGGAGGAATAGGTTTAATTGATTATTGTTTTTGTTATTCTATAGAATATTATACTATAAAATCAATAGTATGTAAATAATAAAATTCATAATAATAAAAAAAGATTGATAGCATTTTGTTATATACATTAGACTAAATCTATGGTATAATATATACATATGAAGGATAAAGATAAACCTACATCAGATGAAGTAGTCAATAAGAAAGCCGTTAAGAAGAAGACGGCAAAAAAGAAAACTGCTAAGAAGAAGACTGCGAAGAAACGTGGCCCACATTATATTGATAACGCTTTATTCGGGCAAGCCGTATCTGAACATGTTAAAGGTGTTAAAGAAGATATTGAAAACGGTATAGATCCAAGAGGTATTACTGATTATATTGGTAAATGTTTTTTGAATATTGCAGAAGGTCTTTCTCATAGTGGTAATTTTATTAACTATACATATCGAGAGGATATGGTTATGGATGCAGTTGAGAATTGTATTAAGTATGTTAATAATTATGATATTGATAAACCTACGCGAACAGGAAAGCCAAACGCGTTTAGTTACTTTACACAAATTAGTTGGTTTGCTTTTCTAAGAAGGATTGCCAAAGAAAAGAAACAAACTGAGATCAAACAAAAAATAATCAGTACATCTGCTGTTGATGTATTTGCTGACTTTAGTGGAGACTCTGCTCAAATTGGTGAAGGAGTAATTAATAGGATGAGAAATACAAACCCATTCTTTAAAGAAGAAAAGGGCCCAACTCCTGAAGAAGTTGAGTTACCGCCAAAGCGTAGAGGAAGACGTCCTGCTAAGAAAGCTAAGAACGGTCCTTTAACTGATTTTTTCGATAAGTAATATGAAGTTAGTTGTAATAACAGACACTCATGCGGGTGTTAAAAATGGTAGTGATATCTTCTTAGATTATTCTGAAAGATTTTATGATAAGGTTTTCTTTCCTTATTGTTTAGAAAATGGTATAACTAAGATACTTCATCTTGGTGATTATTTTGATCATCGAAGAGTGGTAAATTTTAAAGTTCTTAGTAGGAATAAGAAAATGTTTCTTGATAAGTTAAGAGAACATGGAATGACCATGGATCTTATTCCAGGAAACCACGACGTATTTTATAAAAATACAAATTCATTATCAAGTTGCGAAGAGATTCTTCAACATTATAAAGATGTTGTAAATCTACACATGGAACCAACCGTCGTGAGTTATGGTAGTTTGGATATTGCATTAATCCCTTGGATAAATTCTGAGAATTACGATGAAGTAACTAACTTTGTTAAAAATGTAAAAGCTCCATTCTTAGGTGGGCATTTAGAACTTCAAGGATTTGATATGATGAAAGGAGTTCAAGCTAGTTCTGGAGCTATGAAGTCTGATATCTTTTCTCGATTTGAAATTGTAATGAGCGGCCACTTTCATACGAAAAGCAATAAAGGAAATATTCATTATCTTGGAACTCCCTTTGAATTAACCTGGGCAGATTGTAATGATCCAAAGTTTTTCCATGTTATTGATACAGAGACACGTGAGCTAATGCCAATTCGTAACCCGCTTACAATTTATAATAAACTAGTATATGATGATAGTAAAGCGTCTGATGATATTATCACAGAGATTAAGTCGTGTAATTTTAGTTGTGTACCAGATTCATATGTAAAAGTAATTGTTATTAATAAGAAGAACCCGTTTCTTTTTGACAAATATATTGATGAGATAATTAATAAAGAGCCCTTTGATTTAAAGATTGTAGAAAACTTTGATGAATATCTTTCAGAAAATGTTGAAGATGAAAAGATTGAAATAACTGATACTGTCAGCTTATTGAATACATATGTTGATTCTGTTGAAACTGAATTAGACTCTGACCGAATAAAATTAAAACTACAAGAACTTTTTGTTGAAGCTCAATCTTCAGACGCACTATAAAATATTATGATAGAATTCCATACCTTAACATATTCAAATTTTCTCTCAGTTGGAGATACACCAATCACTATTGATTTTGAAGCAACTAAATCAACATTAATTGTTGGCCATAATGGATCTGGTAAGAGTTTAATGCTAGATGCTCTTAGCTTTGCTTTGTTTGGTAAACCACACCGAGCTATTAATAAGCCTCAATTAATTAATAGTATCAATGGTAAAAAGTGTTTAGTAGAAATAACCTTTTCGGTTGGTAATAAGAATTACAAAATCGTCCGAGGACTTAAACCAAACATTTTTGAGATATGGGTTAATGGTGAAATGATTAACCAAGAATCTCATTCCCGCGATTTTCAAAAGTTACTTGAGACAAACATTCTTAAATTAAACCATAAGAGTTTTCACCAAGTTGTTGTATTAGGTAATGGCAATTTTGTTCCATTCATGCAGATGCGCCAATATGAAAGGCGCAATGTTATTGAAGATCTTTTGGATATTAGTATATTTTCTAAGATGAATACTATTCTTAAAGATAATAATGCTAAGCTGAAAGATCAAATTAAAGATAATGAATATCAGTGGAAGTTGATTAAAGAAAAGATTATTTTACAGCGTAAGCATATTGATAAGTTATCAGATATCAGTGAATCTAATCGAGTTAAATATGAATCAGAGATTGCAGATATTCAATCAGAACAAAACGTTTTAATTGAAAGTAACGAAAAAATCTTGGTTCGTTACAAAGCAGAGCATAGTGATACTGAAAAGAAGCTTAATACTTTAAATCGTAGTTTGAATAAAATGAAATCATTTGAATCTCAGATTAAAAGTAAAATGAATGCTATTGAAAAGGAAGCCGAGTTTTACAAGTCTAACTCAGCTTGCCCAACATGTAGCCAAACTATTGATACGGTTATACGCGATAACAAACTAGAATCTTGTGGATGTAAACAAGAAGAACTAACTGATGGTTTTGAAAAATTACAGAACAACATTAAATCTACCGGCGAACAACTACAAACCACTAATCAGGAAATGCAAGAGTTGTTTAAACTTAATAATGAAATGACTAGTAATAATGTTTTGATTAAAAACTTTTCAAAGCGGATATCTGAATTAAGTGCTCAAAAGAATGAAACCGCAGATGATAACGATTTAAAGAAATCGCAGAATGAATTACTTGATATGCAAACTACTAGGGATGACCTTAGCGATTTAAAATCAAAGCAAATTGAAGAAAAACATTATAATGATGTTATTGGTGAACTGCTAAAGGATACTGGTATTAAAACGAAGATCATTCGTCAATACCTTCCCCCGATGAATAAGTTAATTAATAATTATCTGCAGTTGCTTGACTTCTTTGTTAGTTTTGAATTGGATGAAAACTTTAATGAAACTATTAGAAGCCGCCATCGTGATGACTTTAGTTATGCATCATTCAGTGAAGGAGAGAAACAACGAATTGACTTAAGTCTTTTATTTGCATGGCGACAAATTGCCAAAATGAAAAACTCAGCAAATACAAACCTTCTTATATTGGACGAAGTGTTTGATGCTAGTCTTGATTTTGACGGCATTGATAATTTGTTAAAGATAATGCATTCGCTTGATGATGAAACTCGTGTTTTTGTTATTAGCCATAAGCAAGACCTCCTTGAAGGAAAATTTGATCGTAAGATTGAGTTTCAAAGACGCCAAAACTTCACAAGCATAAAATCTATCACGTAACTCGTTAATGGTTAATAGGTTAAAATGCATAAAACGTGATAATAACGTAAAAAGGGCATTAGAGAGCAATTCTTCTTATTTCCTATAATATATACGTCAAACAGTTTTAAAATGGCTCTTTAAACGGTCTTTTTTACGACAAACCCTTATTCTACGGGGGTTCCAGAACAAAATGTGCATTTTGTGAATTATTTTATTTACATTCTATGCTTTTTAGAGTATAATATATCTACAAGGACGGCACGAGAATAGCCAACCACCACTATATCATGATTAAAGAACCACACGTTATTAAACCAAAGCCTGACCGCACTATTATTAATATAGACGCTCAGAAACAGCTTGCCAAATTATTAGCCACTGAAGATATTCAAGTGACTGTTGGCAATTTTAAGACAGCCTATTTTGATGTTAAAAATCGAGTTCTTGGATTGCCTGCGTGGAATACCGATACTAAAGAGGTTTCCGACCTGCTGGTTGGCCATGAAGTTGGTCATGCTCTATTTACTCCTGAGGATGGAATTACTAAATTTAAAGAGCGTTATCCAAAACTCCCTTTTGACATTGCCAACATTGTTGAAGATATTAGGATTGAAAAGATGATCCAATTTAAATATCCTGGCCTTATTAAATCCTTTAATGATGGATACTCCTATTTTAAAGAAAACGATCTTTTTGAAATTAAAGATAAGGATGTGAATGCTTTAGGATTCATTGATCGTATTAACCTTAAAGGTAAATTAAGAGATCTTATTGATGTCCAATTCTCCGATGAGGAAACCGTATTATTTGATAAGGTTAACCGGTGTAAAACCTATGATGATGTATTGGACGTTATTCAAGAGCTTGCTGATTTTATTGAGAAAGAGGAAGAGAAAAACCCCAAAGAAAAGGCAAAACAGCCTTCTGATGACGGCGAGGATAACCAAATGTCTAACGATTCAGAATCAGGTGACGATGATTTAGAATCAGAAGATGATGATGGCGATTCCTCTTCAAAATCCTCAGAAGATAAAAACTCATCTCCAGATACTAATACATCACATGGTGGAAACTCTGGAGGACAGCTTCACAGTAAAGAAGAAGAAACCTCAGAAGCGTTTAAATCAGAAACTCAAGATTCATTAGATAAACACCTTGAGGATCTTGGTGAAATGGCATCCAATGAAACTATCCTAAATAAATTTCCTGAAAAAAATGTGGGAAATTTAGTACACTCCCTCGATGACGTTCGCACGGCGCGTAAAGCCAGTATTCATTATGATACTATTATGAATGATCCAATGGTTCACGAAAAGTGGGCCTTGTTTAAGAATTCTACAAAGAAAAATGTAAATATCCTTTGTAAAGAATTTGAAAGGCGAAAAGCCGCACATTCATATTCAAGATCTACACAAGCTAGAACCGGAGCCATCAATGTAAACAAATTGCATAGTTACCAATATGATGATCAGATTTTTAAATCGGTAACCAACCTTGCTGATTCTAAAAACCACGGAATGAATATTTTTATTGATAACTCAGGAAGCATGGGTAATTGCATCAGCGATGTTATTAAACAGACTATTCAATTGGTTATGTTTTGTAAGACGGTTGATATTCCGTTCTCTGTTTATAGTTTCACCAGTAAATCCGGTAGAGCCTTTTTGGAAAATGGTAAGTATATTAGAAAATACGAAAATAAAAACGACTTCTTTAGAAATAATTTCCAATACGGAAATAACCTTGATATCTTTACTACCGAGGTTTGTGAGTTAATGAATTCCTCTTTAAAGAAATCTAAATATGAAACTGCTTTAAAAGAATTATATATTCAAAGCGGTGCAATATTTTCAGATGGAGATAAATATGATAAGCTATCCATTCAAATAAATCAACCGTATGGCACTAGAACATATCAGACTAACCTATATTTGGAACATAACTGTATGAATTCTGAATTAGAAGAGATGGGCGGCACTCCTCTTATTGAAACTTTAATCATGGCTCACGGCCTTATCAAAAATTTCAGGAAAACGCATAATGTTGAAAAAATGACAACTGTATTTTTAACAGATGGCGAAGGCCAAACTCCTCACTCTCATTCTACCGAGCCAAAAGTAGAGGATGAAGAAAATCAAATGTATTCAAATTCTAAAGACCCTTGGGGAAATTACCGATATATTAAAATAGGAAAAGATACTGTTGATATTAGTCGCCAAAACCCGAATGCATATTCTGATGTTGTAAAAAGTATTAAGAAGGACACCGGCTCTAAGATGATTGGATTCTTCTTAACTTCAAGTCCGGCAAATGGCAGAAATCATTCATTCGGCGCATTGGCTCATATTAAAAATCTACGTAAGTGGGAATATATTGACAAGTGTAAAAATGAAGCTAAGAAACTAAAAAGCAACTGTTATGCTATTGAAAATGGATATAACTATGATACCTATTTCGTTATTGATAACCTTAAATCCTTAAAAATAAATGATGAAGAAGAATTTCAAGTGCCAGACACCGTTGATACTGAAGATCTTAACAAAGCCGCGAATAGAAGTAAATTGGCAACCTCCTTTAAGAAGTTTAATACCACTAAACGACAGAGCCGAATTTTCCTTAATAAATTCATTGACACGGTGATTTAATAGGAAAAAATGTGAAAATAAATGCATTTTCTATCATTATTTTATTTACATTCACTAAGATTTAGTTTATAATATATCTACAAGGAAGGGAACGGATTCGCTAAGTACCTCCCATTACACCATCAAATTACATTATGAAAAAAGACACCACAAATACGCAGAAGCCTGAGTCCAACTATGACACTGTAATGTCAGAATTAGAACAAGCAGTCTCAACATATCCAATCGTTAAAACGAAGGATATTTACACACACGCTAGAGCCCACGGTTATAGTTACAATAGTGCCAAAGAAACCTTTATGCACTCCGGCCCAAAGCGAGGTGAATGGGACATGCGCAATGTCTGCCTAACTAAGCCTACGCAAAAGAAAGCTTCGGTGGCTCAACCTCAGCAAAGTAACTCTGCTGATGAGAATTTCAAATTTGCCACTTCGGTCCAATCGGTTTCCAATGACGATGTTTATATCCCAGAGGTAGATCCTAACTTTATTTCATGGGGCGACTTCTCAAAGATTAAGAAGATTATCGACTCAAAACAATTTTTCCCTCTGTACATTAGTGGAATGTCAGGAAACGGGAAAACAATGATGGTTGAACAAGCCTGCGCAAAGGCAAAGCGCGAATATGTTCGAGTACAGATATCACCAGAAACTGATGAAGACGATCTGATTGGTGGTTTTCGTCTCATCAATGGTGAGACTGTATTCCAAAAAGGACCGGTACTAAAAGCCATGGAAGCTGGATGTATACTATTGATCGACGAAATGGACCGAGGTTCAAATAAGATCATGTGTCTCCAAGGCGTCTTGGAAGGTAAGCCGGTGATGGTGAAAAAAACGGGTGGCGTAGTTCACCCCGCTCCTGGGTTCAACGTTATTGCAACGGCGAATACTAAGGGGCGGGGTGCCGATGATGGACGATACTCTGCCGCACAAATCATTGATGATGCTTTCGTAGAACGATTCGTAGCAAGTATCGATCAGCCCTTCCCCGCATATAATGTCGAACTAAAAATTATTAAGAAGCATATGACTTCATGCGATGTCAGAGGGCACGATGATTTTGCTGATAAACTCGTCAGCTGGGGCGCAGTTATCCGTAAGACTTACGAAAGTGAAGGCGTTGACGAATTAATCTCAACTCGCCGACTATGCCACATTGTTAAAGCTCTTTCAATCTTTAACAATCGCCTTGAAGCAATTAAGATGTGTATCACCCGATTCGAAGATGAGACTAAGGAAGCTTTCCTCGATCTCTATACCAAGATTGATACAAATCAAATTGACAAAGATATGAATTTCACGACTGACGAAAACTCGACTGACGAAAACTCTAGTGATACTAGCCAACACTAATAAACAACAAACGGCTATAACAACAAAAACAAAAACAACAAATATGAATAAACAACAAATTGCTAAATTCCGCACGCTCGTTAAACGCAACACTCAATCAGACGCTGTTGCCGAATGTCTTAACCGAGGCGAAGAGTTCTCAGTTGAAGATGCAAAAATGGCTGGCATTGGCGATCCCCGCCGTGTCGTAAATCGCCTTCGCACAGAGCGAGGTGTTAAGATTTACTCTAACTCTCACCGCCTACGCGGCGGTACTACCGTTAAGCGATACACCCTAGTTAGTCCTAAGGCAAAACGTTAATAGACGGTAATAATAGTGCCGTGTCAGGGTTGTGGTGGTCCTGACACGGTTACTTTTTTTATTTACAAATCACTACAATTAGAATATAATATCATTATGACAACGTTATCAAACGACACCTTAAACATCCTAAAGAACTTCTCAGATATCAATCCAAATTTGGTTGTTAAGCCTGGGAATTCTCTAAGCACAATCGCCGAAGCAAAGAATATTTTTGCAGTAGCTGAAATTACAGAAACCTTTGAATCTCAATTTGGAATCTATGATCTTAACGAATTTATCAATGTAGTTAACTTGGTAGATGAACCTGAGCTTTCCTTTAACGGCGAATCAGTAACTCTACAAAATGGAAAAGCTAAAGCATCTTATCGCTTCGCCGATGAAAGCATTCTCACTTCGCCTCAAAACGAAATCACAATGCCATCAACTGAAGTAAGTGTATCAATCAGTGGTAATACTTTAACTCAAATTAGGAGTGCGGCTCGTGTTATGAACCATGCTATCGTCTCGCTAAAAGGTGAAGATGGCGTAGTTACTTTAGCCGTAGTTGATCCAAAGAACCCAACAGCAAACACATTTTCAATCATTCTCGATGAAGACAACGAATGCAAATCATCCTTTGATCTGCAGTTCCTCATCGCGAATTTAAAAGTTCTTAGCGGAGACTATAATGTAAAAATTAGTTCAAAGCTAATCAGTGAGTGGATAAATACATCAGTGCCTGTAAAATATTACATCGCTCTTGAAAAAACATCAACTTACAACTAAACTAGTAAAGTAAAAACAACAAAACAACAAAACATAATTATGGAAAACGAAGAAAATACCGCAACGGAAACCCCTGAAACTGTCGAAATTAACCTTGGAGCAGTAGCAATGGTATGTAGAGTAATCGCAGCATGTACAGAGCGTGGCGCGATTAAAGCAGAAGAAATGTCAACCGTTGGTCAAGTATTTGATTATATGCGCGCATTCCTTCCCGCACCAGAAGCTAAAGCTGAAGGCGAAGAAGCTGAAGGCGAAGAAGCTGAAGGCGAAGAAGCAACCGCTGAATCCGATATTCTTGAGCCGGTAGAAGCCTAAACAAAAATTGACTTAAATTTATATTATGACTGAAACACTTTGGTGCGAAAAGTATCGCCCAACCACGATTGACGATTGTATCCTTCCTAACGAATTAAAGAAAACATTTAATTCTATTGTTAAATCAGGAGAGGTTCACAACATGTTATTGACCGGCTCAGCTGGTCTTGGAAAAACAACTGTAGCAAAAGCATTATGCAATCAACTTAATCTTGACTATATGTTAATCAACGGTTCGGAAGAATCCGGTATTGATGTATTAAGAAATAAGATTAAGCAGTTTGCTAGTAGCGTTAGTCTTGGCGGCGGTTTAAAGGTAATCATTCTTGATGAGGCTGATTATCTTAACGCCCAAAGTACACAGCCTGCTTTGCGCGGTTTCATTGAGGAGTTTTCTAATAACTGTAGGTTTATCTTAACTTGCAATTTTAAGAATCGAATCATTGAGCCGTTGCATAGCAGGTGTTCAGTCATTGAGTTTAATACAAATAAAAAGGATCTTGCCACACTTGCTGGTAAGTTCCTATCGCGTTTAAAAACTATATTAGATAAGGAAGGCATTAAGTATGAAGATAAAATACTAGCCGAACTTATTATTAGATATGCTCCAGATTGGAGAAGGATTATTGGTGAGTGCCAACGATATGGAGCAGGCGGTGAAATCCAGCCAACTGTTTTACTTGGAGTATCTGATTCTAATATTTCTGAGGTTATTACTTTCCTAAAGTCAAAAGACTTTAAAGGAATGCGAGGATGGGTATGCAATAATACATCTCTTGATAGTACTGTTGTATTTAGAAAGATATACGATTCATTATATGATTATGCAGATCCTTCATCTATTCCTTCTGCAGTTTTAATCATTGCCGATTATAGTTACAAAGCAGCGTTCTGTGGTGATAAAGAAATCAACATGGTTGCCTGTTTAGTAGAGTTAATGGCAAACATTAAATGGAAGTAATGAGCAAAGTTAAAAAACTTTCCTTCTTTGATATTTTAAATAATATTAATGCTGGTTCTAAAGCTCCGGATATTCTTAAAGGTGTAACTGCTGATTCTAGTGAAACCTTACCAGACCCTGATAGTCCTGAGAAAGCTTATACTCCATTTATGATTAACCGAGGGTTATCTCAGTTTAATGATACTATTCTATTTGCTAATGAGATGAATATGAATTATCATCTCCCTGCTAGAATGCAATATGATTTTTATAAGAACGTATTACGTCCTCGTAAAAGATTTAGTAAATGGTTTAAAGCAATTCCTGACAGTAATGATATTAAAATTATCATGGATCACTATGGATATAGTTCTGAGAAAGCGCGCGATGTATTGGATTTATTTAATAAAGAAGAGTTAAAAGCTTTACATCGTCATCATGACAAAGGTGGAAAAGCATAATAAATAATTATAATGAACATTGATAATGAAAAAATAAAAAGTTGGTCTCCTGATGAAATGCTTGAGATCTATTTGTCTGAGCCAGACGATTTTCTTAAGGTAAAAGAAACCCTTACTCGAATTGGAGTCTCTTCTCAAAGGGAAGAAAACACTTTATTTCAAAGTTGCCATATTCTTCATAAGCAAGGGCGATACTTTATTCTACACTTTAAAGAACTATTTTTACTTGATGGTAAACCTTCTAATTTTACTGAAGAAGATTTTAAAAGAAGGAACACTATAACAACTCTCTTATCTGATTGGGGTTTGCTAGAATTAGTAAACTATACTCATGCTAGTGAAAAGACCAACTTAAAACAAATTAAAATTGTACCATTCAAAGAGAAGAAGAATTGGACTCTTAATTCCAAATATAATATTGGTAATGTAAAGAAAAAATCTTAGTATTATAAATAAAAACATGAGTACTGAGAAATATTTGTTACCAAACGAGAAGAAGCGTTTATACGAATCTATTACAATTCCAAAGAAAAAAGAAGAGGTTCTGAAACTAATTAAGGATGCTCCTAAAACAAAAGCAACTTCTAAAGATACCAATAATCTATGGAACAAAATATCCACTTCTTTAGTAGGTCCACTTGAAGATTTAATGTATGAAAAACCATATGATAAAGCATATAGTGCTGGATATAATGGTGATAAAGAACCAAAGAATCCATTTAAAAAAGATACATTAGCTTACTGGTTCTTTACTAATTTATATACTCAAGGGAGTAACGATAATTAATTTTTAAAAATAAAACCATGAGTACTGAGAAATATTTGTTACCAAACGAGAAGAAGCGTTTAGATGAAGAAACATTATCTGAAGCTAAAGTGCCATCTGACTATTTAGATTTCCAAAGCGATGATAAAAGTTATAAAGTTTATCAAGCAGATAATAATGGAGAATCTTCTGTAAGACCCGCCGAAAAGGCAAGTAAAAATTGGCCGACTGGTGCTCCAGTAACTAAGACTTTTAAAAAAGTTTCATCTGCTCCAATTCCAAAAGGTGAGTTCTGGGTTTTAGAATCTGATAAAAGTTTTTATTGGATGGTTAACGGCACTTGGTATTCGATCAGTAAAAAAGACCATCCCCGCCCACCATTTGATTATTAAATGAAAAGCTTTAAACAATATTTAGAGGGATTGCGTATTGCTTATACTCCAGCTCAACAAAAAGCGATGGATAAAAGGACAAATGCGATGAATTCAGATCTTAAGAAAAAGTTTAAAGCTGGAAAGATTTCAATTAAATGGTCTCAGACAAGAGGCGGTCACGCTATCTTTGTTAAAGGTAGAATGGAAGGTCCTCTCTTTGATTCTGAAGATGACGCTGAAAAATATTTAAAAAAACTCGGTATTCGAGTATAAATTAAATTAAAATATAAATAAAATCATGAGTACTGAGAAATATTTGTTGCCAAACGAGAAGAAGTGTCTGGATGAAGCAAAACTTGCAGGTAAAAATAGAGAACGGCTTGATAGTTTAATCTCTTTATATGTCACGGCAACAGATCCCGAGGCAGATTATTATTATGATGGAGATGTTCCTGATGCTGAAAAGATTTTAAATGATATTAAAAAAGAATTTGGATCAAAAATTGCCAAAGATGTTGGTAATGGAACAAATATTTTCCATTATGGTAGAGATAATAATCAAGGAGGTCGCTTAACATACGGGGATGCGACAAAACAGCGTGGCGCAAGACGTATCACAAAAGGTGGTAAAATTAATAAGCAGGACGCAGCAAAACTTAAAAAGGATATTAAAGATATTTTAAAGAATACAAAATTAAATACTGCTTATCGATCACATAAGTTAAAAGGAAAATTACCAGAGAGTAATTAATAAAAAACCTTTGACACTGAAGCTGAAAAATATTTAAAAAAACTCGGAATTCGAGTATAAATAGATTTGTAATACGATACGTTTTCGTATTATAAAGAGGTGCCGAAAGGATCTCAATTAATAAAAAATAACTCGCTTAATAAGGAGTTCAAAATATGACAATAACAAATACACTAAATTCGTTGCCGCGTTCTTTCGCGGTTGGGTTCGATTCAATCTTTGATAGATTAGAATCAAGAGAGAAAGCATCTTATCCTCCTCACAATATTGTGAAGCATAATGAGGATGAGTTTGAAATCGCACTAGCAGTCGCAGGCTTCAGTGATAAAGATCTTTCCGTCAAACAAGACGGAGATCAACTTATCGTTGAATCTGATTGCGTTGAGCTTAATGGAGATAAAGAATATCTTCATAAAGGAATTGCTACTCGAAGTTTCATCAAGAAGTTTACATTAGCCGATCACATTCGTGTCGAGCAAGTAGCGCTTGTTGATGGTATACTTTCAGTTCTACTAAAGAAAGAAATTCCTGAAGAAATGAAACCTAAGAAGTTTACTATTCTTCCAGAGTTTATTAACGAAGATTAAACTTTGCAGTTAAAACATAATAAAAGGGTTCTTCAGAAATGAGGAGCCCTTTTTTATTAACTTTAGTATTTACATCTATAATAAAAGATGATATAATATATACATGAAGAACAGCATTAGTGGATTCTACACCAGCGTCGATAGACACATGAACATGATTAAGTATCGAGGATACGATCATGATGGCAAAAAAATATATGATTCATTTAAATATCGGCCAACGCTTTATGTAAATAGCAAAGACCGTAACTCAGAATGGAAAGCGATTGATGGAACTCCTGTAGGCCCAATGCAGTTTGGCACTATGAGCGAATGCCGCCAGTTCTGTAAACATTATGAAGATGTTCCTTCGTTTAAAATATATGGAAATGAAAAGCATGTTCCAGCATTTATCCAAAGCCAGTGGCCTGGCGAAATTGAGTATGATAAAAAGATGGTCGACATTCTTTACATCGATATTGAAACTGCTATTGGTACAGGCTTTCCAGAACCAATGCGAGCAGAACAAGAGATTCTTACAATCGCAGTAAAGAGTAGCCGTTGTGATACTTATATCATCTGGGGACTAAAGGATTATGACCTTTCTAAAAGTGAAGTGCCACATCTTAGAAAAGAGTATCGCCAGTTTGATACTGAAACCGAACTCTTAAATGATTTTCTAGATTGGTGGAGTGATCCTATTAATACTCCAGATGTTATCACTGGTTGGAATACAGAGTTCTTTGATATTCCTTACATCGTTAATAGAATAGCTCGTATGTTGGGCAACGATGCAACCAAGCGATTATCTCCTTGGAAAAAAATTACAGATAGAACCGTAAATGTATTTGGCCGTGAGCAAACCAGCTATAACATTATGGGTATTCAACAACTCGATTACCTTGACTTATTTAAAAAGTTTACTCTTAATACTTATGGCCAACAAGAATCATATAAGCTAGATAATATTGCCGAGGTTGTTCTTGAACAAAAGAAGCTAGCTTTTGAAGGCGATCTAAAAGAATTATATGAACAAGATTTTCAGAAGTTTGTTGATTATAATATCGTTGATGTTGAATTGATTGAACTGTTTGAAAAGAAACTTGGCTTAATTGATTTGGTATTTACTCTAGCATATTTTGGCGGAGTTAATTATACAGATACGCTCGGTACTGTTTCTATATGGGATAGTATAATCTTTAGGAATCTTGCTAAAAAGAAAATAGCGATTCCTCCATCAAAACCAAGTGCTAAAGCAGAATATGCTGGAGGGTTTGTTAAGCCAGTTGTGCCAGGGATGTATGATTGGGTAATGAGCTTCGATTTGAACAGCTTGTATCCTAACCTTATTATACAATATAATATGAGTCCTGAGACCCTCGTAAGGCATTCTACAGTGCCTAATATTACACCTGATCGAGTACTCGAAGATCAAACAAACATATCCCCTGACAGTAATTTGGCGGTTGCCGCAAATGGCGCAACATTTAGTAGACATAAGCAAGGGTTTCTACCAGAGATTATTGAAGAGCTTTATAATAAGCGTAAGAAGATTAAAGCAGAAATGCTAGATAAAAAGAAAGAGAATGAAAAGCAAAAAAGTAAGATATTAGACTCAGAAATCGCCAGACTTGAAACTGAACAAATGGCGATCAAGATTCTAATGAACAGCCTGTATGGAGCTTTGGCTAACAGATGGTTCCGTTACTTTGATCTTCTTGTTGCTGAAGGAATTACTCTTACAGGTCAACTTGTTATTCGTTGGGCAGAACAACATGCAAACAAATGGTTATCTTCATTCCTTAAAGATGAGAAGCCAGTTGATAGAGTTATAGCAGCAGACACTGACTCCATTTACGTTAATGTTCAAGATGTAATTGATAAGCTTAATCCAAAAAGTCCAGTTGAGTTTCTTGATAAGTTTGGTGAAGAAGGTATGGTTCCTGCATTGGAAAAAGCTTTTAATAAGTTAGGCGGTATTACAAATTCATATAAGAATACGATGGTGATGGCGCGAGAAGCTATTGCTGATAAAGCTATATGGACTGCAAAGAAACGATATATTTTAAATGTTCTTAACAATGAAGGTGTTCAATATGCTGAGCCGAAAATTAAGATCATGGGTATTGAAGCTATTAAGAGTTCTACTCCAAAAGTATGTCGAGGCGCTATGAAGGAAATGTTTAAAGTAATGATGAGCGGGGATGAAGATAAAACTCAAAAAGCGATCGCTTTCTTTCATAACCACTTTAATTCTTTGCCGGCCCATGAAATCGCAAGTCCTCGTGGAATTAATAATGTTACAAAATATTATGATTCACAAACTCTATATTGTAAAGGAACACCAATGCATTGCCGCGCGGCCTTAGTATATAACGATCAGTTAAAGAAGTTTAACTTAACTAATAAGTATAGGGAAATCCAAGGCGGCAATAAAATTAAGTTTGTATTTCTTAAAAAGCATAACCCAACTGGAGAAAACGTAATTGGGTTTATTGATAAGTTGCCACACGAATTTGGTTTAGATAAGTTCATTGATTATGAAACTCAATTCCAAAAAGCTTTCCTTGATCCAATTAATCTTATCTTACATGCTATTAGTTGGTCGGCAGAACCTCAAGCTAGTTTGGAAGACTTCTTTGGGCAAGTATAGATAAAACAAAGGTATGACACTCACACAATAAAAAACAAATGAACCAACTAAACAGAAACCTGACAAACGTTATTAACGAATTACAACAAGACTATTTAAAGTTTGATGATACCGTAAGAACCATCGAAGTTCTTAATGCGATTAACAATTACTTTCACACGACAGAGGAAACTCCTTTGTCTAATAAAAGCAGAGACATTCTAAAAGAAATTAAAATATATGGAAAATAATAAAACAGTAGAAGACGTGATAAAACTAATTCCAGAAACACTTGATGATTGGGTAACGCTTGTTCCTAAAAATGACTCTCTAACATGGCAAGCATCATCTACCGATTGGCCAAGCGATATTGATAACATGCATAATAAGTATGGTGTTCATTGCGCGCTTAAAAAGTTAGATAGTAAAGACCTAAGAGAATTTCTAAACTTTCGTTTAGACTTCCTAGAAGAAGAACTTACTGAAACAAAAAATGCAGTTGGTAAACTACATTGTGATGACGTTGATTGCGAAGAAGTGGTTGATGGTTTAATTGATCTTTGCGTTGTCGCTATTGGAACGTTAAATGCGTTTGGAGTTGACGAACATAAAGCGTGGGAAGCAGTTCATAACGCTAATATGAATAAGGAAGTCGGCGTTAAAGAAGGTCGAGACAATCCACTAGGTCTTCCAGATTTAGTAAAGCCTAAAGGGTGGGTCGCGCCAGATCATTCTGATAATCACGGGTTTCTTCCTAAATTAAACGAATAAAAGATTTACATTTTAGTAAATATAGTATATAATATTAATTATGGATTTACTTCTATTCATCATGCTTTTAATAGTGGCAAGCCTTTGCTACTTAATACCCACTTTTGTGGCGGTCGTAAATAAACATAAATACGCTCTTCCTATTTTTATAGCTAACCTATTCTTTGGCGTTACGGTTGTGGGATGGGCCGCTCTATTAATCTTTGCTATACTTAAAGAGTTTAGAGCAGAAAATAAAGTATGAAATATTCATTAACTATATTTAAATCAATCTTTGATAATTCGACTCATCGTAAGATGTCCTTTGACGGTTGGGATGAGTTTAAAGAACTTCTTTTAAACCTTAGTAAAGAAGATGGTTATAAACCAAAGAAAGACGAAAGAAAAGATGGTTCACCTCTTATCAGCCCAGCAGTATATGATAAAGATGAAAAGCGAAGAAATGTAAATGTTTTATGTTGGGGTGGTTGGGCTGCAATTGACGTTGACGATTATGAGTGTAATTTCGAACAAGCGTTGGTTGTTTTTAAAGATATCAAATGTGTTGTTTATAATAGCGCAAGCTCGACAAAAGAAAAGCCAAAGTTCAGAGTTATTATACCATTCACAAAGACTATAGAAAAGGATGATATAAAGCATTTATGGTTTGCTCTGAATAAAGAGTTTAATTCATTAGGCGATCCACAAACGAAGGATCTATCAAGGATGTATTACGTCCCAGCACAATATCCAGGTGCTTATTCATTCATTCATTGTAACGATGACGCCGACTTTTTAGATGTTGATTTAATAATGAAAAAGCATCCGTTTATAGTACCTCAAGAAAATTCATTTAAAAGTAAACTAAGTGAAGAAATGAAAATTAAGCTGATGAAGTATAAATCTAATCAACTTAACAACACCTCTATTACTTGGTCTTCATATAGAGATTGCCCATTTGTAAATAAACAATTAGTAAATGAATATCGTGTTATTTCAGAAACTGGTTGGTATTCTAAATTATATTCAATTATGGTTAGTATTGCCGGATCCGCAATACATAAAGGATACCCAATTACTGTTAATGAAATTGTAAAGCTTGCTAAAGATATTGATATGGATACTGGATGCTGGTATAAAAATAGGCCATTAGATATTGAAGCAGAACGCGCATTAACCTTTGCACTTCAAAATGCGTAATTAATAAATAATATTATGAAGATTGAAACCAAACTGAAACGCCAGTTTAATAAAATACAAAAGGATACTGGTGTAAAACTTCCAGCTGACTATGAGTATTATTGTGGTTTATATAAATGGCCAAAAGGTTTGCGTAAGATTCTTAGTAAACGATTCAATAGCAGTTGTATGCTACATGATATTCAACATGTTTCAGGTGTTATTGATTATAAAGAAGCCGATCGCATGTTCCTTAAAAACGCTAAAGAACAAGCGGGGCGCAACGATTTTTGGATATTAATGGCATATGTATTTTACGGCGCCGTTCGTATATTAACAAAAACAAAAGCAATACGAAACAAGAAATAAAACTCTAAACATTATAAATAAATTTATATGAAAAAGAAAAACAAAAGAGCTCGTGACGAAGAAGGCCAGTTTGTTGGAGATGATCCAAGCACTCCTGATATTAATGAAGCCTTTGCAGAAGATGCTCAACCACCTAAAGAAGCACCAGCTAAAGCGTCAGGCCCTAAAAAACTAACTCCGGGCCAGATTAAGAAATTAAAAGGCGAATGGGGTAGCCAGTTTAAAAATAAATTTAAAGGACGTTATTAATATTCACGTAAATAATTAAACCATGATATGGCTTCTAGTATTTTTCTAGAAGCCATATTTGTTATTTACAAACTTGGTAAAATATGGTATAATATCTTTATACATAATTATACTAACATTACAATATGAACATTAAATCCGTAAGAGACACCTTAGCAAATCTCCATAAAAATAAAGAATATGTCATAGTTAATAAACAATTAACTGTTGAAATTATTGGAGCATCTTTCATAGCAAATACTGATTCTATATTTGGTTTGGCCAATGAAGATTATATTGATCGAGAATTAATGTGGTATAGAAGTATGTCTCGTAATGTAAATGATATTAAAGGTAAGGTTCCAAAGATCTGGGAAATTGTTTCATCGCCAAAAGGAGAGATAAATTCAAATTATGGATATCTAATAAATCACAAAGATAACTATTACCAATACAAGAATGTATTAGAAACTCTTAAGAAGGATCCTAACTCGCGCAGAGCAATAATGATTTATACAAATCCTAAAATGCATACTCAATTTAAAAGGAAAGGTATGACAGATTTTGTTTGTACAAATACTGTTCAATATGTTATTCGTAAAAACAAATTGTCTGCAATTGTCCAAATGAGATCAAACGATGCTTGGGCCGGTTATAGAAACGATTACGCTTGGCAGAAATATGTTCTTAACAAGTTAGCAAAAGACCTAAATTGCAAAGAAGGTAACATTCATTGGAATGCTGGTAGCTTACACGTATATGAAAATCAATTCTACCTACTAGACCATTATTTAAAAACAGGAGAACACGAGATTACTAAAAAACAATATAATAACAACCTCTAAAAACCCACCACCCAATATGTACAGTATTAAAAAACTAGGATATGACGATTGGAATGACGCGCTTGATGCTTTCTTAGAATATAAAACCAGAGATGTGGAAAAAAACAATTTATCATTTGATGAATGGTATTCTTTTAAAACAAGAATCAAAAAAATTAATGAAAAAATTAAAAATGGGGAAGCATCTTCTAATGTTAATAAACATATAAAAAAAGATATCAAAAAACATAGCGATGACTCTGAAAATTTAACATTAGCAGAAAATGAAATTTTGGAAATGCTGAATAACTTAAATTTAGATGTAAGCATTTCGCCTAGATATAAAGAAGAATCATACTCTGAAAGAATATGCAGAGAAGCGGAAGAGCTAGCTCGCCGCGCCCATATTGGTCAAACTCGCCATAATGGAAACCCTTACATTCATCATATTGAAGATGTTGTTAACATAATTAAATCTAATAGTAATAGCAACACCGCTGAAGCAATTATTGTTGCATGGTTACACGACGTTATTTCAACCACTTCTTACACAAGTGAATTTTTATTAGAGCAATCTTGGGTAACTAAAAGAATGCTTAATGCTATTGAAGAAATTGAAATTGGTTATTTTGAAACATATCAACAGTATGTTAACAGATTAAAAGAAAATAATTTAGCTTGGGTCGTTAAGTTAGCAAAGCTTATGTCTCTTATGGATAATAATCCGACACAAGATGAGCAATTTGAGATTGAAACATTTTGCGATTATCTTGAAGATGAGCCGTAAAATAACTAAATAAAAAGATTTACATTCTTATTAATATGTGGTATAATTAATCATATGAATAAGGAAGCTAAAGAAAGTATTAAGGTATTACGAGAGTGTGCCGAATTACAAACTGCTAAATCAAGAGATTATCAAAATCCTAACAGCCGAATTAAACAAGCTGATTATTATCCACGAGGCATCGCATCTATCTTAGATATTATTTACGCCAAAACTCTTAGAATGTATTCGGTTCTAGAAGCTATGGAATCTGATACTGGATATGAGCCAAACTTTGAATCTCTTGAAGATTCTGGTAAAGATCTTATTAACTATGCGTCGTTCTTAGTAGCTTATATGAGACATGGCGTAGATGGCCAAGATGTTAATAAAGATTTTTTAAATCGAAACGGAAACAAATAGATATATTATGAGAATCGGCATCGGCAAGATTGGTAAGTCTGTATTATTCAATAGTAAAAATTGGGGCGCTGTTGGCGGTGACAATGAAGCTCCTATTTTATATGAACACCTAATAACACAAAACCCTGAGCATACTTTTGTTATGCTTGGCGCTAGTGACTTTGATAGATTATCTATTGCCGAGCAAGAACGGATTAACGTTCATGGTAATTTCATATATGCTTTCTCTGGGTTTTCCGAATGGCGAAAAAATCAATGGGATAAATCTAAAGCTCAACACCCTTCAAATGATAGGCAAGAGTTTATGGAAAACATTATTATTCCAAATCCAAAATTTGAAATTGATGCTGGTGTTTTTATGTGCGGTCAAGTTGCAACTTCTAATGTTGGGGGTTGGGCTCGTAAACAAACAGATCATACTCAATTAGCAAAGCCACTTGATGTTCAACGAAAGTACGCAGGACCAACAATTCATTATCTTAATAAGTATAAAGAAGTACCTTGGTTAATGTTATTAAACGATCCTCGCCTTTATCCTGGGAAGATGAGAGACCTAATGAATCCTCCTAGGAAGATCTTTTCACAATATAATCAAAAGTGTTTACACCGTAATAGTATTGAATATGATAGCCCTGTTAGGGAAATAACAGAAATAGAACAATTATATAAAGGTATTGAAACTACATTTTTAATTGGAAAAGAAAAGGGTAAATCTATTCAAGAAGCACCAAACACATTAGATAGTTTCTTTGGTGAGCCTGAAGAAAAGACAACTGAAAAAGATATTAACTTTATGATTGTTTGTAATGAGGGCAAACCATCGCGTTATCCTGATTTGAAAAAATATATTTTAGAACATGTCGATGATGTTGATATTTACGGACAATGGAACTCCGATACAATTGGAGATGACTCTCGATTCAAAGGACCTAAGAAGTTTAACGATTTAATGAGAATGTTGCCACGAGTTAAATATACTTTTTGTATTCCAATTAAAAAGGGTTGGGTTACCGCAAAGTTTTGGGAAATGGCTCATTATGGAATTATACCATTCCTGCATCCAACCTATGATCAACAAAAACATTTGGATGTACCTGATTTTATTAGAGTAAAAGATTCTAAAGATCTTTTTAATAAAATTAAATTCCTTGAAGAAAACCCTAAAGCTTATCAGCAACTTCGCGATCAGTTAGATGATATTCTTAAAGAAGAGTATTATGATGGGAGTTATCTCAATGATTTGATCCTAGGTAAATTAACTGAACTAAATAAAAGTAATGCATAACAAAAGAATAGTTTTAGACTTTGATGATACACTCGCTTTAACAACAAATCGCGATTGGGAACATGCTGAACCAAACATAGAGTTAATTCAAAAGGTTAATTCTTTATATGACGATGGGTGGGAGGTTGATATTTTTACGGCACGAGGATCTATCTCTTGTAAAACTCGAGAAGAAGCTAAAGAAAAGTATGCCGGCCAAATCAAAAAGTGGCTAAAGAAAAACGGAGTCAAGTATAGGTCTCTAAGTTTTGACAAACCACTCGCTGCATACTATATTGACGATAAAGGTATCTCTCCTGAACTTTTCCTTAAGACTGATATTAGACAACTCGATGGAGGTTTGTCTGGTGCTGATATTTTTACTGATGGAACATATGTTCATAAAACAGATAAGAATGCTCACAAAGTTAATGAATGGTATTCACAAGTAAAGAACTATATTAATACACCTGAAGTTCTAAGACTTGTTGGTGAAACTTTAACAATTGAGTATATACAACATGACAAAAGTTTCTTCAAGAATAATTTCCACCGTGCAATCGGAATTATTCAAGAAAGTCTTGAAGATTTAAAGGAGATTGATTCGCCTGAAGATTCTCTTGAATTTTCTGATTATGTTGCGCGGATTTATTCGCACTCTGATATTTCTGGTGAGTCATATTTTAATACCATATGTGATTCTCTTAAGTATTTAAATCTTAAACGTTCATTTTCTCATGGCGACTTTGGAGTTACAAATATGTTATTTAAGAGTGAGACTCTTTACTTAATTGACCCTATTCCCGATGTGTTTGGCTGTACCGAAATTGATGCAGCTAAATTCTGTGCGAGCCTTATCGTGAATCAATATGATAACGACATAGTCAATAACTCGATCTCAACATTATCTATGTTTAATTCTATTAATCAGACCGACTTTAAAATTCTTATTGCGGCTGAACTCATTCGAGTTTTTAAATATCATCCTAATAACCAAATCATTTCTAAAGCAGTTAAAAACATATGTGTATTATGAACAACATTTTAATAATAAGTAACAAACCTGAACGGCTCGAATCGTTCATTAAATATTACAACATTTTCAATGAACCGACTGATATAGTTCTAAATGTAATACTCGATGATCGTTATCAAACATATGATCTTAGTGATACTATTAAGGATAATTATAACATCTATTATGCGTCTGATGCGGTTAAGCAATTGGTTCCAAGATTATCTGATCCTGAGACCGCGGAGATTATCCTTGACAAATTCCGTTTGTCAATTAAGCTTCTTGTTATTTTATATGCTCATGAAGTACTAGGTATGGAAAAGGTTTGTATGATGGACGATGACACGTTCCTTATTCAACCTATTGATAGTTACTTCGAAAATGATTATGTTTTCTATAATGAAAGAGTACTTGGTCGCATGTCTGTTGCTGTCGAGAATCTTATGACAGGAATCTACAGTGATCTTGTGGATGTTCATAAAATGAATACTAAGCCCCACTTTACTTTAAACTCAGGTCAGGTAATACATACAAAAAATCCAAATCTATTCAAGTTTATTGATAGAGCGTTCTGTTCAGACTTACTTAATGTCGTATGTGGAGCTATCGAGAAGTATAAATCAAAGAAGAACTACCTGGGTAATATTCATCATCGACCAATTGGTGGAAAGTATTGGATCATGGAACAAAACGTCTATGCTGTTTACTTCAGGTGGTTAACCGAGAATGGTTATGCTGTAAAAGAGTTTCCAAGAAATGAGTTTAAGCTATACGAAGGCCTTCTTAAACCAAATTATACAATGGACAGAATTAGAAAACTTCCAAAATTTTTACATTACCTTCCTACAGATAAGTCACCGTTATATGATACGGTCGCAAAGCAGCTTGACAGAATCATAAATAAAGAAATACATGTTCCTAGATAAAAATAAACTACCAAATGATGCTAAGATTGGCTTCACCTGTTCAACCTTCGATTTATTACACGCCGGTCATATTGTGATGTTGCAAGAAGCAAAATCATTATGCGACTATCTTGTATGTGGTCTATTAATTGATCCAACTGTTGACCGCCCTGATTCTAAAAACAAACCGATCCAATCTCCATTTGAAAGGTACGTACAATTATCGTCATGCCGATATGTCGATGAAGTTATACCTTTCACGACTGAGCAAGAAATAGTTGACATCATATTAACTATAAATCCTGACATCAGAATTGTTGGCGAAGAATATCGAGACACGGATCACACAGGAAAGGGCTTATGCCCTGTACATTATAATAAAAGAAAACATTCATTCTCTTCGTCAGATCTTAGAGACCGAGTAATAAAATCAAATATATAATTATATAAAACACACGCCTATTACATCATGATGATCATGATAGGCAAAGCATAATAAAAATTTAAGTAAAAAAATATTAAAATAAAATGAAAAGTGAAATAACATATGGCAGTATCGTGCCTTTAATCGGAGGAGAAAGTTTAGGAATTCAAAATGTTCTTGATGGTAAACATCCTGAATGGGTAATGTCATATCGAGCTTTTGAAGCTAATGATGCCCATTATATGAATCATATTAGAAACCAAGGGTATGAAGGAGATTATGTATTTCTTGATGAAACTCATGGTTATAAAGCAAAACAAGTAGATGTAGTAAATACGGTTTGCCCTTGCGCAGGTTTATCATCCTTATCACCAACATCAAATGCTAAGAGTGCTACAAACGATTGGATGTATCATACGGCCGAGCATGTTCTTGAAAATATTAAACCAAAAGTATTTTGGGGAGAGAACGCGCCAAGACTAGCGATGTCAACAGGAGCTCCGGTTGTCGATAAATTAAAAGAAATTGCTAAGAAATTTAATTATACATTTAGCATTTACAAAACAAAAAGTCTGGTGCAAGGTTTTTCTCAAGTTCGTGATAGGACGTTCTATTTCTTTTGGAAAGACGATTCTGTTCCACTCTTTGATTATATCCATCGACCAAATCAAAAAATTGAAGATTTATTAAACGCCGTTGTAAATGATCCGGAAGATCCTATGAGCGAAGTTCTTAATAAAGATATTCCTTCAGAGTTTTGTTTATATAATTATATTCTCAATGAAATTCATGGCGGTATTTCTCATGCTGAGTTTGTAGATAAGCATTTAGAAAAATCATCAAATGCGTTTCATTATATTGAAAATAACGATTCATATGATAAACTAATCCCATGGCTACAAGAAAAGGGAGAAGATCGTTGGGCTGCTACAATTGGTCGAATGAATGAAAAAATTAAAAATGGCAAAGGAGTAATGAGAAGAACTGTTACATGGCCCAAGGATTATATTGGTGCTTTTGTTGGCCACCTCCCACAATGGCTTACTCATCCAACTGAAGATCGTTATTTAACGGTTCGCGAGTGTATGGAAATTATGTATTTGCCTAAAGACTTTCAATTACTTAATACTAAACAATGGAATCATATTTGTCAAAATGTTCCTGTTAAGACAGCCGAAGATATGATGGGCCAAATTGTAAAATATTTACAAGGTGATCTTGATAAAGTAAATACCACATATATCTTACAAGATAATAAAAGGCAGAGGTGGGAAGCTGAACAAGAATGTGAAACCGCTTCATTAGAAGACTTCACATAATAATAATATTTAATGATTTACATTCATTAAAAAATAGATTATAATATTAACAGCAACAAAATAAAACTATATGTCATTACTAGATAAACTAAAAAAGAACTGCCGAGTAAAAGAAGCCGACGTCCTAGCCGATAGCCAATTTTACGCGGAGAAGGATATGATTCCAACACCAGTGCCGATGATTAACGTCGCGCTTAGTGGAAAAATGGATGGGGGTTTAACAAGCGGGTTAACCGTATTGGCTGGGCCTTCTAAACACTTTAAAACTTCATTTGCTCTACTAATGGCAAGTGCTTATTTAAAACAACATAAGGACGCGGTTCTAATGTTTTATGATTCAGAGTTTGGTTCTCCGCAAGCATACTTTGAAAGCTTTGGTATTGATATTAACCGAGTACTTCATATTCCTATTAAGAATGTCGAAGAACTGAAGTTCGATATGATTAACCAATTTGAAGATCTAGATCGCAAAGATAAAGTTATTGTTATTATTGATTCGATTGGTAACCTTGCATCTAAGAAGGAGATGGACGACGCTATTAACGAAAAGAGTGTCGCTGATATGAGCCGAGCAAAATCCATTAAGGGTTTATTCCGAATGGCTACTCCTTACTTAACAATGAAAGACATTCCTCTGATTGCAGTTAACCATACATATCAAGAGATGGGGCTGTTTCCAAGAGCGGTTGTATCAGGAGGAACTGGAATTTATTATTCAGCAGATACCATTTGGATTATTGGTCGTTCACAAGATAAAAAAGGAACAGAGATTCAAGGTTATCACTTTAACGTTGTAGTTGAGAAAAGCAGATTTGTTAAAGAGAAAAGCCGTATTCCAATTACAGTGAGTTGGGAAGGTGGAATTCAAAAATGGAGTGGCCTGCTTGATGTTGCGATTGACGGAGGTTATGCTACAAAACCAAAGAACGGATGGTACATGGCAAATAACCCAGAGACGGGTGAAGAACTGCATCCTGTTAACCGTCGTGCCGCCGACACTCTTAATAAAGAGTTTTGGGAACCTATCTTTGAGAAAACTGACTTTGCCGATTTTATTAAAAACAAATTTACGATTGGTTTACATGATATGTCAGGTGATGAAGCTGAAGTGGTTGTAGATGCCGCTCTTGAAACTGAAACTATTGAAGAAGATGCTTGAAGAAGGATCAGACTATGAAATTGTTTCCCATGGTAAAATTAAAGACCATGCTTCAATTAAAATTCTTAAAGGAGAATATGAAGGCGTCCAATATAGTTATGGGAAAATCTCATTTGAATTAAAGGACGTTGATGGTATGGAACTGCCAGTATTAAAGTTCATTTATGAAATTGATAAACATCCTGAAACAATAGAAAAAGAAACCTTAGAAAAAGACCAATATTTTACATCTTATATTGGAACTATATTAGATAAAATATTAATAGAACAAGGTCAAACAGATAAGCATGAATAAATCTTTCGAGGAAATTATATTAACAAATTTAATTAATAATGAGAAGTTTTGTAGAAAATCATTACCTCATATTAAATCAGAATATTTTGATAACCAAGAAAAAGCAGTTTATGATTTAATCGTTAACTTTATTTCTAAGTATAACAAACTGCCAACAAGTAACGTTCTTTTAATTGAACTTCAGAATTCTGAATATAGTAATCGTAGCGATGTAAATGAAATATATCAAACAATTACTAATTTAGAACAAGCTGATAATAGCGATGAAGATTGGTTGTTAGAAAGTACTGAAACATGGTGTAAAGATCGAGCAGTTCATAATGCAGTAATGGAAAGTATTTCTATTATTGATGGAAAGAGCCCAGATAAAAACGAAGGTATTATTCCAGAGATTTTAAGTAAAGCTCTTTCCGTAACATTTGATACGGCGGTTGGCCATGATTATATTGGCGATGCTGAATCTCGATTTGATTTTTATAATAGAGATGAAGAGAAGTTACCATTTGATTTAACAATGTTTAATGAAATCACCGGCGGTGGTTTACCTAATAAAACATTAAACATTATCCTTGCAGGAACTGGTGTTGGTAAGAGTTTGGCTATGTGCCACCTTGCTGCAGATGGAATTTCTCAAGGAAAGAATGTTCTTTATATAACAATGGAAATGGCTGAAGAGCGTATCGCTGAACGTATTGATGCTAATTTGTTTGATGTAAGGATTGATCAACTTGATACGCTTTCCCGTGAAAACTTTAATTCTAAAATAAAGAAAGTTTCTGATAAAGTTAAAGGTCAGTTGATTATTAAGGAATACCCAACTGCTGGAGCTCATGTTGGTCACTTCAGAGCTTTGATAACAGAGCTTAAAATGAAGAAACAATTTGTACCAGATGTTATCTTTATTGATTATCTAAACATTTGTGCTAGTAGCAGAATTAAAGGTTTAAGCGGAGGCGTTAACACCTATTCTTTAATTAAAAGTATTGCTGAAGAAGTTAGAGGATTGGCCGTTGAGTGTAATGTTCCAATTTGGAGTGCTACTCAGGTTACTCGTTCTGGATTTAATAATTCCGATGTTGACTTAACTGATACATCAGAAAGTTTCGGCTTACCTGCCACAGCTGACTTAATGATTGCTTTAATTAGTAATGAACAGTTAGAAGGAATGAATCAAATAATGGTAAAGCAATTGAAGAATCGTTATAATGATCCAAGTAATAATAAACGGTTTGTCGTTGGAGTAGATAAATCTAAGATGCGTTTATATGATGTTGCTGACCCAACTCAAGATATATTAGATGATTCTAAAATAGCAGGAGCACAAGTGGGTAATAGTGATGCCATGCATAACATTGGTAAGAACGTAGACTTCTCTGGTTTTAAAGTTTGAAACTTTATAAATAACTAAAATTACTATTACACTAAATGGATATTAACAAACTAAGATTTAAGGATTTCGTATTAACTGAAGGTATTTCATCAGGCTCTATTGAGAAAGCTACCTTTTTAATGATTAAGTATTTAAAAAAGAAGACGGGTTTAAACCTTTTCGCAATGCCAGAGCTAGAGCAATATAAAGGATCTGCTGGTAAAGGATTTGGTTTACGTTTGTTCGCTAATAAGAATGGTATATCCGTTCGATTAAACTTCTCTTCAACAAGAGCTCAAACGAATGCATTAACCGGATTTGATGTTTGGTTAGGAGACGGTAAACCATCAACACGAGTTGAGTTTGCTAATATGACAAGCGTTGTTAAAATCCTTCCTATTGTTGCTGAAATCATTAATAACAAAGGTTCAAACAGTAAAGTAGTTTATACTATTCCAGATGGAGTTCCTTTAAATGAAGGATACGCATATGGAACAGATTCCATTCTTTTAAAAGAAGCAGCGGGAGCTGGTGATGTTCCAGCAATGTTTGATGATATTGTTGATATGATTGTATCTCCTAACTTTTCAAAAGGGAAGATCTATAGGAAATATAAAAGTGCTGGAGTTAAAGTATTCGAAGCTCTTGAAGAAGTATATCCAAAGAACATTACCAAGCAAGGCGTTAAATATGTATTTGACGGTAAGCCTGCAGTAGTACAAAAGATCAAGAAAGATAAATCTAAAATTCTTGAAATGATTGGCGCTAACGAAGGTAAAGTAACTAAAGGGAGTGCTAAAGAAACATATGCTGATAATTCAAATGCAGATGAGCTTTTAAATGATAGAGAACGATTAAGTTTTGAAGCTCAGTTAGAAGATCTTGAGAATCTATTGAAACTAACCGTTAATGGCGCAGCGAACGCAATCTTTATTGCTGGGCGTGGCGGAGTTGGTAAAACGTTTACTACAGAAAAGATTCTTGGTGAAATGGGTTATAGAGATGGAGCTGGTTACTTTAAGAACACTGGTTCTGCTAGTGCGGCTGGAATGTATTCTCTATTATTTAAATATAAGAATGAAATTATCTTCTTCGATGATAGTGACGATGCTCTTAAAGACCAAGAAAGCCGTAACCTTTTAAAAGCTGCAACCGATACCAAAAAGATTCGTAAACTCGTTTGGAACAAGATGGGTAAGAATGTTGCAGAGCCTGATGAAATGACTGACGATGAAATCCTTGATGCTGGATTAATTCCACGTTACTTTGAATTCACGGGCAAGATCATCTTTATCTCTAACCTTAAGATGAACAAGCTTGATCCTGATGGCGCACTAAGAACTCGAGCATTTATTATTGATATTGATCCAACCGAAGGCGAAATTTACGACTTTATGGATAAGATTGTCGGTAAGATTTCTTTAGAAGAAGGTTTAACTCTTGATTTAACAGAACGTAAACGAGTAGTTGATCTATTAAGAAAAGGAAAAAGTAAGCAATCATCAAACCTTCGTAAGCTATCCCGTGGTTTAAATATGGCCGCTGGAGCTTTAAAAGCAGGTGTTGCCGTTGCCGATAAAGAGTTGGCTCGTATGATTGAAATTTACGCTTAATAAATAATAATATGAAATCATTTCAAACTTTCTTAATTGAGGGAACCAAGTTAACTCCCCGTGAATTAAAAAAACCAGCTACTGGAGGGCCGAACTCTGGAGTTTCTCGCCTTGAAATTCTTTCTAATAAAATTAGAAAACAAGAACCTTTAACTTTAGCAAATGGTAAAACGTTTATTGTGACTGATACTGCTGGAGCTTTATCTTCTATTGAACAATTTAGAAAAGACGGAATGGCTTTTAAACTAATTGGAAAAAGCGGATCGGAAATTTCATCGTCGGATCTATTAAAAACGCTTGAGTTTGGTGGTGGTACTGGAGCTGGTGGTGGAACAAAAAATACAGCAATTGGAGAATCTGCTCAATGTGTATGGATGGCCGCAATGGTTGAAATTGGATATGATAAACCAATTGAAAGTTTTACTGATGAAGTATTAACTAAAGCGTTTAAAAAGGTAAGTGTTGGAAAAACTTCGTTAAAAGATATTTTAAGTATTGATGAGAGTTGGAAAACATCCTCATATTTAACAGCACACTTCGCAATTAAAGAGCGTCTTATTGAAAGAGGTATGACTTTTCATAGAGATGATTCTCTTATGAAAGAAATTTATAAAGCTAAAAACACAGCTTTTAAAAATAACGATTTTAAACCACTTACAGATGATAAATGGAACCCAGGCGATATTTGGGTGGCTGATTCTGACTTTAAATTATCAGAATTAAAAACTGATACACTAGAAGGATTTAATGATGATATACTCGACTTATATTTACAAAAGAGACTTGTTGGTATTTCATTAAAGAAAGTTTCTAAAGCAGTAAAAGGAGTTGAAAAAAATGTTACTCGTCCACCAGAAACTGAAGATTACAAATTTGTAGCAGGCCATATTAAAGCGTTAACACGAGGAGAATGGTATACAAGTAAAACTAATTATATTACTTATATGGGCGGGCAACTAGATATTAGAGCAAACACCGGTTTTGGTTCTCATAAAGTAGAAATTAAAGGTAAAGGCGCCAGAGGAGGCGGAGCTTCTTGGGGCGTTATGTCTGATGCTGCTAAAAGAATTTATCGAAAAGAACTTCCAAAAAATAATAAAATGAAAAAAGATGCTAAACTAATAGCATCTGGTGATAAAAGAGCAGTTCAAAATTTTACTAAGTTATTACAAACCGTGGATAAAAAAATATCCAATGCAGAAGTAATAGAAAAATTAGCAAGTCTTGGCAAAAACGCTGATATATGGGTTCACGGTAAACTAGGTGGCCTTTATGTATTACAATTAATATCAAAAGGTGGCCAAAAGGCAAATAAGTTTATTACTCAGATAATTAACTATGCTGGTAGTTCTACTTCAGACTCAAGCGCATATATTATTCTAAAAGAGAAATAATATTATTAGTATCAAATGAAGATATTAACATTCATACTAATAGTTATAGTACTAACCTCATGTGGCATTGCGCCTCCTGAGTGTATGATTGGGCATTAATTAATCTTCGACCCAAACCGCGGCCAAAGATACTCGAGCAAGACTTTCAGTTGATTGCACAATAAATGAAATGCTGCTATTTGGTGGAACTACAATTCTTAGATCCCCAAGATTAATCGAAGAACTTCCCCCGCCAGGTACTTCAAACATGTAAATTGGCAGATTGTTGTCAACTGTTGTGCTTACATCTCCTATAGTATCTGAATAATATACAGATGAATTTTCCTCGCTTCTTGTGTTATACTCAAGCTCAGGTAATCCATTAAAATTATAATATACTGATACAAGTACAGGCGTTCCAGCTGGATTTGTTAAGAATGCCGAATTAATATTTTTTAATAAAACTTCTCTAGTATTAATTTTATTCTTATAAATTAATCTATTATGTAAAGTTAATACATGATGATAATCATCTGCAGATAAGTTAGGGTTTTCATCATATGTAATTGATGTAGCAGTTGGCAGTTTTGTATTTTCTATTAAACCTTCAATTGCGCCTAACATAGAACCACCTGATACATAAATATCAGTTCCAGTTCCACCTAAACTTGCAGCAATCCATCCAACCTTTAACGATGGGTTATCAACGTGAACATCATCATAATTATTTGCATATTTTATTTCATGGAAAACAATCATGTCTCCATTTAACGGGTTTTCAATAGAGAATCTAATTTGCCCAGCACCAAGCCATCTAAAATTAATTTGGAAAACGTTTAATTTAGTTGGATTTAATATTGCTCTACTATAACCATTACCATCAAGAGTATCACCATTAAAGTCTTCTTGGTATGTCCAATTATTAGTATGATTTACACCACCTTGAAGAACTGAAAGAGTAGCAGTAACGCCAGTTGAATCTGTATCAGAAAAAGAAAATGTTCCGGTTTTAGGCCCAACCCCAGTTGATAAAAAACAAACTTTATCAGCAACATATTCTAAAATCCAAAAATCACTTATAATACCATGATGTATTTTTCTTGCCACATCATTGGCAGTATCTCCTGCTAAGACTGCAATAACAAAATCTTCATCATTTAATGTTACGGTAATATTTCCAGATGTTGTGGCTGAATTACTAATAACAATATTATGAATATGGGCTTTACCTTTATTCTGTAAAAGAACTCCAAATTTATCACCATCAAAGCCAACCTGTATAGCTTGCTCTTGCGCAAAGAATCCCGCTCTTTGAGTATAACCGATGGCTCCTTCTGTAAATTGAGCAGTGAACCGTGTTAACGCGCCCTGCCCTGGTCTATATCTTACTGCTCTTTTTGATCTAATAACGCCATAACCACCCAATGAAGTTCCGGTTCTACATTCTAGTAAAGTGTTTGAGGCTATTGCAGATCCACTCTCAGATTCATAAGACTCAAATAGTCTTTCATCTAAACCATATAAACCATCCAATTGAAATACCGGCGTAATAGGAACACTCACATGTTCTCCAAATACGCTTACTGCTGAAGCGCTTGATGTTTTAACTGGATTACCATATTCATCAACCGCTAATGACGCCTCAAAAAGCGAGGTATTATCATTAAGATAATTTTGAGAGGTTCTATTCCACTGGGCCATACTTTTATTTATACAAATAAATAACTTTATGAAGAGGATACGGGTATATGGTTGTTTGGACAAACCTAAGTTAAAAAAAGAAATACGTGAAGCTGCGTCTCTTTTTATTCAAGATCTTTTACCACGTAAACGCAAGTATGATATAACAATAACAATATCTTCAGGTTTATCTAAAAAAGTAGGATCCTTTGGAGAATGCTGGTCATGGTCTCGTAATGAATATACAGTTAAGATCGACGGATCTCAAACAAAGGAAAATATTTTTAAAACACTTGCTCATGAATTTGTACACGTTAAACAATTCTCAGTTGGAGAATTAAAATTCTTAACTAAATTTGATGTTTGGCAAGGAACCGTATATTACCATGGAGCTAAATACGAAACTCTTCCATGGGAAAGGGAAGCAACTCAATATGAAAAAATTCTATATAACAAACATATTGTCAATAAAAGACAATTATAAATACTAAATAAATGAAGTCCTTTAAAGAATATATTGGTGAAGCTGCTAAAACACAAAAGCAGTTCATTGCTCACCTTGATAAAATGCCACCACTCAAATTTCTTGAACTTGCAAAACGTCTTGATAAAGAAATGGGCGGAGTTCTTTCAAAGGATAATGCTGAGATCAGAGAGAAGATGGATGGTTCAGCTCTTCGTATTGGTTTAGATGAGAAGGGGCGATTCTTTGCTCAAACTTCTACATCGCCTTCATTTTTTAACTTTGGCGATTTTAGAAAGCGTTTTTCTAAGCATGGTGAAGAAGCCGCACTTATGGGAGACAAGTGGGATGATATTTTTAAAATGATAAAGAGTGACTCCAAGGTTAATGCCATTCTTAAAAAGTATAATACTAAAAACGGTATTAAGGTTGTTGGAGAGATTATGTATCCTCCGCTTGGTATTGATTTACTTGATAAAATGCGATTTATTCGTATTGATTATGAGAAGAAAAAACTTGGTTCTGATTATACCTTCGTTCCTTTTTACGTTATGGATAATGAAAATAACATACATCCAAAAGAAAAAGAAATCTTTAAAGAACTATACAAGATATCAAATTCTAAACGTAAATATGTCAATACCGTTGTTTTAAAGGATAAAGACATTAATATTAAAACGGATTTGAGTATTGTAAACAACGATCTTGTTAAGAAATATAAAAATTTAAATGATATATTGGTATCAAGGAAGCATATAGATCGTGAGTTAAAGGAAAAAATTAAAAACGAAATTTTACTTCTACAGCGTAAACTGGCCGCTAAAATTCTTTCATATGTTGATGGTGGTTTATTAGGAAAAGATTTTGAAGGTATTGTAATTAAACTCAGTGACGGATCACTAATCAAAATTATTTCTGATAAGTTTAAGAACACCACCTTTGATAAAAACCGCTAATAAATAATAATATAATGCTAGCATATAAACAATTTTTAGAAAATAAACGGCAGCTGTCTGAAGGTGGTAACGCTGTTAAAGGAGTCGGACCGATTAATCAAGAGAATTCTATTCCTACATATAATAAAATTCTTAGTGAGTTTTTGCCAAAGCTTAAACTTAAAGATAAGCATGTAGCGAGTCTTGGCTCTACTGGTAAAAAAGGACCAAAGCAAACCTCAGGCGATATTGATATTGCTCTTGATGCTACCGAGCTTTTAAAATCAAATAAGATTGACACATATGCAGATCTAATGGATTTTATTGTTGTTACAGTTAAATCTTTAGGATATGATTATAAAGATATGCGTAGTATTGGTATTGTTAGTATTGCATATCCAATTGTTAATGACGATAAGTTACAAGCAGATAAACTTGTTCAAGTAGACTTTATGGTTGTTGAAAATCTTAAACATGCAACATGGGCTTTTCACAGTCCTTCATATCTTGAGTCCAATCTAAAGGGTTTATATAGAAACGAATTAAACTTTGCTGTCGCTAAATATGCTGGATTTAAAGTAACTGAAAGAGACAAAGAAAGCAAAGAAGCCGTTACATGGCAGCGCTTTTGGTGGGATATTAAACGAGGCTTAAGTAAAGGAACACAAACTCGATTAAGTGCAAAGACTGGTAAAATTGTAAAAGGCACTAGACCGTTAACAAAAAACGATATTTCTGATGAGCCTGATGATATTGTTAAGTTCCTATATGGAGAGAAATATAAAGCAAGAGATATTTTAACTTTTGATGATGCTCTTAATGCTATTATGAGTAATGATTTTCCTTATAAGAAACAAAGGAAGACTATTTTAAAAGCTGCATCCGAATCTATACAAAAGAAAGGCTTCCCTATTCCGAAGCAAATGGCCAAATATATATAACATATAACAAACGATGGAAGAATTTCAAAAAAACGATATGGCTGAAGGCCGCTCATGGAAATCTATAGGACACTATACCGCAGATGGTAAAGAGTGGGCTGGAGATCAACATGCGCATAATGGTCAAATAATGACTGGTAAGACGCATGATAAAAATAGTGTTTACTTATATCATTATAAAGAATTATCTGCTGAAGTGAGAAAAAAAATCGATGCAGAAATTGAAGAAGCAGAAAAGGATTTACGCTTACGTGACCTTGAAGTTGTTGATCCAACCGATGGCAGTTGGGGCGATGAAATGGGCTTCTTAAATCGTCGATATATGAAACGTCATAATTCGTATGTTACTGAAGATTCCGAAGACGAATGCTATAGTGAAGCGTTAACCGCTATTCAACGAATTAAGCGTAGAGCGATAATGCGTAAAAGCAAAGCGGCTATTGCTCGTGGCCGACGTCGTTCTGAAAAGAAAAAACCAACACTTAAGGTAATGAAGAATAGAGCTTTGAAAGCTGCTAGGAACCTTTTATTTAAAAAGTTGGCGGGTCAACGATCAAAAGATGAGTTGAGCTTTTCTGAAAGATCTAGAATTGAAAAGGTTCTATCAAAAAAACAAGGGAAGATCAAAGCGATTGCTAAAAAGATTTTACCAAAATTAATCCAAAAGGAAAAAGCGAAGCGTGCTAAAAAAGCAGCAGAAAAGAAATAATGAAATCATTTAAAACATTTATTAAAGAAAAGGAAGTCAAAACATTGGTGACTACCTTTGGCCGTTTTAACCCGCCACATGTTGGACACGCCGTAAACTTTAAAGAGTTAGCAGCAGCAGCTAAAAAAGAAAAAGCGGATTATAGAATTTACTCTTCGCAGTCGCAGGACGCTAAAAGGAATCCATTAGGATATGAAGAAAAAATTAAATTTCTTAGAAAGCTTTTTCCTCAACACGCTCGTAGTATTTACTTAGACAAAAAGGTTAAAAACCCATTTGATGTTGCTAAACAAGCTTATGCAGATGGTTATGAGAAACTTGTTATTGCGGTTGGGCCAGATCGTGCGAACGAATTTAAAGATATGTTATTGAAATATAACAAAGAAGGTGGTATATTTTATTTTCCTGCCGGTATTGAAATTGTTGATACTGGAAAGGGTAAAAGGATTTCAAGCGCCACTCTTATGAGAAAGTCTGCAGAAAATAATGACCTTGCAACCTTTGCTAAAAATCTTCCTAAAACCTTTAAAGAAGTTGAAAAGTTATTTAATGCAGTAAGGAAAGGAATGGGTTTAAAAGAATCTACCAACTTCCGCAAACATATTGATATAAATCCAAATGAAGCGCGTGAGCGTTTTTTCAATAAGGAAATCTTTAATGAAAATGATAAAGTTATAAGTATAAAGGATAATAAAACTTATACTATTAAAGAGCGCTTTAGTAATTACGTTAGCGCAGCTGATGGCACCACTATTAAAAAGTTTTTTATAACAGATATAATCCCTATTAATGAAAACCCTTAAACTTATAATTTTATCTAGCTATATTTTTATTGGGACGTCGTGTGTTCGTCCTCACTCAATAAACCTGCAAATGGAACAACTTCCAGCCGAAGAATTAGAAACAACTTTAAACCTTAAATGGAAACTTTAACAAACAAATAAAATGAAAAAACTAACAGATATTTTAGAAAACAAAAATGTTATCTTAGACGAGAATAGCGACGCTAGCTTAGAAATCCTATTAAACGAAGCCGAGGCAAAACCGCCAGAAAATACTGACGTTGGTATTGTTCTTTCAAGACTATCAGATATGATTTCAATGTCAGATGATTTGTATGATACTGCATCTTCCCTTGAAGAAATTGATAAGGAAACCGCCGATACTGTTGAATCCACATATAATTCTATTGATGAGTTATACGCGATGTTTGATGATAAGTATGATATCTTTAGATCTGATTTTGATATGGGAGATATTGAAATGGATGAAGATTTCCGTATTAGTTTAGATGATCTATTAAATGAAGCAACTGATGAGTTATCAGAAGCATTTTTACGTTTGCCTGGCCATTTTATTAATAATGAATTATATGGAGTAGAACGAGATCTTAATACTTTTATTAAGGGTTTGCAAAATGGTAATGATGTTAATATGAAAGAGCTTAATAAAATCATTAAGATATTACAAAGCGCTAAGAAGGAAGTTAAGAAATTCAATAAGCCTGAAGATGTTCCTGTTAGTTTTCAATATAAAAAAGAATCTATTGACATTAATGAGTATTTCTCTAAAGCTGACTTGAAACTTATTGATAAGATGTATGACAAGAAGGGTAACCTTACTCCATTCGGAAGAAAGGTAATGAATCATGGTAAGAAGCCAGGTGATAAAGGTTATATCGAAGAAGCAACCCGTCGAAACCAAGGGCTTACTGATTTATTCCATAACCTTGCTGCAGTTGAAAGACAACTACGTCCTAACAGCCCTATTCACAGGTTAGTTGAAAAGACTGCTGAGGGTAATTATACTGCAGAATTTAAGAAGATGCAAAAATTGGTTGCTCCTCTTGTTAAAATGTGGGATGACATTGAAGCGGACTTAGACACAGACTACCCTCGTGAATCTATTGAAGAAGCTGGAGGTGATTGGGTTGTCGTTGATTTAAATACTAAGAAGGTTACGTATGTTAAATCATATGACGCTGCTTCAAAGTATGTGAAGAAGAACGGTGGAGTAATTGCAAGCGCTGAATATTATGTTGATAACAAAAAGAAGTTTGAAGATACCTCGTTTGAAGGAGAGCCTCTTGATGAAGCAAAACAAAAAACAATTGAGGAAGACAAGTATACTGATCTTGGTTTAAGCGTATCCCATACTCTAAACATGGCTCAAACCTTTTGGTATAAGTTAGGCGGTAAAGCTCAAATTGATCAAAAGAAATATGCTAAGCTTGAAGCTGATTATGTTAAAAGAGGTAAAGTAAAAGTAAAGCTTGATGATATTGGTAAAGTTACATTCAAGAATGTAACACACCATCTGACATTTAAAGATAAGAGTAAAGCAATGTTCCACGTTTCTGATAAACCTGGCACACCAACCGTAATCGGAAACTTCGATGCTCTTGGTGTTAACGGTAAGCGCGGTAATATGTTCCATTCTGCTATTAAAGATAGAGATCTTGATTTAACATTTACAGAATCCATCGAAGAAGCCGTTTCTAGTTCAGCACTTTCCATTCTAAAGAAGGTCGGTTTTAAAGAAGCTCCAGTAGATAAGACAACAACAAAGGTCGTTAATTCTCTTTCTGGTAAAAAACTTAAACTGACTCAACTGTTTGGTATATCAATGCGAGCTGGTAAGTGGGCCGATATCTTTGTCGGGACTACCGAAGATGGCAAATATTTTGTGGTTGATCCATCTGGAACTACTATCTTTAATAAAGAATCTGAGTTAGTAACTGCTTTAAAGTCTGCCGCACTTGGTGAATCTATCAACCATTTTTTAAAGGGTGGTAAAGACCTTAATGACATCGTTGGTTAATCTCTAATAAGCCTTATATATAATTATATAAGGTTAATATGACAAAGGAAAATAAAAAATTAAATTTAAACAATTTCTCATTATACGCAGCTCAACATTATACTAATCCAAGAGTATTAAACGTTGACGAATTTTATGAAGATTTGAATAAATTTAAATATGTAAAAAAATTATTTACCAAATATAAAACTTCTGGCGACTTAAAAGAAAGATTAATATTAAATCATATAATTTCAATATATAATGTTTTTAACATTGAGGCGGCAACTAAAATGTGCTTTTTTAAAATGGATGAAGAATCTTATCCTGCGTTAAAAACATTCTTGTTATACTTAAACTATATTCAAGAGCATGAATTTATAAATATTCAATGTGATCTATACGTTGTAAAAAAACTAAATAAAATATAAAACTAGTGGGATTCTTATTCAAAGCAGCCGATACATTTTTTGCCTTACGATTTTTAAGGTTATTAACCATGCCCTGGACAAAAACTGGAGCGTTTCAAAATGGTATTATAGACAAAGATGGTCGGGTAATTAAAAAGCCAGAGACTCCTAAGGAAAAGGAAGTGTATAACTTGTTTCATAAATTAGTTTTTAATATTAAACGGTTATTAAATAAACTTCCATTTGGAAAATCAACTATTGCCAGTTATGCAGCCGGATTATATTTGATTAAGGAACATACCGGAATGTCAGAGCTATTAATGGGAGAGCTTCTAGAAGAAGCGTTTGGTTATAATCCAACAACCAATATTGATTTAAACGAAACCATTGAAGACTGCCAAATTCAATCTGGTAATTATATTTTAAATGAAAATTTGTTTTTTGCCAATGGCGATATGCTTGCTCCAATGGGAAATGCAACGCTGACAATTAATGAAAGCTCTACTAATATGATTGGAACTATATTTAATATTCCAATTTATAAAGCAAAGGATAATAAAACCGACCAATTCGTTTTGGTTACCACTAACAACATAACAAAAATATAAAAATGAATATTAACGAGACAAACGAAGATACGCCAAGTATGACGACATCTACTACAGCAACCACCGATGGAGGACCTTCTAAGAAAGGCTCATATAATCAATATAACCAAGGTGATAATTGGAAAATTTTTGATGTTGATACGGATTGCTTTGAAAAATTTAGAAGTGGACGTAAGAAGTTCGAAAGATGGGCCCGATTTTTAAACATGGACAATGAAACACATAAATCAATTTATGACTATGCTTCAAAGCATTCAAAAAATACTATAGTTTTGCGTTGTTCAGAATCAGGCGCTCTTCGTGCAATCAGGCGTCGTTCTAGCAACGGTCTGTAAATAACTACAGTTTGTTATTTACAAATCGCTCAGTTATGATATAATTATACTATCATAACGAAATCAACCCGTGCCTGTAATAAGCACAAAACCACAAAACTATAGTAACCTAAATGAGCAATCCCACAATCTTTGATGAGCAGGTAAGCAGAAAGCCTAATCATTATCCATGGACCGAAGCCTTTATTGAAAGCATGCACAATGGCTTTTGGACTGATAAAGAATTTAGTTTTAAAAGCGATATCCATCAATTTAAAACGGTCCTAACCGAACAAGAACAAGAGATTATTATTCGTGATCTAAGCGCGATTGGTCAAATTGAAGTTGCTGTAAAAACATTTTGGGCTAAGCTTGGAGAGAACCTTCCACACCCATCTCTACAGGATCTTGGTTATGTTATGGCCAATACTGAGGTTATTCATAACAATGCTTATGAACGTCTTATTTCTATTTTAGATATGGAGGATGTGTTTGAAGAAAATCTTAAATTAGATTTTATTCAAGGACGAGTTAATTATCTTAAGAAGTATACTCACCGGTTCTATAAAGATAGTAAAAAACAATACTTATATGCTATTACCTTATTTACTTTGTTTGTTGAGAACGTTTCGTTGTTTAGTCAATTCTACGTTATTAACTGGTTTGCTCGTTATAGAAACGTTTTAAAAGACACTGATCAACAAGTAAAATATACTCGTAACGAAGAGCGTATTCACGCAATGGTTGGCATAAAAATCATTAATACTATTCGTGAAGAACTTCCTGAGTTATTTGATGAAGAACTTGAAGAGCGTATTGTTGCTGCAGCGCATGAAGCATTTAAAGCTGAATCTAAAATTATTGATTGGGTTGTTAATGGTATTGACGAAGAAGGTTTATCTGCTCCACTTCTAAAAGAGTTTATTAAGAATAGAATTAATGCAAGCATGGGTGATATTGGTTTTCAAAAGCCATTTGAAATTGACGAAAAATTGCTTGAATCTACTATGTGGTTTGAAGAAGAACTTCATGGTAATAATATGACTGACTTCTTCCATAGCAGACCTGTTGAATATTCTAAAAAGAGCCAATCTTTTGATGAAAGCGACTTGTTTTAATATGTATATATAATTTAACAAATGATTGATAACGAATTAAACATTGAATGGCTAAATCGCGATTCTCGTAAATTTCTTGAAAGAGGTTACTTAATTGAAGGCGAAACACCAGAACAAAGGATGCGTGATATTTCTACTCACGCTGAAACACTTTTAGGTATTAAAGGGTTTGCTCTTAAATTTGAAGATTACTTACATAAAGGCTTTTATTCTCTTTCCAGCCCTATTTGGAGTAACTTTGGTAGAACTCGTGGTTTACCTATTAGTTGTTTTGGATCTTATATTGAAGATACTCTTGAATCTATAACAGGCCATAAGCTTGCTGAAATTTCAATGATGACAAAACATGGCGGAGGTACATCTGCTTACTTTGGCGCATTACGTGGACGAGGCGCAAAGATTGGCGAAGATCAAGGGACAAGCACAGGCGCTGTTCACTTCATGGAACTATATGATAAGTTGATGAATGTCGTATCACAAGGGAATGTCCGCCGTGGATCCTTTGCAGCATATCTTCCAATTGATCATCCAGATGTTGAAGAGTTTCTTAAGATCAGAGGAGACGGCCATGAGATTCAAGATATGTCAATTGGCGTTTGTGTATCAGACGACTTTATGAAAACAATGGTCGAAGGCGACAAAGAGAAACGTCGTATCTGGGGATTGGTTATCAAGAAACGTTTTGAAAGTGGTTATCCATATATCTTCTTTACGGATAACGTAGAAAATCAAAAGCCACAAGTTTATAAAGATAAAGATAAACACATCCATGCAAGTAACCTTTGTAATGAAATTTACTTAAGTGCTGATAAAGATGAAAGTTTTGTATGTAACCTCAGTTCATTGAACTTAGAAAAATGGGATGAGATTCAAGAGACTGATGCTATCGAAACATTGATTTATTTCCTTGACGCAGTAATGACAGAGTTCATTGATAAAACCGAAGGAATGCCATTTATGGATTGCGCCAGAAGATTTGCTAAAAACCAACGAGCTCTTGGATTGGGTGTATTGGGATGGCATAGTTATCTTCAATCTAAAATGATTGCATTTGAAAGTCTTGAAGCTCAGTTACACAATACTCAGGTATGGTCAACGATTCGAACAAAGGCTGATAAAGCAACTGCCGAACTTGCTGAGATATTTGGTGAACCTAAACTACTTGAAGGTTATGGTAAAAGAAACTCAACGACATTGGCGGTTGCTCCAACGACTTCTTCTAGCTTTATTCTTGGGCAAACCAGTCCAAGCATTGAACCACTTAATAGTAATTACTTTACAAAGGATTTGGCCAAGGGTAAATTCACATTTAAGAATTCACATCTAAAAGAATTACTAAGACAAAAGGGTATGGATACTCTTCAGGTTTGGAAAGACATCTTAGAGCACGGCGGATCTGTTCAACATATTGAAGGATTAACCGAAGAAGAAAAGGACGTATTTAAAACGTTCGGAGAAATAAGCCAAAGAGAGATTGTTCTTCAGGCAGCTCAACGCCAACAATTTATAGATCAAGGACAAAGTTTAAATATTATGATTCACCCTAAAGCGAAACCAAAGGACGTAAACGAACTAATGATATTTGCATGGGAGAATGGGATTAAAGGTATGTACTATCAACGAAGTGCAAACCCTGCTCAGGAACTGGCTAGATCGTTAATGACATGCAAAACGTGCGAAGGATAAAATAAAATGACAACAGACAAATATAGATGTATTAAGTGTAAAATTTCTTACGACGTCTTTTGGGACGATCATGTTGAGATTTATTATTCAGGAGTAGAAGACACTGACGAAGACATCAGTGACTTAACTGAATGCCACGAACCTGAGCATTGCCCATTCTGCGGATCTCACCTTCATGACGATATGGTTAGTGATTTTGATGAATAAATGCATTTTCCTCTTATTTTAAGGAAAGCTGGGGTATAATATCCCATTATTATTTGGTCTTCAAACCCTTATTCTACGGGGGTTCCAGAACAAAATGCACATTTTGTGAATTATTTTATTTACAAATGTGCCTTTTTATGGTATAATATAACTACAGAGAGGGACACCAACCAACCCGATCAACCACCACAAAATGTACAAATACACTTATACCGAACACCAGCAGAATCCCCCTTCACTTGGAGGCGATTGGGAATGCGGCACCGAGACCACGATCTGCTTCTCAAGAAGCCCAAAGAAGGCATGCAGCCTTAAGGGTATCGTTTCCCGCAAATTCGAGGGCGCTGACGGGTGTCCAATCATGAGCTCCGAAAAGCTCGAGTTTAACGGTAAGGTCATTTTCGATCGCACTCACTAATAACCAAAAACGACCATGATTCATATAGCCGAACTTTTTACCGCCATTCTCATCCTCGCCGCATCATTCATTACTTTGATCGCTTTCACGGCCTAACCACAACCAACTAATATATTATGACAATAAAACCAAATCGCACTCACTGCTACAGATTTACTGTAGAGATGGACAATGAAGAAGATATGAAATCTCTGGCCACGTTCAGAAAATCATTCTATGGGACTAACCAATATGTAAAATGTCAAGGCCGTTGGGGTGAGAATAACCCCAATTATAAAAGAAGCCACAACTTCCTAGGACATTCGAGATCGTTCTGCCCAGTTTCACTCGCCAAATATTGCGACGTTTATGTTTACTTTCGATAAGATATGAATTTAATAAGAATCACTCTTATGATGTTAGCCTGTACCGTCTGTTGGTACTGGTCAGTGAGATTAGTTTTAATAATTTTTTAAGATGAAACCAAACCTATTACAAAAACTATTAACCCAATTTCCTAACACTCAAAATGTTGAAATTCGTGGTGAGATTCAAAGTGTTCCAGAACTAACCGAGGAAAACTTTTGGACCTTAATTAAAAGCCACAACGAACTTGTTGAAAAGTTCAATTACGCCATTCACAACCTAAATGCAGAGTGCGAAGAACTAAGAAATAAACTAAATCAAAAATAAAAACCATTAATTATATTATGAAAAAAACAACCAGCGCTAAATTCGAAAAACTGAAAGCCAATATTGCTAAACTTGAACTTCAAAAGGGAGATAAAACTAACTTTGGCTCAGTTGTTAAAGTAGGCGAAACAGGAATCACTTTTAAGAATACATACTCACCAAAGACAAGAATCCTGTTTATCCAACGCAAGTTTGGAAGAAACGAATATGTATTGAATGACCTAATTAAACTTTAATTATGAAAGAAACAAATTACACTACAAACATTAAGGCCGGTGATTCTGTGATGGTTAACGGTATGCAAATTATCGTTAATGAGAATTGCGGAAACGGCTGCTTTTATGGAACAGATTGTGATGGCGATGAGATCGAATTCGCCACCGAAGAAATCTTAGCAGTTGTTCCAGATTAATATAATAATATGGAAAAGATAGAAGAGCTAAAACAAAAGTATATTTTTGACCGTTTGGAATGCCTTAAGTGGGATTCAAAATATTACAAATATAAAAACACAAAGCTATCATCAGAGCTTGAAAAGAGCGAAGCTAAGCTCGTTGATATTTTAAAAGAGATTCGTGAACTTGAAAGTCTCCGTGTTAGACCAAAGAAAAATAAATAAAACGGGGGTGTAAAAGAATTCGACGCTAGTTTCGGCTAACGGACCCGGGCGCGATACCCGGCACCTCCACCATTTAAAATAAAAAACCCGCTCTGAATTAAACCAGGGCGGGTGTTTTTCTAAATATATATATATCTTACTTAACGTTTGGCTCGTCTTTTTCTGTTGAGTATTCTGCTAAAAACTCTCTTAATTCATTAATGTCATTTGCGTTTAAGCTCATAAATGTTCTTCGGGCCGCACCAGATGTGCGGCTTTCACTAACCTTTTCAATCTCTAAACATTTACGAGTGCCTAACTTTGATTCCAATTCATCAGGGCCAATAAATTCAAGAAGCTTAAACGTGGAATTTGCATGTGTTCCTCCATCTTCCCATCCAGCCAATTCGGTTTTTTCAAGCAGAACCTTTGCTTCTTCTTTAATGGGTTTACCCTCAAGAATCGCCTTCGCGGCATCTTCAAGTTCTTTATTTTTGTTTGATAGATTCATATATTAAATTTTTTCTATTGAAGTAATGTTTGGATAGTTTGGTTTATTACTTAGAACTACTTTAACTTTATCTCCTGCTTTATACTTCTTACTAAGCTTTGGATCAAACCCAAATTCAGCTTTCATGCCGCTCTTGTTTTTCTTGTCATGACCTTTGAAAGTCATAACCCATGCTTTGCCAAACTTACCAGGCGATCTTTGAACTTGTGAAACGCTAGAAATTGTAAGATCCAATTCCTTTCCGAGATTCTTATTAAGAAAATCATCGTGAATAATTGCATTCTCACTCATAATTGCCTTTGCCGCTTCTTCAAGGCTGTTATTTCTATTTGATAAATTCATTATTTTCCAAAGTACTGGGTTTGTAGAATTTTACCAATTGCTTTGATAAGATCTTTACCGTCAGCATTAGCTTCCCAGTCTTTAATAGCATCTTTGTATGTGGAATGGTTCATGGCATCTTTTAAATATTCAACATCATTAGCAAGACCTTCAAACATCTTTGCAGCTTGGGTTTTTACCGTGCCTTTTAATTTTGCTTCATCAAGTTCAATGCTTTCAACAATTTTACCTTTACTTAAATCTAAGATGGTTGGATAACCAATTTCCTTTGAAGTGCTTCTGTTAAACTCTGCTGCATGTTGCCTCGCTTTCTCAAGGGTTGGCGCAGTATGATAAATCTGACCTTTGTTATTAAATATATAGAAATTGTTTTTTGATTTAGTTGTCTTGGCAGTATCAATCATTTTATCAAGACTTGCAGAGCCATTTCGAACTGCCTTCCAGTTTGATCCTCTAGTAGCACCGTAACCATATCCTTCAAGGATTCCCCTTGCAGCATCCTCTAATGCTTGACTTTTATTTGATAAGTTCATTTTAAAGAAATCTTCTTTAGATTTTTAATAAGAATTTCAAGATCACGCGCATTCAATTCAATATATTTTTTACCAATCGTGATTTGTACCATTTTACGATTTCCAATCTGACCATGCCCAAGCTCGGCGGGTCCAGTAAATTGTGTTAATTCGGCATATTCTTTACCACTTTTACCCGCGCTTGTCCAAGCTTTAATTTTAGTAGCTTCACTCAGCTCTTCGGTTTCAAGCTCCTCATAAGTTCCTTCAAGGATTCCCCTTGCAGCATCCTCTATCGTTTTACTTTTATTTGATAAGTTCATTGTGTTTTATTTTTTTAAATATGAAGACCATGAACTCCATTCTGGAGCATCGTTGGTATTTGAATATTGATTTGATTTTAATTTGTCTTGTTGATCTAATTGAGATTTTTTACCGTTGGTTACCATAAACGCGAATTTTTCTTTGGTATTAACAGCGAATAAACCGGCGGGTAATGAAACTAAAAAGGTTCCTTTTGGTAATTCAACATACCCTTGAGATGAGAATTGTAAACCATTGCTTGATTGGCCATCACGAAAACTCGCTGGTTTTTTATTATATTTTACTTCGGCACTTTTGGTTAATACAAACCCTGTTGCTTCTGAAATAAAGTGTTTAAATGAAATCATAATTTTAGTTGTATTGTTATTTATAAAAGTTAATCCTTTTCCAAATCCGCTTCACGTGTTTTCTTAGACATCTTAATAGCCCAATCGACACCAGCATCGCCACCCCAACCTAGCCAGGCCATATATCCATTATCTGTCCATGGGCGGTCTTTCTTTTCAGGGGAAATTTTAGAGTTTTTTCTATGCCTATTAAATGATGCCATTCTTTTTAATATATCATAAGAGATCTCATCTCCATCAGCAAGTTGGCGAGCTCTTACCCATCCAGTGCGAGTCATTGCTTTAACTTCATTAGGGTATTGCTCTTTCCATTTAATAGCTTTTTTCGCTGCGGCAACCGCACCAGCAGGAGGCTGAAACTTTCTTTCTTCCTCTTTAATAAAATCTTTAAACGGGATCATATTAATGTTATTTATAATGTTGTATATATAAATTAGAAAATGAAGAGTGATTGGACATATGAAGGTAAAGAGTTTACAACTGAGATGATCGAGGATTATGTTGGATTTGTTTACTTGGTAACTTTTGATGATGGAATGAAATACATCGGAAAAAAACGGTTTTGGAGTAAGGTGACTCGCCCTCCGTTAAAAGGAAAGAAAAGAAAGCGCAGATCTTTAAAGGAATCTGATTGGAAAACTTACTGTGGATCAAGTGAAGCTGTTAAAGAATTGATAGAAGAGAATGGCTTAGATTCTGTCAAACGAGAGATATTACACTTATGTAAAGGAGCAGGAGAACTCTCCTACATGGAAACAAAGGAACAATTTGATAGAGAAGTTTTATTACGCGAGGATTATCACAATGGCATTATCGGCTGTCGTATTCATCATTCTCATGTAAAGCGGCTTAAAAAACAATGAAATATAATGCAATAATAGTATTTACAAACCCTCAATTTTAGTATATAATATTAATAACAAAGTAAACAATATATGATAATTATCGACTTCTCAGCAATATCAATCGCATCAGTATTTTCTCAACCAGCAAATACTTTAGATGAATCCATGATTCGCCACTTTATTCTTAATTCATTAAGGATGTATAATGTAAAATACAGATCAGAATATGGCGAGATGGTTATCGCCTGCGACCATAAAAGTTGGCGCAAATCCGTTTATCCAGAATATAAAGCGTCTCGTAAAAAAACCCGAGAGAAAAGTAATATTGATTGGACAGAAGTTTTTGGTATGATTGATAAAGTAAAACAAGAGCTTATGGAGTTTTTCCCTTATCCTGTGGTTCATGTTAATGGTGCAGAAGCAGATGATATTATTGCTACACTTGTTGAAAGCACTCAGGAGTTTGGTAAACATGAAAAGGTAATGATTGTTAGTTCTGATAAAGACTTTATTCAATTGCAGAAATATTCAAATGTTAAACAGTTTAGCCCAGGCCAAAAGAAAGCAGTTACCGATCCTTCTCCTGCGATGTATTTGTTCGAGCATGTTCTTAGAGGCGACGCTGGTGACGGCGTTCCAAACGTTCTATCAAGCGATGATACTTTTGTTACAGCAAAACGCCAAACTCCTTTAAGTAAAGTTAAGATTAAAAAATGGCATGAAGAATCAAAGACTAAAGATCTAAAAGATGTCCTTGACGAAAATACATATAGGAATTACATACGTAACCAAACTATGATTGACCTATCAAAGATTCCCAGCGAAGTAGTGCAAGATATCCAAGCCGAGTATCAAAAAGAAGAAAACCAAAAAAATGATAATTCAAAGATACTGAATTATCTAATTCAAAATAGATGCAACCAGCTCGTAAATTGTGCTGATGAATTCTTTATAAAATAATATAACAACTATGAAAAACCAAACATCGAAAAAATTTGTAACGCGTTTACCGCATGAAACTCTTGAAAAAGTTCAGGCGTCCAATAATGTTAAAGATCGAGTAAAAATCCTACAAGAGGATGCTACCTTTGCTTTGAAGACAATTCTTCAAGTTAACTTTAGAGAGGATATTACTTTTGATTTTCCAGAAGGAGCACCTCCTTATAAGAAAGATGAAAGCAATGTCCCTGGGCAACAATATAGATCTATTGAAAAATCAATTTCATCATTAAAAAATCTAGTAGCACAAAATAAAGCAGTTCCTACTTTTAAAAAAGAAGCAGGCCTTATTAGATTGCTAGAATCAGTTCATCCAAAAGATGCAGAGATTCTAATTGCAATGAAAGATAAAGATCTTAAAAGTCTATATAAAGGTATTACTTTGTCAACCGTTCAAAAGGCATTTCCTAATTTAAAGTTAGTTGCAGAATAATATGACATATGAATATACATGTTTAAGCTGTGAAGAACGATGGGATGGCCGTTATCCTGTAGATGATAGAGATATACCTTTAAGTGAGCCTTGCCCAAAATGCGGAGTTGAAGGACAGGTTAAAAGAGTTCCAACCGCGGTTCGAGTTTCATATGAAGGTTTTCAAAGCCCTATTACAAGAGCTGGTGGAGAATGGAATGACGTGCTTAAATCTATTAAAAAGGGAGCAGGTAAAAAATCCACTATTGAAACTAAATAATGTCTCTACGATCTTTATTATCAAAACCAATTAGAGGGACTACTTTTAATCATTTACCTACTTCAATTGGTTATGATGATTTGATTTGCGAAACTAAAACATCTGGCAGAAAATATATAACTCCAGAAGGAACCGCATATCCAAGTATTACAACTGTTCTCGGTTCTTTAAGTAAAGAAGGAATCGAAGCTTGGAAGAAACGAGTGGGCGAAGAAGAAGCTAATCGAATTTGTCAACATGCATGCACTCGTGGAACAGCTATGCATGAAGCTATTGAGAGATATCTTAATAATGAAGAAGACTGGTTTACTCCAAATGAGATGCCAAACGTTAAAGCGCTGTTTAATGCGGTTCGCCCGATTCTTGATGAAAGAGTAACTAATATATATTTACAGGAAGGCGCTCTTTATTCTGATCATTTAAAACTTGCGGGCCGTGTTGATTGTATCGCTGAGTTTGATGGAAAGCTTTCAATCATTGATTTTAAAACCGCAAGACAAGCTAAGAAGAAAGAATATATTAGTAGTTACTTTATGCAAGCTTCTGCATATGCTATTATGTTTGAAGAAAGAACTGGTATACCAATAACACAAACAGTAATTCTAATGGCTGTTGATGATTCGCCCACACCAATCGTATTTAAAGAGAAACGCGATAACTATACAAAACAATTAATTGAAACTATACAAAACTACTATGACACAACCCGATAACAATAAAAGAAATGAAAGTGAACCATCATTAAAAGAAATAATATCGCCACGCCGTAACGATCCATTCGTTACTGACTATGGTACAATTTCTGATTTTTATATTTCATCTCAGATCGGTCCAGCTTCAGATTATATTGATTGGTTTCAAAGGATTCGTGCATCTCGTGAATCGGATATTCTTCGCTTCCATATTAATTGCACCGGTGGGGATTTATTTACAACCATTCAATTTATACAAGTTCTTTCAGAGACTAAAGCAACAGTTGTTATGTGTGTTGAAGGTTCGTGTATGTCAGCCGCAACTCTTCTATTTTTAATGGGAGACGAATTTACAGTATCTGATCATAGTGTATTTCTTTTCCATAACTACTCAGGTGGTGTTGTTGGAAAGGGCGCAGAAATTTATCATGGAGTAATGCATGAAAGAAAATGGACTGAAAAGCTATTACGTGAAGCTTATGAAAACTTTCTTACTGAGGAAGAAATTTCCCAACTTCTTGAAGATAAAGATATTTGGATGGATGCTCAAACCGTCGTTACCAGGTTAAAAGAAAAAGGAACAAAGAGTGATGATACACTAGTCAAGCCAAAAAAGAAAACGTCTAAAAAGAAAACCACTAAGAGAAAAACAATTAAAAAGAAATCATAATGAAACATACAAATATTAATAAACCAGATTACCACTTTAAACGGCGCTTAGCTTTTGGTATATTGGATGCAGTTGGCAAAGAAGAGTTAGATGAATTTCAAAAGGAGATTATGATTGATATTTCGGCTGAGTATGAATTTATTAAAAACAAAACTAGCAATTTATCAAAAATGCAACGCGATCAAATTGAACAAGCATATGTGGGTATTCAAAATACTTTAGCAAATCAAGAAGAAGACCAATTAAAAGAGGTGGAGGAAGAAGAGTAATGAAAACTTTAATATTAGCAACAAGTAAATTTTGCGGTCCTTGTAAACTTTTAAAAAGTGAGTTTGAAAAGAAAGGTATCGATATAGAATATAAAGATTCTATTGAAGATGTAAACTTTTTTATTGAAAATAAAATTAAAAGTGTGCCGACATTAGTGTTAATAAACGGTGATAAAATTATTGGAGCTGAAGCTATTATGAAAAGTTTGAAGGAACATTATATTTGATAAATAATATTATATCAAAGGTGACGTTGATATATTAATTCACTTATAATATAAATAATACTATGTCAACCAATATCGATTTGCATGCCGACAAAGGCAGCACTTTTTCTGTGGCCGTCAATGTTGAAAACAAAGACGGCTCTGCTTTTGATTGTACCGGCTACAATGTTAGAGGACAAGTTAGGAAAACTTATAAATCCGAATATGGAGTAAACCTTTCATGTGATTATATTGATCAAGCTGATGGTCTTATAGGTTTATCATTGACCTCAGAAGAAACCGCTGCTATGAAGGCCGGGCGGTATTATTATGATGCTGAGATTTTTAGTGACAGCGGCACAGTAATTAGAGTTTTAGAAGGTATCTTCGAAGTTAGCCCACGTGTTATTAGTGAGACTTCGGACTTGGGGCTGGGCGATAATACCGATCCAGTACCCGATTCGCATGCACTTAGGAGAGACAATCCTCATCAAGTTGCTCCCGATCAAATTGGACTAGGCAACGTAGATAATACAGCCGATGCAACCAAACCCGTATCTGGACCAACACAAGCTGCTTTAAATTTAAAAGCAGATCAATTAACTACATATACTAAAACAGAAGTTGATACAAAAGTTACTAATTTAATTGATTCCGCGCCCGGTGCATTAAATACTCTTAATGAATTGGCTGAGGCTCTTGGCGATGACGAGAATTTTGCATCTACTGTCAACTCGGCTATTGCTAGTAATTCAAGTGGAATAACAGCTTTAAACAGTCATGCCTTAAGTAAAACCAATCCGCATGATGTTTCTTTAGAACAGTTAACTGATGTTGATTTTCTTTCAAATCCGCCGGCGCAGGGCCAAGGTATTCTCTATGATACAGATTCTCAAACATGGGTAGCTGCAGATATTGAGGGTGGTACAGGAACAGGTGGCCCAGTAGAATTAACTGACCAAACTCATTCTATATATGTTTCTAAGACTGGTAATAATATTAACCAGGGTTTAAATATTGATGATGCAAAATTAACAATAACCAGTGCTGTGAATGCAGCGCAAACTTTAATAGCTGAACCAGGGTTTGTAGGAAGTGTAAGAATTGATGTTTTAGATGGTGGCAGATACTTTGAAGGAAATGTAAACATTTCAGATAACATTCACGTGTTTGCGCCAACATCAACATTTATTGGAAACCTTACTATTGGTAATAATTCATCCTGTGTTATTGATACTCATTATGCCGACACAAACACACCTGGCTCCACTTTAGTTAATTTTGTTAATGCAACAAATTCTTACTATACTGCTAATACTTTAGATATGCGAGGTGAAGCCGGTTCACAAACCGGTGGCATTGGTATTAGGTCTGAACAGAGTATTAACAGGTGTAAAGTAAATATTGGCGAGATTTATATTCCAACTGACGCAAAAGGATATCAAAGTGATGAAGACGGTAATTTAACTTTCGGCAGAGTAAATCTTACAGGCGATAACTCATTCGCGTTTTACTTATTTGGCGTAGATGGAAATGCAAAAACTGATATAACATGCGGGGAAATTATTGCATCTCCAATAGGCAGTAATACTATGGCCGTTTACTGTAATACTGATAATTCAAAAACAACTTTAATATGTGGCCAGATAGATGTAGCTAAAGTTTATTCTATACCAAAGGCAACAGCTGAACTTTATATAATTTGCCCTAAAATTAGTGGTGATAGAACTCAAAATATTATTGGAGTTGTAAAAGAAATTTCAGATATTACTTTTGATTTAAAAGCAGATCAAACCGCGTTGACCGCACACGTTTCTGATGCAACCAATCCTCATAGCGTAACTGCTACTCAAGTTGGTTTAGGCAACGTAGATAATACATCTGATGCAACCAAACCCGTATCTGGACCAACTCAAAATGTTTTAAGTTTAAAGGCAAATTTATCTGATTTATCTAATCACATTAATGATTTAACCAATCCTCATAGCGTAACTGCTGCTCAAGTTGGACTTGGTAACGTAGATAATACATCTGATATTAATAAACCAGTTAGTACAGCAACACAAACTGCTTTAAATTCAAAGGCCAATTCATCTGATTTAACAACTCACATTAATGATTTAACCAATCCTCATAGCGTAACTGCTACTCAAGTTGGACTTGGTAACGTAGATAATACATCTGATGCAACCAAACCCGTATCTGGACCAACTCAAACTGCTTTAAATTTAAAGGCCAATTCATCTGATTTAACAACTCACATTAATGATTTAACTAATCCTCATAGCGTAACTGCTGCTCAAGTTGGTTTAGGAAATGTTAATAATACATCTGATATTAATAAACCAGTTAGTACAGCAACACAAACTGCTTTAAATTTAAAAGCAGATCAATTAACTACATATACTAAAACAGAAGTTGATGCTGCTATAGGTGATGGGGGTGGAGGTGATTTAACCGCTGATGTTACATCTGATGTTAATGTTGGAAGTATTTCAACGGCTGATGTTGTTACAAGCGGCACGACTTTGCAAGAGTTTGTAGAGCAGTTATTGAAACAAACATATTTTCCAACTTTCGTAAACCCCTCTGCATCCCTTACTGATAATCTAGCCTCATCAGTAGAAGCTGGTACAACGGGAATTAATCTATCGGCCGGCTTTAATGCAGGCGCAATTAACGGAGCTCTCACTGATAATATTTGGGATCCAGGCCTAAAGCAAGCAAACAGAGCCGGGGCAGCAAACTCATACGAATTTAGTGGAACTTCTATAATTACAACAACACAGGGCGGATCTACTTTAAGTCAACCCGCTGTTGTAATTACAGATGGTGCTAATACTTTTAATGTTTCTATTGATTACGCAGAAGGCCCGCAACCACTTGACAGCGTGGGCAGCAATTATTTAAGCCCACTGCCAGCTGGAAGCGTGGTGAAGTCGCTAACTGTAAATGGAAGACGAAGAGCTTTTTATGGAACTAACCTCAGTGATAATACTAGTGCTGGTATAAGAGCTTTATCTAATAGTGTTTTAAACCCAGGGAATGGCTCGTCTTTCACAATTAACATTCCTGCTGGTGCAGTAAGTGTTAATTTCTCTTACCCAAATACTCTTCGAAATGTTACTAGTGTTCTTTATGCAGAAGGTCTTAATGCAGATGTTAAGGGATCTTTTGGATCACCCACTCTGGTTGATGTAGAAGGAGCCAATGGATTTAGTGCCATATCTTATAAAGTATATTCATTCACACCACCTTCACCATTTGAAGCTAGCGCAACTTACACCGTAACAATTTAATATAAATAGCAATATGGCATCCATAGAATTTCCTCTTTCATTCACACGACAATTTGTCGGGCCACTTGATACATCATCAGTATATGATTCATTAATAGATCTTCAAGACTATGTTAATAATAATCCTATTGCATATCTTGGTCAAGTTCTTAGTATAGCCAGTGGTGATGACGCTGGCATTTACATCGTTGGTGATGATGGTGCTGGCGGTTTTAATGTTGAAAAATATAGTAACGAAACAGATCTTAGTTCTAAAGCTAATTCATCTGATTTAACAACTCACATTAATGATGCAACAAATCCTCATAGCGTAACTGCTACTCAAGTTGGTTTAGGTAGCGTAGAAAATACCGCTTTATCAACCTGGCCTGGAAGCGGTGCAATTACTACAGTGGGAACACTTGGTAGTTTAACTGTATCTGGCCAAACTACATTTACTAACAATTTCCCGTTCTTACCTTCTGGTCCTCCAACAGACTCAAATCATGCAGTACCTAAAAGTTACGTTGATACTTTATCAGAGGGTTTACATACACACGATCAAGTTCATGCTTTAGCGCTCAGTGAATTAAGCGGTTTAATTGATGGAAATGCTGGGCCTTCTACAGTGAGTTATGATAATGGAACCAATGGCGTTGGTGCCACACTTACTATTGTTTCTGCCGGTGAATTTAACTTTTTATCACCAATCGTATGGGACAATGACCCTGATATTTTACTTACAAATAGAGTATTGGTTATTAATCAGGGAAATACTTTTGAGAATGGAATATATGAGATAACATCATCCACCGTTTTAACTAGAGCGAGTGACTTTGATACCCCAGCAGAAATGGCAGGTGGTGATTTTGTATTTGTTACTCACGGCGATACTTACAATAATACTGGGTGGGTTCTTTCTGAACCTGTTAATACAGTTGGAACTGACGAAGTTCACTTCATTCAATTCTCTGGTGCGGGTTCATTTATTGGCGGGCATGGTATTACAATCAATGGTAACGAAGTTTCTATTCCAAAGAACGAATTAATAGAACTTCAAGATCTAACTATATCCGGTGATTTTAAATTAATAAGCGATCCATTACCACAGGCAAATTATATATTAACAACTGATGCCGCTGGTATTGGTACATGGCAAGAACCGTTTCAATCGACTCTTAATTCAGTCACAACAAACGGAGCAACTACCCTCAACGATATTAGTGTAGGCAGGATTGTAACATTACATCCAACTAATCCAGTCAACAACAACATAGCCTCTGGTAATAGCAGTGCGTCTATTGGAGGAGTTGCAAATGTAGTAAGCGGGAATGGCTCAGTCAGTTATGGAGGTATCGGCCAAGAAGTTAAAGGGCTAGAGTCTTCGGCAATAGGTGGAATAAACACAATTCTAAACACTAGATACACCTCTGCTATTGGAGGAACTGGCAGTGTGGTTGGTTTAGGAACGTCGCCAATAGATGATATAGATGCACAAAATTCGATTGCATTAGGGGGCAACGGTAATATAATTGAATCCGCACAAGCAGCGGCAACAGTAGGTGGAGACACAAATAGGATTTTAACAACTCATCACAGATCCGTTATTTTAGGAGGTCAAAACATTATAACAGATGCCGCGGATACTGCATACGTTCCCAATTTAAATGTCGGCGCAGGATTCAAAATGCCAACAGGCGCAATTGATACCTACGTGCTGACCACTGATGCAACTGGTGTAGGCACATGGCAAGAAGCGGCGGGAGGCGCTGTATCGGATTTAGAGTATTCAGGTGATTGGGATAGTGCTACGAACCCCGCTTCTGCTACTACGGCACCAAGTAAAAATGCTGTATATGATAAGATTGAATTATTAGTAGCTGCTAGCACAGGTACAACAGATTTAAGTATTGGTAATGTAACTGCGTCTTCTTTAGATATACAATCTAACACAGGAAACAATGCGACAATTCCAGCAGCAACAACAGTATCTGCTGGATTATTAACAAACGCTCAATTTGATAAGTTGTCCAGCATTACTGTAACAAGTGCGATTAACCTTGATACCTTAACATCTAACATACAATCAAATTTATCCTATACATCAAGTGCAACAAACGGAGTTGTAACAAATAGTGATGGAAGCGGTTTTATAATTCCTGCGGCAACAGCAGTAGCTGGCACTAACATCGCTGGATTATTAACTCCAACTCAATTTGATAAATTAGATTTAATTAGTATTGTTACTGATCCGGTTGATCTTAATGCTTTATCGAGCGATCTTAATACTTTATCGGGTGATCTTACTACTTTATCAACCGGCGTTTCAACAATTGCGGGGCGGGTTGATAATTTAGAAATAAACGTTAGTGCAATAACATCTAACGTATCGACAGATTTAGGTATTGGTACTCATAATGATATATCTTTACATATAACAAGCAGCGATGGAGAAAATGCGATACTTCCTTTAGCAACAGCGTCAACTGACACTAACCTCGCTGGATTATTAAGCCCAACTCAATTTGATAAGTTGGACAACATTACAGTTGCATCGCCCGTTAATCTTGATACCTTATCATCCACAGTTGGCGGAATAACATCTAACATACAATCAAATTTATCCTATACATCAAGTGCAATACAAGGCGTTATAGCAAATAGTGATGGAAGTGGTTTTATAATTCCTGCAGCGGATACCAACCTTGCTGGATTATTAACGAACGCTCAATTTGATAAGTTGGACAACATTACTGTAACAAGTCCGATTAATCTTAATACCTTATCATCCACCGTTGATGGAATAACATCTAACATACAATCAAATTTATCCTATACATCAAGTGCAATAGACGGAGTTATAGCAAATAGTGATGGAAGTGGTTTTATAATTCCTTTAGCAACAGCAGTGGAGGATACCAACATTGCTGGATTATTAAGCCCAACTCAATTTAATAAATTAAATTTAATTAGTATTGTTACTGATTCGGTTGATCTTAATGCTTTATCAACCACCGTTGATGGAATAACATCTAACGTATCGACAGATTTAGGTATTGGTACTCATAATGCAACATCTTTACATATAACAAGCAGCGATGGAGACAACGCAATACTTCCTTTAGCAACGGCGTCAACTGACACTAACCTTGCTGGATTATTAAGCCCAACTCAATTTGATAAATTAGATTTAATTAGTGTAACAAACACAATTGACCTTGATAACATTGTTGGGTCTGGTGACATAACAACAGATGATGCATGGGTAGCTGCTGGAGACTTGATTGTTGGCTCTGGAACAAACACGGCATCAATATTACCCAAATCAGATAACAATTTTCTACATACGACAGCAGCAGGAGTTGTGCAATGGAAGTCGGCTATAGATGGAATTTCTAAGAATGGCACAGGTGCATTTAATAGCCGTAGAACTATTAATCTCATAGAGGGAACTAACATAACCCTAACGTTTGTCGATGATCCTTTGGGCAAGGTAGATGTTACTATAGATGCCGCTGGTGGTGGAGGAGTTACAGATTTAGGTATTGGTACTCGTAATGATATATCATTACAGATAACGAGTAGCGATGGAGAAAATGCGACAATTCCTTTAGCAACGGCGTCAACTGATACTAACCTTGCTGGATTATTAAGCCCAACGCAATTTGATAAGTTGGACAACATTACTGTAACAGGTCCGATTGACCTTGACAATCTCCCAACCGGTAGCGGTGATATGTTAAAGGCTGATTATGACCCAAATAATACAGCTCAAGATATCTATGATATTCGGTGGATGGTAGAGCACACAGACCCCTTGGCAACACCCAATAGAATTTTTACTAAATTAGAAAGAGACAAAGTTAATAATCTTTGGGTTGGAATTAATGAATTGGCCGCCAACGTAGCGCCAGTTGTTACTAATGACTCATCCCAAGGTTATTCGGTTGGTTCACTTTGGATAGACATCACTTCTGGAGAAGTATATAGGTGCGTTGATAATACCGTTGGAGCCGCGGTATGGGCCGAAACTTCACTATCAGGGCTAGCGCCAGTTGCTACTAGTGGCAGTGCTACTGACTTAACTACTGGAACTCTTTCAATCCTTAGGATTGGTGATGAATCAATAACAAGCGGTAAGCTAGAAAGTACTATTACTACTTCGTTAGGAAAAGCCGATACCGCATTACAACCGGTGGATGTTGGAATTAGCGTCCAAGGGTGGTCTTCGGTATTATCTGCAACCACAGCTAGTTTCTTAGTAGCAGATAAAGATAAACTTGACAACATTATATTTGATGATCCTCGGGATCCTGATATTCCAATTAACCTTGATACATTATTAAGTAACGTTACAACGAACAACAGTAAAGTATCTGCTGATGGTAGTGTAACAACGCATTCTGATATTAACGATGCGGGTTCTGGTAGTATCATTACTTTAAATGAAAGAGAGAAACTTTCATTAATCGCGTTTAATGCGGGACAAACTGCTCCTGATGATACTATAAATTTAACTGATTTAGCATCAGCCGTTGCTGTTAATACGACAAAAGTATCTAACATACAATCAAATTTATCCTATACATCAAGTGCAATACAAGGCGTTATAGTTAATTCTGATGGAAACGATGCTGTAATTCCTTTAGCAACAGCGTCAACTGGCACTAACATCGCTGGATTATTAACTCCAACTCAATTTGATAAATTAGGTAACATTACAATAAATCAGGCCGTTGATCTAGACGATCTAGAGACTAGGGTTAATAATATCGATGCTTCCGTTGTTCTAAAAGGAATTTGGGATCCTAATAGTGGAAGTTTCCCAGCAAGTACCTTAGCAGGATTTAGTTACATCGTTGAAGCTGATGGAACAGTTGATAATATAACATTCAATGTTAATGACAGACTTATAGCATTAGTTGATGCTGCTTCAACTACTACTTATAGTCCTGATTGGTATAAAGCTGACTATACAGACCAAGTTTTATCGGTTAATGGTTTTACTGGAACCGTTGTTTTAAATACAGATAATATAAGTGCAGCCGGCACCAATAAGTATGTAACTGCTGATGATGTTACTAAGTTGTCCAGCATTACTGTAACAAGTGCGATTAACCTTGATACCTTATTAAGTAACGTTACAACGAACAATAGTAAAGTATCTAACGTATCGACAGATTTATCCTATACATCAAGTGCAATACAAGGCGTTATAGTTAGTTCTGATGGAAACAATGCTATAATTCCTACGGCGGATACCAACATTGCTGGATTATTAAGCCCAGCTCAATTTGATAAGTTGGGTAACATTACAGTTACATCGCCAGTTAATCTTAACGATGTAATAGCAGCCCAAATAATTAACAATTCAAAGGAAGGAAACGCTACACACACTGGAGAAGTTACTGGCAATCTTGATCTGACGCTGCAGCCTTCGGCGATAAGTAATAGAGGCACCGTGACTGCATTAGCTGATAATGACTTTATTTTGATTGGTGATACAGATGATAATGCCAGTCTTAAGAAAACGACCGCTCAATCTATTGCAGATTTGGCAACTCAAACTCCTGGTTTAAATACAGATGTTCAAACTATAACTTCTAGTGCAAATGCTGTTTCCTTTGATACTTCTAACGGGTGTAATGCTAGAATTATATTAACAGAAGATGTTTTATCGCTAGCAATAACTAAAGGCGGCGGAGCTTTAGATAATGGAGATACTGGAATTATATTCATAAAGCAAAATGACCCAGGTGGCCACACATTTGCAGTTTCCACTCCTTCTACAATTAGAGTATATTCTGGTGACTTGGCCAAGATCCCAGATATAACGATAAATAGTGTTGGCTCGGCTACTATCGGGTATGCATTTGATAGCGGCGAATTACATTTATATGTAAGTGAAACAACTTAAAATAAAAATAATGAAAAAATATAGATTAATAAAAAAATCTCCTTTAGAACTTTATAATAGAAACCTTGGTGGGTTCCCTTGGACATTAACAAGAAATACATCACCGCCTGAGACATTAGATGGATTTAAATATGTTGAAGAATTACCATACCCAGGAAATAATCTACTGGCTGAAGGAAAGGTTTGGGTAAGAGAATTAACAGAAGACGCTTACATATGGGTTCAAGCCGATGAACCAACGCTTGATGTAGATAACCGAACCGTTGAAGCTTGGAGAATTAGAGCTATAGCTAAAACTACTCCATTTTTAGATGAAATGCTAATTGATAAAATCAACAAAGAAATCTCTCTCATACAAGATCCATTAAATAAAGCCGTGGCCGAAGAAGTATTTTTCGGGGGAAATACGATAGACAGAGAATCTACATTATTAAATACTATGGCAAATAGTATTGGGTTAACGAGCAGTCAAATTGATGACCTGTTTATACAGGCTATAAATATAACTGTATAAATTAACTATGAGTGTAAATTTTCCATTAGAATTAATTGGAGTAGGTGACGCCCCGTCTTCATCTGCTGAGACGGTAATAAGAAGAATAGATATTGGTACTAAGTTCGCTGAACTCCCCATTACCGTTGATGGTCTAGGGAACACTATAACTAACCCGCAGGAATATTGGTATAGATGCGGTGGTGGCTCTACTCAAACGGGCAATAGTATATGGTATGTTAATACAGGGGGCTCGCAAGTTTATGAAGGCAAAACCACTGCGTTCACTCCTGGTAATATACCTAGTTATGTTCCAGCCGTGGTCCAACAAACCGAGAGATATAGACAATCCGGTACCAACCTTGAATATACAATTCCAAACCTTGCATCAGAATCGCCCCTGCCTAGTGGAACATATAGAGTGAATCTTATTTTTAGTGATAACTATAGAAACTTTAGAGTTGTAAATATTTTTATTAATAATATTTTTGTAGGTGAGCTTAGAGAGGAAAGCACCGATGGAACGACATTTGTAGGTGAATTTCAATCATATGATGTTGAAGTATCAACTGGTGTCATAGAGATACGGTTTGAAAAAGTGCAAGAAAACCCCAAAATCCATGGAATTGAAATCATAAAGTTAGGTACTACTGATGAGACTGCTTTTGTTACAATAGGAAATATTAATAACACTAATGATAATACCGGCTTCGGTTCAGTTCCATATGTATATGAAATTGCAAAATATGAAACGTTTAGAAGAAAGATAGATGATTATAATGCAGATCCTGTAAATGTAAATAGACAAATAACTGCAGGCGATCCTAGATTTACAGATGATCTGCATCCTGCATATAGTGTATTTGGAAACAGAGCTTTTCGCTTTGTTAACTGGTTAAATGAAAGAGAAGGCTACCAGCCAGCATATAAAATTTTAGGTGGCGGTTCAAATGATCCTATTTCTCTTTGGAGTAGTGCTGAAGCGTGGCAACTCGGTGGTGAAAACAGATTTAGACATAAGGCCGCAAAATATTTCTTACCATCTTATAATGAATGGTATAAAGCAGCTTATTATGATCCTATTAATACTGTTTATTACGATTATGCAACTGGAAGTGACACTCCTCCAATTTCTACACCTGGTGGTAAAGTTGAAGGAACCGCGGTGTATAATCAAGACATCAATACTGGTCTTGCGGTTGTAACTAATGCGGGTGGGGAAAGTCCTTATGGTATAGTTGGAGGAAACGGCAATGTTAGTGAGTTTTTAGAAACGGCGGTAGGGCTGGTTAATGATGACCCTTTGGAAAATAGAATATCTGTTGGTGGTACTTATTCTGATACTACTATTCAACCAGCTACGGCGACTCCTCCTGGAGCTTCAACCACTTTATTTACCGTTGATGATGCTATTACATTTAGACTCGCTCGTAATCCTAATGCATTTTTCTATACATCATATTTTGAAGAGTTCGTACCTATTAACAATCCTGGTAACGATGCAGATACTGTAAATGGTGGTTATGGTGATGTTAGTTATACATATCAAATTGCAAAATATAGTGTTGCTGAAGAACAGATCGCTGCTTACAATACAGCCAACCCTTCATTACAAATATCAATAGATTCTCGTGGTGAAAGTAAACCAGCTACAAGTGTATCGTGGAATGAAGCTGCTCGTTATATTAATTGGCTTAATATAAGAGAAGGGTTTCAACCCGCTTATAAATTTACTACAAACGGAGTTAATGATAACATTACTCTTTGGAGTAGTGCTGAAGCTTGGCAAACCGACGGCGAGAATCTTTATCGCCATAAAGATGCAAAATACTTCTTACCTTCAGAAGATGAGTGGTATAAGGCAGCTTATTATGATAGTCAAGCAGATGTTTATTACACTTATCCAACAGGAAGCGATACTACTCCAGTAAAAACAGCTGGTAGTACAATAACAGGAGAGGCTGTTTATGACGGTCAAAGTGGTCCTGCTGATGTTACTAACGCTGGTGGTCTTAGTCCTTATGGAACGATGGGTCAAGGAGGTAATACATATGAATGGACTGAAAATGCCCTTGATGGTACAAATGATTCTACTACTGAGTTGCGGGGGTTCCGCGGCGGCAGCTGGTTCAGCGGCTCCAGCGGCTTGCAGTCGTCCTCCCGCGACGGCGACTTCCCGTTCGGCGGGGACATCGCCCTCGGTTTTCGTGTCGCCTGTAACGTGAATGCTAATCCTATATCAGCCTCGCTCATCACCATTGGCGATGCTAGTAATAATCCCGATGGTGACACCGCCTTTGGATCAGTTCCATATACATATCAGATCGGTAAGTATGAAGTTAATGAAAAAGAAATTGATGAGTTTAATAAAATAAATGAAAACGCCATTTTTAAGTTTGATGATGGTGAAGATAAACCCGCTAGAGAATTAACATGGAACTCAGCAGCACGATTTATTAATTGGCTTAATTCTAAAGAAGGTTATTTTGAAGCTTACTCCTTTGCGTCAGCAGGCCAATTCAGTGATGATTGGCCGCTTGATCAATCTTGGGATCTTGGTGGAGAAGTAAATCGTCTAAGACATAAACATGCAAAGTATTTCCTACCAAGCGAAGATGAATGGTATAAAGCGGCTTACTGGGATCAGCCCTTATCTAAGTATTGGTTATATTCAACAGGAAGCGATACTCCTCCAGCAGATGTTCCAGGCGGGGTAGATCCAAATACTGCTGTTTATAACCAAACTGCCACGGCTTCAGTTATTCGGGCGGGTGGGGAAAGTCCTTATGGTATAGTTGGAGGAAACGGTAATGTGAAGGAGTGGCTTGAAGGTGCGCCAGCTGGAAACACAACTCAAAAGTGGGCTGCTGGTGAATCCTATGAAGCGACGACGTTAGGAACAAAAAATTCTTTTCCAAATTTATTCCTGAATAACTCAGGAGATGATAAGATAGGTTTTCGTTGCGCCGCTAACCCCGATACGAAAACGCCAACAATTCTTTTTGATCAATTTGGAGATGAACTCGTTAAGTATAATGGTGATATACCACCCGATTATAATGATGGTAATTTTTTATACCCGCCCGTGAGTATTCTTATAGGAGAATCTGCTTCTGAAATTGGCGGACGTGCATTTAGAAATAATACTAATTTAGAATCTTTAAATTTAGGGCTGAGTGTTGGTGAGATTCGAGGCAGTGCATTTGAAGGTTGTACCAACCTAACAGGGCCTCTTAATATTCCAGATAGTATAACTGCTATACGAGATCTAGCTTTTCGAAATTGCTCTTCTTTACAGAGTTTAGATCTTGGTAACACCATTGCCTTTATTGGTGATAATGCATTTGATGGTTGTACCAACCTAACAGGACCTCTTAATATTCCAGATACTGTATTTGTGATTGATCCCAGGGCATTTCTTAATTGTTCTGGAATTTCTTCTTTAAAAATCTCGAATAATATGTCTATACTTAAAATTGGCACCTTTCAAAATTGTTCTGGAATACTGGGGGAAGTGATCATCCCAGATATTGTAACCGAGATAGGTAATAACGTTTTTAAGAATTGTTCTAATGTAACATCGTTTAATATCCCGACCGGCTTGGAATCTATTGGCAGTTCTGCTTTTTCTCAATGCTCTTCATGGGTTGGTCCATTAGTCCTTCCAGATACTTTAACTACTTTTGGAACATTTACTTTTATTGGCTGTTCGGGATTAACTAGTTTTAATTTTCCAAATAACCCAAACTTTACCAGCATACCATCTGGTTTATTTAATAATTGTCCTAATCTAGCTGGTCCACTAATCATTCCAGATTCGGTGACTTCGATCGGAAACGCTCCTTTTCGTGATTGCAATAAATTAACAGGTCCACTAATCATTCCAGATAAAGTGACTTCTATTGGCGGTTCTGCTTTTATTGATTGCTCTGGCTTAGAATCTCTTACGCTTGGTTCTGGACTTACTAATATTGAAGTTGCAACATTTAACCGCTGCAGCGGAATGATTGGAACTCTTAGTATACCCGCCACTATAACTGAAATTGGCGGTAATGCATTTAGAGCTTGCTCTTTTGATAGAATTGAATACTACGCCGTTGTAAAACCGAGCGAAGACGGCAATGTGTTTTCTTCAAATAATACAACAGAAATACACGTTCCTAGCGAAGCTCCTTTTAATGCTAGACCAAATGCATGGGTGGGAGGAGAAGTTTGGAATGGATTAACAGTAGTAGCCGATTTAGACAATTCTTTAAATACTACACTATATGATGTTAATAATTTAGCTTTAATATCTATTGATATAGATATACCAAATAATTGGAATGAAAATGAAACTCTATTTGCGGCCGATACTATTAAGATTGGAAGTTCTTGTGCAGCAATAGGAGACCAGGCCTTTATTAATAATACATCTTTAACAGATATTGCATATGGTATTATTCCAGCAACCGTTCAAACGATTGGCAGTGGTTCTTTTCAAAATTGTACTTTCTTAGCCGGTTCATTAACTATATCAAGTGGCATTACATCTATTGGAGATTTTGCTTTTCAAAATTGCTCTTCTATTACTTCAGTTAACATTGAAGCGACAACCGCGCCAATAATTGGTATTAATACATTTTCTGGTATGACCTCAGTATTTCCAGCAGAGATTCATGTTCCAACTGGCGCAACAGGGTATGCTGCATCATATAACGGACTAACAGTAGTTGCAGACTTATAAAAAGATGAGTATAGAAAATACAAAGTTAAATACAAAGTTAAACATAGAAACGTTTGATAATATTAAAGCTACTATAAAGAACGAAGACAAGACAACAGTATCGGTTGATCATAATTTTTTAGTTCCAGATTATACACCTCCTACTAATGCCATAATAGCATGGAATAGTTATATGGAGGTTGGCGCAATATTTGGCGATCAAATATTAACTGAATTTGTTAAAAACGATGCAGGCATTCCACTTTCAATGTCAATCTTTAGAAATGATATTGAAGTTTATATAGATGATAATTTAATAGGTATTCAAATAGATGATATGCCAGAACAATTTGGTTTTGATAATCCAAACAACCCTAACTTTAAATATGATAGTTCTTATATAGATTTTACTGAGGTTGAACCCGGTATTGTGAAATACTCATCAAGCGTTAGATATTTAAGTGGCCTGCCTAAACAAAATAGTAGTAATGGTTTAGATGGAAGAAAGCCAAGTAGAAGACAGACAAATGCGCCACAAGCAGGCAGCTTAGATTTTAGATCAGAGGATATATTTGTTTCTGGAGTTTATCCATATTATTATGGATTAAGCAATGCACCAATGACTAAAGAAGAAATACAAGAACTAATAGATAGCAATGACTCTTCTTTAAATTTTGTTGTGGCTGATAGCATGGGTGATGTAACTATTAGATATGACTCAAACGAACAATATCTATGGTTTGCTCATGCTAGTATATATGATCAAAAAAATAGTTGGCTTAACAGCGATACAACAAACGGCGAAATAACAAGCGGGGGTTTTATAGAGAAAACTGGGCAATTCCAGCTTTCAAATACTTTTTGGGTTAACATTGATTTTACAATATATCAAAGTAATGCAGTAAGCACCACTTACGAACTTACTTACCTTGTTTAAGTTTAATAATACAAAAATATGTTAGTTAATGTATATGCAATAAATAAAGAATTACCAATGGGATTTGGAGATTTTATTCGAGGGTGCGTTACGTGTCACCAACTGTCTTTAAAAAATAAGTTTGATTTTGATTTTGATCTTAAAAAGTTTTCTAAGTTTTATAAATCAGAAGAAGTTTTATTAAAAAAGAGTATATACACTGAAGCATTACCTAAAGCGATCAATATAAACCTCCTTGAAAAAAATTTAAATTCATTGTTGCGTTTTAAGCGGCAATCTAATTTAAATGATACAGATTTATTTGTTTTAACAAATGCATGGCCAAAAGGCACTGCTGAAAAACATGAAAAAATAGAAGATAGGCTTAAACAAAAAACTTGGGGTAAAATATCTAAAGAAACAAAAGACTTTATTAAATCACGATTAATACCAATTGATTTTCAGTCTGAGTTTATTAAAAACTTACCGAAAAAATACGAAGTTGTTCATATAAGAGCAGGCGATCATATATCTTTTATAAATGCAATTAATAAAAAATCTTTAGATATTCATAATAAGTTAATAGAGGTTAATTCTTTTGATGAACTTATTAAAGCGGCGGTATCAAGAATTTCTAAAATACTAAAAAAGACAAAGCATCCGTTAATAATTCTTTCTGACTCAGACAAAGTTAAAGACGATATGGGTATCGCCTATGCTGAACTTATTACTAAAGGCAAAATATTTATTTCTGAGGTTAATGCAAAACATTCAGGCGTGGATGGTTTACAAGAAACGTTTCATGATTTAACAATTTTAAATAATGCAAAAGAAATTCACCAATTATCAGTATATAATTGGGGATCTGGTTTTAGTAATATAGCACATCACATTTATGATGTTCCTATTAAAAGATATCCTAAATTAAAATAATATTTTATGTATGTTGCACAAAACATAGAGCGCCCACAGCGGTATGTGGTAGACCCACAGAATGAAGAGCTCTGGACAACTGATGAACATCTAGCTTATAAGTGGAAGCTTGTGGCCGGTTGTAAGGTTTGGTGCAACTGTATAGGAATGGGCCAGTGGGTTCCTATTGAAATTTCTACCATTGAAAAATAATTGTTTAGTTTTAATATATTATAAATAAAAGTAGACATGGCCACAAATGAAATAAAATTTAAAAGTGACGTTTCAGTTCTTGGTAACTTTAACGTTGATTCATTTAGTATATCGCGACTAGAAACTGCAAACCTTCCAGCATTAACTACTGATGGATCAGTTGCGTATGATACTATAAAACAAAGTTTAATTGTTTATGATTTAAATAATACTGAATGGAAAATTTCTAATGGTAGTATTCTTCAAGAAGATAATCTTTCTATTAGACCTCAAGGGCAAGTTCAATTTAGTGATGGTAATCCTCGTGGCTCTAATTCGGTTGACCTTCAAACGGTCAGAGACGCCGTTGACCAAGTTGCTGGTGGAGATTACGATGTTATTAGTGGTGGAAAAAATAATAAAACCGATTCCGTTAACGCGTGGGCGACTTCAAACACTATTGGTGGAGGAGAAGATAATACAATAGTTGCAAGTTATGTTTCAACTATTGGTGGCGGACAAGGTAATGTATTAAGTACCGAAGCTGGAGTCATTGGCGGAGGTTCTTACAACGAGATTTATGCCGGGTGGCAAAACTCAATTTTTTCTGGGCAAAATAATTATATAGGGAATGAAGGTGATAATCATGAAGGTAATTACATTGCTTCAGGTAACTTTAACACAATTGCGTTTCTGCAAAACGGATCTGGAGATTATAACTCAATTTGTGGAGGAGGATCTGACAATGCGATTAATTTTGGTGATTATAATACATTAGGCGGCGGAAGGAACAACATAATAAAACGTTCAGCCGACCTTAACAACGAGTTACCATCATATAATACGATGCCGGGTGGTCATGATAATGAAATATTTGATGGTGATTATAATACAATTTTAGGTGGTCGTAATAATGCTGTTACTGGCAGTTATTCTGTTGCTTTTGGAAGAAGAGCTGTTACAGTTAATGAAAGTGTTGTTTTATTCGCAGATGAAACAACCAACGTCTTTAGTGATGTCGCAGCAAACTCATTTAACATTCAAGCAAGCGGCGGATTAAGATTAGTTGATGGTAATGAAGGCGTTGGTAAAGTTCTAACATGCGACGCTAATGGAACTGGTCATTGGAACCCACGCGGCGTTGATTCTATTACAGTTGGCGAAGGATTATCAATTGATAACGCTGATGCTCAAGTACCGATAATTACTTTAACTGGTGGAGCTGTCGTATCACAAGAAACCGCGCCGACTAGTCCTTCAGAAGGAGACCTTTGGTTTGATACTGTCGAAGGATTACTATATGTATATTATGACGATGGTAATGACTCACCACAGTGGGTTAGTTCTTCTACAGGTTCTGTTGGTCCTCAAGGCGAGGATGGTGCAGTAGGTGCAACTGGTCCTCAAGGCGAGGATGGTGCAGTAGGTGCAACTGGTCCAAATGGTAATATTGACGGAGTGGGCGACAGCGTAACAGGCACAGCAACCTTTACCAACTCCGATAACAACATCAACCTCACGGGCATCGGTAACTTAGGTGGGTTGACAGAGGCGGGTGATGTAATACAGGTGACTGGATCTACTGGTAACAATAAGCTCTATACTGTAGAGTTTAGGTCTGGTGTTAATGACGTTATTGTTAACGAAGCACACGCCGCTGATGATTCATGGGATACCGTACCATATTCAGAACTTGACGAGGTTATTGAGTCCGGACGCTATTACATCTGCCTCATTGCGCACACGGGGGCTGTATTCGCAACCGATCTAGCCGCCGGCAAATGGTTGCTTGTTGAATATGAGGGTAACAAAAGACTGGCAGCCGAGAACACTGGCACGCAGACGATCACGCTGGTGTGCAAGGCTAAGAACGCGCCACTAGGCTACGGGCAGGGATGGGTAGGCGTTGGCGCAGATCGAGCTCCTAATGGTACCTTTGACGTCGTAACCACTAATAGTACAGGCAGATCTATTAGTGTGGCCGTCTCCGTGAGTGCCTTTACGGTAACCACAAACAACGAGCCTGCATTTGTACAAGTCTACGTAGACGGAAGAAAAATAACGCGGGCCGGTGTTGATGATACTCAGAATGCTTTAAACCGCATGACGCCTGTGGACTTTATTGTTCCCCCCGGCAGTGAGTATAAAGTTGATGCCAGTGCTCCAGGAGGGTTGAGGGATTTGTCGATAACTCAGTGGGTAGAACTTAGATAATATTAGCAATTAACTTTTAAAAATGAAATTATACATCAACCCGCAAGGGCAAAAATACGGTATTGACAACAACCAAAACCATCTTATCAAAGAAGATTGGATTGAATGTCAGAAGAAAGAAGATGGCACTTGGGCTATGAACTATAACGTAGATGGCACACCAGCTCCAGATGCTCCAATAAGCTCAGGCTCAGTAAAGGGTGAAGCTGGTCGTAGAATATTAGCCATCTGCCCTGAATGGCAACAACGTAACTATATTGCTACATCTTTAACATTCACAGATATGATTCAAGATGGAGAAACGCTTACTGCTGAACAAGAAACTCAACGATCAGAAATTAAAGCAATTTGGAATACAATTCAAGGTATTCGTACTAAGTCTGATGAGATTGAAGCTATGTCTCCTATTCCTGCAGATTATAAAGATGACTCTTATTGGGTCTAAATTAAAAATATAAATAATTATTATACGAACTATCGTAAATATAGAACATTAAAATATGGCAAACGAATTAAAATTTAAAAGTAACGTTAATATAACGGGAAACTTAAACTCCGCAAGTTTTTCAATTGATAAATTTGCCGAAAATGATTTACCAACCGTTGATCTTGTTGACGGTTCACTTATTTACAACTCTGATAGGAATAGTATATTAATTTGGGATATTGTTGAGGGTGAATGGCAAAACATTCTGCCTTCTCAAGGCAGTGGAACGATTCAAGGAGTAAGTGCAACACAAGATATTAGAGCTACTAATGAAGGTGGCACCATAGCTGGAAATGCTCGAGGAGAGAACAGCGTTGACCTGCAAACATCTCGAGTTTTAAGCACACAGGTGGCAGCAGCAGCGCGATCTGGTTTATTTGCAGGAAAAGAAAATGCGATACTTCAAAATTTTGGTCTATCAAATCAAAGCGTAATTATTGGAGGCCAGAAAAATGCCTTAGATTCCGTTAATAACAGTGCAATAGCTGGAGGCCTTGAAAACTACGTCGGTTACCCTGGAGGAGGTTTATTTGTTGGCGGAGGAACAAAGAACTTTGTTAGAGGAATTGACGGCACAACCAATTGTAATTATGGCGCAATAATCGGTGGTAATAATAACCTTGTTACAGGAAATAACTCAGTTATATTAGGCGGTTCTCAAAATGAAGCCGATGGTAACAATTCTGTTATATTAAGTGGAACTGAAAATTTAGCAAACGCGCCATATTCACTAGCATCTGGCAACTTTGCAGATTGTAATGGCTTTATTGGAGCTAGGGTTTTTGCAGATCAAACTAATGAACCACTCGTTGCAGCACATAATCAAGAGTTTGCTGTTCAAACACAGGAATTTACAATTATGGGTGGCACAAACCCTACAACAGCCAAACTTGGTATTGGCACTCAATCCCCAACTCAAACAATAGAAGCACGTGGTAATATTTTATCAACAATCGCTAATGGTACGGAATCCACTTTAATAAGAGAGGGTATTATTGAATTAAGAAGAGATACTGGGATTTCTTATATTGACTTTAAGCATGGAGATTATGATTATGATGCTCGTATTTCAAGTTCAATAGATGGCGGATTTAATTTAGACGTTGGCGGCGATGGTAATATTATTAATAATGCTTTTGTAATACGGCCTGATGGTAATGTTGGTATTGGAAAAAGTTTGCCAACAAGTAAACTTCAAATTTTAGATGGTAATATAGCACTGGAAACAACGGGTGGCAGCAGAGGATTTATAACACAAGAATTTACCGGTGATACTGAACTTCTTCCTGGTGAAGGTATAGGTTTTTGCGGCAGTAGTGCTAGATTACCTAGCGAAGGTGGCACGGGTGGCGCTGATTTATTTGTTAGAGACACTGGTGAAACTCTCGTAAGAAAGAAATTATTCGCTCTTACTGATGTTCAAATAAAAGGGCAACTTCAAATTGAAGGAGGAAACCCTGGCCTTAATAAAGTTTTAACATGTGATGCTGCAGGCGTTGCTACATGGGAAGCTTCTGGAGGAATTGGATCATCATTAACAGATTTACAAACAATTTATGTATCTAAAGATGGTAACGATCTAAACGGCGGAACAAATATAGGTGAGCCAAAACTTACAATTTCATCAGCTATATCAGCTGCTTTGGTAGAACAAACCGTTGGAGTTCCTGCTTATACTATTCAAGTTCTTGATGACGGAATATATGAGGAGGAAATAACGTTAACGCGTTCCTTAAGTTTACACGCTCCTTTTGCTACGATAGTAGGCCAAATTGAACTTGGTGCATTTTCTCGCGTAAAGGTTGATAAACATTATTGGGGAGCTTCAACTTCAACAGATTTAGTAGTCTTAGGTACAAATGCGTCAGTAGGTGTTGGAATCACCGCTTCTTATGAAGCTAACTTGATGGATACACGAGGTATTACCGGAGGAGAAGGCAACACTAATTCGACGGCTATAAAACTATCCCAGGTTGGACAGCCAACACAATTCCATGTAAAAGTTGACACAATACGTCTTGGAGATCATCGAGGAATAACGATAACAGGAACCGGCACTGATCTGCATACTTTATATTTTAATATTGATACTATTGAATTATACGCTACTAATGCTAAAGGAATTTTTACAGGATCGACCGATACGTTTGGAGCTCAATATATTGGTACTATTGGAAACATTATAACTAAGAGTGGAAATAGTCATGCTGGCATATATATGGTTACAACTGCTAATGCTACAGTTAATGTTAAATGTAATGAACTTAGGATATCTGGCAATTCTTATAGAATTTTAGATTCCTTTAGTGGATCTCCAGACGAAGGCGAGCTATATATTAGTTGTAATAATATAGTCACTGACAATCGAGAAGGAACGCCTGCATATGAAAATTCTAATTTAAGTTCTGGAGGAACGCCTGGAACGGCTCTTTCAGGAACTGTTGCTGGAGGTTCAGGTTCAACTGAAATCTTTGTTAATGGTGATGGTTCTACAAGAATGATTGTTCCAATTGATACTACATGGATGTTCACTACTTTAATTGCGGGAAGGTCTGCAACAGAAAGCGCAGGATATAAAATTGAAGGAGTTATTAAAAACGACGGAGGTACAACAAGTTTAGTTGGAACTGCGATTAAGACTGTGTTTGGTGAAGATGATCCTGCATGGGATGTAACAGTGAATGCTAATAACACTGCACTAACATTTCTTGTAACTGGTGACAGCACTGATTCTGTTAACTGGTCTGCAACCGTTAATAAAACAGAAGTTAATTAAATGGCAGCATATTTAAAAGGAGTAGAAACAAATGGTGTTGTCGAGTTTAGTTTAAAAGATGACGCTAAAACTAATACAACTGTCATTAGAAATAACGGTATTATAACAACTATTAGAGCTGCGGAAATATTAGAAGGCGACGGTTTTACAGCAGATTCTACTGTAAAAAAGTTAATTATAGGATCGGATGTAAAAGAACTTGAAACTAGATGTTTTCAAAATTGTGCAGGTCTTACAGGAAGTTTAACTATACCTAATTCGGTTTATACTATTGCCGGCAATGCCTTTCAAAATTGTTCAGGTCTTACAGGAAATTTAAATATTCCAAGCAGTGTTAAATACCTAAAAAGAGTTTGCTTTGACGGATGCACTGGTTTTGATGGAACTTTAACTTTTGAAGGTTCTAATATTGATATAATAAACGAGTATGCTTTTCGCGATTGCACTGGCTTCACTGGTTCATTAACTATCCCAGATAGTGTTACGCGTATTGAAAGAGATGCCTTTAACAATTGCGGTGGCTTCACTGGCGATTTAGTAATTCCAGATGGTGTTGAGTATCTTGGGGCTAGGTGTTTTCAAAATGCAGGTTTTGATGGAACTTTAACTCTTCCAAGTACTTTAAAAGAAATCTACATTTCCGCCTTCTTCGGCACTTCTTATACTGGCGATTTAGTAATTCCAGAAGGCGTAGAATCTATTGGTAATACTTCTTTTAGGGATTCCGCATTCACTAATAGTTCGCTTACTATACCAAGTACTGTTACATATGTTGGCAACGGAGCATTTCGAAATTCAGGATTCTCTGAGTTATATATTAATTGCCCAGCCGCAATTTTTAACAACCCAGGCCCGGTAGAGACTCGTAACACCTTCCTTGACATGTCCAACCTCACCAACATATATGTGGATTATCAATATTTTTCAGAATACACTACCGAATTTAGTCAGACTACTGCAAATGTAAGTTTTTATAATTTGCCTTTAACGCCAACAATATTTTATGATAATAACAATATTGAAATTGGATCTATAACAACAGATATTCCAGCCAACTTCATCGGCGCTGGACAAAACCCTAATATATTTTATATATCAATTGGAACAACATGTACAAGTATTGGTGAGAATGCTTTTAGTGACGGTCCTTTAAGCGGAGACTTAATAATTCCTTTAACGGTGACTGATCTTTATGATAATTGTTTTAGAAACTGCTTTAATATTACATCATTAACTTTAAATGAGGGTTTAATAAATATAGGTGAAGGCGCGTTTGCATTAAACGAACAATTCACTAATACTGTGGTAACCATTCCAAATAGCGTTGAAACTATTGGCATTGGTTCTTTCTATCAATGCACAAACCTTACATCAGTGACTATTGGAACTGGTGTGCAGACTATTGGTCCGGTCGCATTTCTAGGTTGTTCAAGCTTAACTACATTTAATTGTTATGTAAGTAAGACAATTGTTGATGCTGCCACCCAAATATTAGATAATTGCACATCTTTAACAGAGATTCATGTTCGTTCAAGCGATGCTTCATGGACTGCAGGACCTGGGCTTGTTATTGGTAATATAACCGTTGAAGTAATTAAAGATTTATAATATAAAGAAATGAGTAATCTATTTAGAGGCGAAATAACAAATGGTGTAGCTGAATTTAACTTTGGTGAAGAGCTTAAAGGCGAATTTCCAACAACGGTATTTCTTAATGGTGTGGTTGATCAAACTTTTTTTGGCGAAGAACACCCTGATGGAGGAGTATTAAATCCGATTGATCATGGTAACGTTGGAGATAAAGTTACATTTGTTATAGGTAATAAAGTTAAAACTCTTAACAAGATTAATTCTGGAGGAGGAGTTTTTGATTCTGACATTACAATACCAGCTGGTATTCCAGATAGCGTTGAGAATATTGGGAGTAGTGCTTTTCTTGATTGCTCTTTCTTTTCTGGTTCATTAACAATTCCAGATAGCGTTAAGATTATTGGGGCTGAGTCTTTTAAGGGTTGCTTTGGCTTCACTGGTTCATTAACAATTCCAGATAGTGTTACAACTATTGGGGATTTTGCTTTTAATGGTTGCTCTGGCTTCACTGGTTCATTAACTATCCCAGATAGTGTTACAACTATTGGGCAATTTGCTTTTGCGAGCTGTAACTTTACAGGTTCATTAACAATTCCAGAAGGTGTTACAACTATTAGAGGTTATACGTTTTATCAATGTAATTTTACAGGTTCATTAATAATCCCAGAAGGTGTTACAACTATTGAGACTGACGCTTTTTTTAATTGCACTGGCTTCACTGGTTCATTAACCATTCCGAATAGTGTTACGAGTATTGGGGATTATGCTTTTAATGGTATGTTTGGAATCAATGGCCCATTAACATTACCATCCATACTACCATTGGAACTAGGCTTAGCTGCATTTGCGGGTACCCCTTTAAACGGCGCCCTTTCATTAACAGGCAACATATCAAAGATAGGCCGATCCGCTTTTAATAATACTGATATTACGAGCTTAAATATTGATTCTAATTTTGATATTTCGGCTGTGTTGGGTTATGCATCATTTGAGAATATGGAATTTTGTACTAGTATTAATGTAGATGTTGCAAATACAACTTTAAAATCAATAAATGGCATTTTATTTAGTGCAGATGAAAGCATTTTGATTCGTTATCCAGAAGGTAAAACCAATACTTCTTATACTATTCCTAATAGTGTTACAACAATTGATGCTGGCGCTTTTAATGCTGATTCCGTTGGCGGGGGCCCAACCATTACAGCGTTACCTACAAGCTTAAATATCATTGGGAATGATGCTTTTGAGAAATCTTCTTTAACGGTAAATAATTTAGTTCTTCCAAATACAGTAACAAGTATTGGTGAAGGAGCTTTTTATAATTGTCATAGTCTCACTGGTTTGGTAACAATACCGAATAGTGTTACAAGTATTGGAAATTTCGCGTTTTTGCGAAACTTAAATATAACAGGTGTAAATTGCTATATAGATAAAAGTATTATTGATGCCGCAGCCGCGGTATTCCAATTTTCAGCAGAGAATACAGCATTTACTATTCATGCTCGTTCAAGTGACGCTTCATGGACGGCTGGTTCTGGTCAAACTATTGGAGGGCGATTATCTACAGTAATTAAAGATTTACCAGGTTAATAAAATAAATAAATAATAATATGAAATATGCTATAACAAGTTCTTACGATGACGAACCAGAAAAGTTAATTGTAATTGTACAAGATACGCCTTTACCTGAAGAAGATGGTTTGGAATCATATGAAATTTCTGATGAAGAAGCGACAACAATAGAAAACTCAAATAGTTCTCGATGGTTTATATATGAAGGAGTTTTAAAAAGTCTTCAGGAAATAATTGAAATACAACAAGCTAATATTATTTCTAATAAAGTGGCTGAAGTTGGAGTTGAAGCTGGTAAAGAATATCTTAGAGAATTTTTTGCTCGTAAGAGATATCAAGTAGAGGTTGGGGGTATTACTGTTAGCGACCTCGATGTTAGAACAGACCGCTTTACCGTTGATCGTATTTACCAATCACGAGTTCTTGCTAAAGAAGACGCTACATTTACTACAGATTGGAAACTAGGAGATAACAATTTTGTATCATTAGATGCGCCAACGCTTATTAGTATTGCAGATGGAGTAACTCAACATCTTAAAGATTCATTTACTAGAGAAAAAGAAATTAATGATTTAATTAATAGTGCAGTTACGGTTGAAGACTTACAGGCTATAACGTGGTAATATGAGTAATAGAGTATTTAAAGCAGGGCCTGCTGTTGATGGCGTATCCGAGCTCAACTTGGGTTATGACACTCTAACGCCTACTATTGTTTTTAATGGAACAGATCATCCTACGATTTATAATGGAGACATTCCTGCCGATGCGCATAATGAAGGTGTTTCTGGCCCAAATTTCGTAACAAGTTTAATCCTTGGTACTTCTTGTACATCTATAGGCGATAACGCATTTAAATGGTGTAATAACTTAGCCATGACGAATTTAATTATTCCTGATAGCGTTACATACATTGGCGTAAATGCATTTACTGACAGCCCTTTAATAACAGGAAATATTTTTATTCCTGATAGCGTTACATTTATTGGTACGGGTTCATTCAACCAATTGGGAATAAATGGATCTATAACTTTAAGTAATAATATAGAAAGTATTGGGCCTTCTACTTTTTATGGAAATAATACTATAACAGGAGATCTTATTATTCCTGATAGTGTTAAAAATATAGGTTCCTTTGCTTTTCGAAACCCAGCCTTGCCTGGTCAATCAAAATTACAAAATGAATTAATTTTAGGAAATTCTTTAGAATCTTTGGGTAGCAATGCATTTGCCGGTAGAGGTTGGTCAGGCAATTTAGATATACCTGACACAATTACATCTTTGAATGTTAACTGTTTTGGCGAGAATTATTTTTCATCTATTAATATTAATATACCAGCGTTTGGTTTTGGTACCTTTAACAACTTAACTTCTCTTAAATATATTAATGTTGGCACCGATCATATTTCTGGATATGACGCTGCATGGAGAGCTAATAACGATATAGCCGCATCAGTTGAAATAAGAGATTTAAATAAATTTCATATTACTTGGAATTCGGGTGGAGCTCCGCTTGCAGTAATACCACTATTTAATAATGAAGACTTAACCGCTGAAAGTGTTAGGTATGAATGGTTATGGGATAGTACAGGCACAACTGTTACGGAAGGTAGTAACCTTCTTTCACCGAAATTTTTAGGAGCAGGAGATGTTATATCAGAACATTGGCTTCAAACTACGATTAGCGACCAAACTCCAAGCTATACTGGCTTAACTACTATTGATTTAAATGGATCTGGAGCAGCTGTTAAAAGTTTAGATATAAGTCAAGTTCGATGGCCGCTTAAAAGAATAATATTAGAAGATGTTTCTAATTGGATTCCTGAAGAACCATTTATGAAAGTCAAGATAATAGACGGCTTTAAAAACTTTACTATTACCAACAATCCTTCTTTAACAGAATTAAAATTTGATTTAAAAGGTGGCGCTGATATTAGGGACAACTCTTCTGCAGATAATGGCGTAATAAAAATAAGTGGGATGAGCGCTTTAACTGATATATCCTTTTCAAACCCAGTAAAACATTGGGAGGATAAGAGCTATGATGGTTTAGAGGTTAACACTTTTGAAATATCAAATTGTAATGCACTAACTGGAACATTAGATTTACGGCAAATTACAGTAGATGTAAATCCTGCAGATACGCCTACGGCTGCACCGCCCACACCCCTGACAGAATTTGTAACTATTAGAGATCCTGGTAACACAACTGATACCACCGGTTATGGAGATGTTAGTTATACATATGATATTGGTAAGTATGAAATTAGTGAAGGCGACATTGCCACTTATAATGCAGACTCTGCCAATAGTACTCGTCTGATTGTAACAAGCAGCAGAGGTACTAATAAACCAGCTACAAACATAAGTCGGAATGAAATGGCTCGTTATGTTAACTGGCTTAATACAAGAGAAGGCGAGCAGGCCGCATATAAATTTACTACAAACGGAGTTAATGATAATATTGCTCTTTGGAGTAGTGCTGAAGCTTGGCAAACCGACGGCGAAAATCTATTCAGACATAAAGATGCAAAATACTTCTTACCAAGTGAAGATGAGTGGTATAAAGCAGCTTATTATAAAAGTGGTAGTGCTAACGCTGGTTATTGGTCATATCCAACAGGATCCGATACTGCTCCTGCGATTATACCCTTCTCCTCCGGAGGTACAGTTGGAGCCGTTTACGGATTTAAATCAAGCCCTGCTGATGTAGATAATTGTGGCAGTCTTAGTCCTTATGGGACTATGGGCCAAGGCGGTAATGTATATGAATTGTTAGAGAGTGCTTTTGATGGTATAAATGATTTTGATGATCCGGATGATGTGCGTGTTGCGCGTGGCGGAGGTTATGCAAGTAGCAATAACGCCACCACTCTTTTAAAAGGTACCAGAACCTTTATTGAAGCTAATAAAATATACACGGGTGCGGATACCTTCGGTTTTCGTGTCGCAAAAGTATATGACAGATTTACTTCAGAGTTTGGAATGAATCTTACCGATAATACTGGAATAACTTACCTAGCTTTAGGCAGCGGATATAATACAAAGCATACTTTAAACTTAAGAGGTTGTACTAACCTTACTGGTTTTTATTCTTTATATCCAAAGACGCTTACTATATCAGGAGTAAATGATTGGTCTGATTGTAATTTTTCTGAGGGACAGATTCTTAATATTGCCGAATTTGTTAAAGGAGATCCTGCAAACTCCGCTTCTGCAAATCAAGTTAAATTGGGAGGCAACCCTATTTGGGTCAGCGGATTAACCTCACAAATTATAGCAACCGCATTAGCAAATAACTTCACGTTTGTTGAGTAAATATAGTCATTTTATTATTTACAAATGCTAGTTTATGTGATATAATAGTCATATGAGATTAGGTTTAGTATGTATTAGTGAGATCCTCCGTTCAAAAGAAAAACTGCATAGTCGAGCAATGACTCGTAAAAGGTTTTTAACTGAAGATAGAGCCGTAAGTATGGTTGAGCTATCGGCTCGTATTGCACATAATGTTTTAGTCTTATCTAAAACGATTCAGACATGCCATGAAAATGGAATTGGTCATCTTCGTGTAAGCAGCAGTATATTTCCTCTTGTCACGGATGAGACTTTAAAATTATCATATGAAGATCTTCCAGATATTGATTCTATTATATCAGGGTTAGGAAAAGCAGGAGATCTTGCTCGACAATATGATATTACTTTAAGTTGCCATCCTTCTCAATTTAACGTATTAGCAAGTCTTAGTGAAGATACTATTCGTCGAAGTATACTTCAATTAAATCATGAGAGTCAAGTTCTTGATTGGCTAGGTTGCAAATCTGATTATAGTTCGCCAATGTGTTTACATCTAAATAGATCGCCAAGCGTAGAAGAATTTACCACTCAGTATTTTGATAGATTTTGTGAAGGCTTTTCACGGTGTTCCAAAGGAGTTCAGAATCGTTTAGTATTAGAAAACGAAGACAAAGGGTATTGGTCATGCGAAAACTTATATAATACGTTTAATGGTTTTATTCCATTTGTTTATGATAACCTTCATGACCAATGTAATCCTTCGTCAATACCATATTCAGATCATTGGGCTAAGTTATTCAAAGAAACTTGGGGAGTACATACACCAGTTTTCCATTGGAGCGAAGGTATAGATGGATCTAATAAGCACGCAGATTATTTTACTCATGTCCCAGTTGTTGTTCAATTAAACAAAGATGTTACTTGGGAATGTGAAGTAAAATCTAAAGATAAAGCTATCTGTAAAATTAAAGATGATAAGAAATTTCTGGAAGCTGAAGTATAAATAAGTTTATGTGGGAATTATGGTGTAAATCAATTGGGCAGAAAGCTTATACTGATAATCGTAAAGCCGATCGCGTTGCTATTGTAAGAAGTGTATGGATATTACTTAATATGATTACATGTGTCTTTATTATATTAAACGCTATTGCTACACACGGTTGGTCACTGTTTGGTATATAAATATATTTAGTTATGGCAACATTATATGAATTAGTAGAATCCGTTTATAATGAAAATGATGCGGCATATCCGTATAGGACATTAAACGTCCCGCTTAATAATTTAAAAAGCGTAAGCACATCAAAAATCGGTATTTTTACAAATGGTTTATTTGGAGGAGAACCACCAAACACAACGGTGATTGATGCTATTGACGCTTATCATAATGAGATTGGTTTTTTAGGAGATACCATTGATGATATGAATGCTGCAGCACAACTTCATTATAATGATTGGTGGAAAGAAAATCCTAGTACTGACAACTTTAGTAGTTATAAAATTACACCCAATGTTTTAACTGGCGGAGATAAGACAAAAATAAAGATACTTACAGAAAGTAACTTACCGCTACCAGATGAACAAGACACCTTTTTTTATAAAGGCAGACAAACTTGGGCGGACGACGTAGGAAACTTAGCAGGTTGGATATCTCAGATAAATGCGCAAGAGCCTTTAGTTAGCGCTATCTCTAATGGTGGTACGGCTTCGCAAACAACCACAACAAACATAAATGCCGCAAAAGCAATTATAACTGCAGCGAAAAACTTAGTATCTTCAATAAATAGTAGCTTTGACGGTTTCGCCGCTCAGGAACGCGTTGCTTGGGATGAAGCTATTAGATATAACCAAGCTTATTCATATGTTGCATTTTTAGAAAATAATGCGGATGATCCTGCGGTTCAGGATTTAAGAAGTAAATTTTCTGATAATTTACCAACATAATATTATTTACATTTGCGTAAAAATAGTATATAATATATCTATGGTTAGCCAAGTGGTTTAACTTTTAATTATGAATAAGTCAGAAGTAAATAAGCGATTGGAGTCAATTGACAAGTATGCAAAGTCAATTCAAGAATTAGGCGATCTTCAGGAAAAGTTGTATGGTGAACTGCTTCTTGAATTGCAAGATACCAATGAACATTATTTAGATTTAGTGTTTGATTATTGTTATAATGGAGGTCCTTATACAAAGAAGGTGTTGCAAAATTATATTCTAAAAGAATTTGTAAATGAATAATTTAAAAAAAGGGGGTGTAGCTCAGTTGGTTAGAGCAGAGAACTCATAATTCTTTGGCCGTAGGTTCAAGTCCTACCGCCCCTACCTTTTAATAAATAGATATATAATGCAGCCTGAAAAACAAAAATATTATTGTGGAGCTTGGTGGGTACCAAAATTTATTAGAAAGATTTTAAGTTTTAAGTTTAATGCCAGTTGTAAAATTCATGATTTGGATTATATATCTAAAGACATTACTAGAGAAGAATCTGATGTTAAGTTTTTATTAAATATGATAAGGCAATCAAATGGAAGTGCATTCTTCGAAATTTGTGCTACGTTTTTTTATATCTTTGTCAGAATATTGGGAAAGCTATCTTGGGGAAAACATAAAAAATAATGAGTAAAGAAAAAGTAAAGTCGGCTTGGGTATATGTTAAAAAGAAAAACACATGGGTTGATGTAGATGACGTTGAGTTTTTAAATATCAGCGAAAATATATTTGGTCATGATGAAATGAACTTTAAATATAAAGGTAAACAATATTCTTCCACAATTGCAATAGGAAGTAAACCTAGTTAATATTAAAACTATTTTATTATGAAAACAATCGAAGATTATATTATTGTTCTTGATAACGTTCTACCAAAGAAGTTATGTAAAGATATTATCGGTACATATGATTCTATTAATGATGATGACGATTTAAAAGTAAGTCGTGATACTGATTTTATGAGGTTCTCTGAAATCAATATGATAGACCATCCAGCATATAATGAGAATATTACTTCTAAGTTTATTCAATATATGCAACATGCAAACTTTAAGTATTTTGATGAGACGTGCGATAACCTTAAACAAAGATTCTCTTGTTATGAAAGGTTTAATGATTATGAAGCGCCAAGAGTTAAACGATATGAACCTAATAAAGGTAAATTTGATTGGCATATTGATAGCGCAAGTGTTGAATCAATGAGACGTGCTCTCGTTATGTTTTGGTATCTTAATGATGTAGAAGAAGGCGGCGAAACTATATTTGATCTTGGAGATGGAAAAACGTTAAGCGTTAAACCAAAAGCTGGGAGCGTTGTATGCTTTCCGCCATTCTTTATGTTTCCTCATATGGGAGCAACTCCTATCTCTGGTCCAAAATATGTAGTATCCTCTTATGTATGTTTACCCGAAGTTTATGGCCAATCGTGCGATTAATAATTTTTATTGTTTACATATGTATAAATTTATGATATAATAATTCTATGAACGAGAATAAAGTATTTAAAAAAAGAAAATGGATAATTAAAGATGGTAATAAAGAAACCATCGTTGAAGGCCTTACCGAAAGAGGAGTCCTTGGTGTTTATTATAAGGTTGGCCGATTTGGTTTGGGTAAAGATTGGCAATTTACGAAACTAAAAACTGGATGGATTATTGCTGCAGATGCAAGTGAAAAACCATTCTATAGAAGAAAAATTAAGTTAAAAGAAATTGAATAAATAATTTGAAATGACAAACTATAATCATTCAGACGCAGGAAAGGGTTCTCAAGATAGAAGCAGTGTTGCGGCTCGTTCAGCTTCGCCATTATGGAAACAAGTTCGATTAGAAAACGGCGCAGCTTTAGAGCCTATGGAAGCAGCATCAGCATTAAATAAAATAATTTCTATTATTCAAGAACACGTGATTGATAACGTTGAAATTGACCATGAAATAAAATCTAAATTTGTTGATTGGGATCACACATATATTAATAGCAAATTATAAATAAAATAGATATGAAAAAAGAAAAAAATAATAAAGGTATTAAAGGCCTATGGAAACGGATGTCACGTGCGATCTTTGGTAGAGGATGGGCTGATATAAATGTTGAACAAGAGGTATTTGAATGTTCTGTTTGCGGTGCGCATTTATTGGTAAATCCGGCAGAACTTAGTAAAGAGCTAAACGGCGGATGCGAATTTTGTAAAGGAGTTGATCCTAAAGCAAAAAAGAAATCTACTAAAAAGAAATCTACTAAAAAGAAATCTACTAAAAAGAAATCTACTA